GTTTCATAAATGTATGAATATACTCAAGATATGGAATACTTAGCGTATCATACGGGATTTCATTAGTTAGATTCTGATGATACCATTTCTCTATCCAGTTCTTATTGGCGATGAGTTGAGGATAGGCTGAAAGGATGCCTCGCTCATAGAGTACTTCAAGTGTACCCTCTGTTGTATTCAAGCGCCGCACCTGTGACTGAAGTGATGTATAGAGAGTTAAGGCTCGCTGATACTCAGTGCTTACATGTTGACAGGTTTCTCTACCAAAGGAGACTGTGCAGAGATTCCTGTGTAGAGAGGAGGCATTTTTGGCGGTTGCGGCAAGAATGATTGGAAGTTGGGCATGAATTGAATGAAGAGAGAAATGTTGCGATGTGAGTTTGGCCGCCTGCTCGGCAATAGAGACCATCTGTTGAACGGAGGCTTGTAGGATTTCGAGACGTTGAAGTTCCACTTGTAGACTGGTCGTATTCGTCTGTGCCACATTTGTTTTACTGTATGCCTCCTGCAGTTCAAGTGTTTTTAGGGCAATGGACTCAGGTAGAAAGGGTTGGTCAATTGGTTGTGGAATGAGACCGAGACTTGAGAGTGAGAAGAAAGAAGATGTGATAACATCTTGTGTCTTTTCGGAACGTGTATATGCACTTATCAGTGCACTGCGAATCATATCATGTGTCATGTACATAGATGAGAGAACAGAGAGAATGAGAACTGTACCGCCTCCCACATAGAGGACCCATGATTTCCATGCATTCTGCTGCTTCTTTCTCAGAACTTCGTCGTATAAGAGTCCCTCTTCAGCAATGCGTCGAATTGTAGTGGCACGTTGCGCTAATTCCATATAGTCTAGTTTTTAGTTTGCACAGGGGGCAGTTCAAATTTACGCCCTTCGTGTTTGCTTACGTGCTTTCCGTGTCTTGCGGGTTTTCCGCGCCTTGCGTGTCTTCTTAGCATTCTTATACTTGGAGAAGAGACTCATGCCCTGGCGAGCGGCCACGGGAAAGAGAAGTCCCGCATTCTGAATCACTCCGCCCATCACACTAGGATAGAAACCACCAGCTTGCTGTAATAGACCCGGACCAAGGCTGGCCGCTATACCCGTTACGCTCGCCGTAGAACGATACACGTCCAGCATGGCTCCTATAGCCCAGATGGCTCGCCGCTTCAGTCAAGAATGCTTGTAACTTTTCACGGAAACCCTGGCCGCTGCGTCTCATCCGGCGGCTAAACATTTACTGCTCCGTTTGAAGTTGCTCCAGGTAGCTCACCAGGTGCTGAGCTTCGTTTGCTCGAGTCGTCATACGAATGTGATCTACACGGTTCCCAGCTTGTTTGATATCTTCCTGCAGACGTTGGGCATGTTCCCTCGCCGCTTCTAGAATCTGTTCCATGGTCACTCCTTGACCTCGTTTGTACTGTCGTCATTCTCTTCGCTTTCTACAACTTCTGCTTCTACTATATCATCCCGGACGTCCTTATCGGCCTCAACAGTGACTCCCGTTGAAACCAGGCTGGCCGCGTTCTCCATGGCGTTGATGGCTAGCCTGTTCAGACGTTCAGCAATGATACTAGCAGCTGGACGTACGTCTAAGTTTACCGTCGCATCTAACTCTACACCACCACGCACGCCGGCTCGGTCCAAGATCTCAGTGGCGGCCTTCAGCTTGACCGGTTCGCTCTCAGCGTTAGACATCATATCTTCGAGAACGTCGACGGCGTAAGGCGCTGCCTGGGTTAACTTTGCACGAGCTCGTTCGATGTCATCACCAGGACGTCGCTTCATCGATCCCAGGTGAATTCTACACAGGCCGTCATCTTGGATCCGACCAGACGTCCAGAGCTGACATCTGATGCCGTCGTCTTTTATAGCAGCACAACGTGCAGGCAAGGCTGCGGGTTTCTTCTTTGAACTTCTAACGACGTCCGTTGTTTGTTCTTTGATCCAGGCACGCGTTGCACCCAAGACCCAAGCTGGGACTAGGTAGTCGGTTGCTTCTTCAGCTATTAGATCATAACCAACCAGGTAATCTGAGTTCTTGTTTGATGGGTCCGTTAGAAGTGGTTTCTTCTCAGCGAGGGATAATACTCGACGTTCGGTTAACATCTCGGGAGAGATAGCTTGGATCAAACCAGTTGGGACACCGTTAGTGGCGTAGACAGGAGCCCAGTTAAATTTTGCTCGACGTAAGATGGCACGGTTCTCATAAGTATCTTCACATACACCACGGTCAGACTCTTGGATACCTAGCTGAGATAGATCTGGACGTAGGTTGATCGGTTCATCAATCCGAACGTCGGGGGCTTCAACTTTGGGGGCGGCAAATGGATTCGTATCCTCGCCGCTATCCTCGCCGGGGGTGACGTTTAGGGTGGTCAATGTAGACGTCCGTTCTAAGACTGGCCGCACCGCGGGGAGAGACATAGTGCGACCAGCCGATTTTTGCGTGTGTTCCTACGCAGTTTGGAAGTCTCTTCCCGACGTCACGTAAATTTGCATTTTTGGTGACGGTACTAGTATGCTGGAAAGTTTTTTGGGGTGAGTTGGCTGACAGAGACACTTCCTATTTACAAACAACGGAAAAACCCCCATAAAATCAAGGATTTTACAGGGGCTCGCCGTTACTTCAAATTGATCGGAGGATCATTAGATAACTTAATAAAATTACCGTGTCGATCCCTCGGTTGTTTATCCCAGTGGAGGTTGTAGCATTTGGACTTCCGTTCTGCTCCAAGCTCAAGCTGAGTGAGGACTTCGTTCAAATCAACTAGATAGTATCTTGATTCCGGTTTAATTGGATGACGCTTTACGTATCCTCGCCGAATCATGTAACCAATCATGCTGATTGAAACTTGCCCGTGATAGGCAGCTGTCTTTACATTGACTAGTTCGACTTCTTGCATTGACACTGCTCTCCACCACAGCAACCAGATTTTTTGGGGGCAGAAACAATCCACCTACCATACTCATCTCGCTCTGGTTTTTGGAAGTGGGAACTTGCAAACAAGGCATCGATCCTACGCTGACGATTCATCTTCCTACGATTCTTAATAGCATCAATACCGAGGACTACCTTCAGTGCTTGCCAGTAAGACATTACTTACCTGACTTCTTTGGGCTCGCCTTCTTAGTGGCTGGCTTCTTAGCGGTTGGCTTCTTTTCTGCAGCTGGCTTCTTAGCGGTTACAGTCTTCTTGGCCGGAGTGGTTGGATTCTTAGCAGCAGGCTTCTTTACAATTGTCTGCTTCTCAAGATTGATCTTAAGTTCTTCTACGAACTTGTCCTTCTCGATATTTAAAAGTTCAGTCTTTAGATTATCTAGAACCTTACCAAACTCAGCTCTGCTCTCATTCAGCTTCCTGATCTCCGCTGGTGATAGGAAGCTCGGCTTTGTCTTCTTCTTCTTCGAGAATAGCTTCTTGAATTGATTGAATAGTTTCTTCATTTTGAGGTGTATCTTCTTTCTCTTGCTTTCGGCAAGTTTTACATTCGCAGTACCACACGTTGTCATACCACGTTATTTTAGGTCGGCAGTTTTGATGGTGTCCTGTATCACAAAAACCACAAGCGGTTCTTCCGGTAAAAGACTTGGCCATAGCTACCTAACTAAATAAATCGTTTCTTTGTGATGCTTCACTTTGACTGTTGGATCAACGAATACCTGGAATCCATTTTTCCTAGCATTCATGCACCAAGAATAATCTTCTCCTACATTGCACTCAAAGTCAAGTTCATCCCATTGAACTCCATGAATTCTAAACCAAGGTCGATCTAGGTTCTCAAAGACTCCCTGCTTCATGGCAATAAATCCAAATCCGAGTCCGAAGACTTCCATTGGATCTTCTTGCATAAAGAACGAATTCTCATGGACCAGGGTTGGTCGACGCTTAGCATCAAAGAACGCACAAGCTACTGTACCCATTGGATCAGTTCTGTACAATCCACCGACTACATCTAGATCTGACTTGAAAATCTTTTCAAAGCTTTCAACATCCCATGAGATATCTGAGTCGATCCAGAAGATCTTCCCATAGGTGAACTTCCCGGCTCCAACTTCTTTCGTACTCCAGTCGTTCTCCCATTGATCAAGTGCTGTAATTTCTCTGGCACTAGGAATGAACGAAGAGTACTTATTCAACCACTTGTATGTGTAGCCGTTAGCGGTTAACCATTCGATGGTTGCAAGCAAACTATTCACATACTCAGGGTTTAGAGAACTTCCTGGAGTTGCGATCAGAACATCATAGTGTTTCTTCTGGCTTACAAGCACTTAACCATCCTTCTACTAAACTTTGAAATTTTGGAACTGTGAGGTTCTCTAGAGCTTCACGGTCGGTTGGATCCACCAGTAGGTAGAAGAACAACTCATAGGTATCGATCAGCTTCTTAGATTCATCTGCCTTCTCAAGGGCGATAGCCGCTAGGACTGAAATGCTGTCCAAGTGGTAGAGGTTAAAGAATAATCCTTCAGAGTATTCAATACTTACAATTTTTCTTTCTTCTGACATTTAATCGTCTTCCTTAGATTTCGGTTTAAATACTAGCACGGCGCTCGGGAAAGGTGCGTTATCTAATTTCATTCCTGGTCGATCAAACCTAAGTCTGCCACGTAGGAATCTAATCTCCGTAGCTTTCATGGCGTAATCATGCCACCAACCTGTATCGGTTCTAGCTGGAACTAAACAAACCACGGTTGCTCCATTTTCCCAGGCTTCAACTACTTTTGCCATCCAGAGTTTTAAAGCTCGGCTGTATGGAGGGTTGCACCACACGATTCCTTCCCAGTCTTGCTTTAGGGAATCCTGTTCTTTAGTGTAGTAGTTAGAGACTTTGAAGTTCACTTCATCTGCGCAAGCATCTAAGGTAAACCCAAACTCGGTGTTTAGTTCGTCGAACAACTTCTGAGGAGTACCCCAATTGTCAGCATTGGATGTGTACCAAGACTCATTGATTAGCCCCATTGAAGATCCTCTCTTTGATTGCTGTAACGTCTTTTCCTAGTGAGCCTAGCTTAGAGATCACCATAATGGCAAAGCCCACAGCCAAACCTGTCATCAGTAGGAAGAAAGCAATCTTTAGTGGCCAAACAAAAACCACTTTGAAAAAGGTGTCCATTAGATTTCCGTTCTGCATTGCTTGCATAGGAGCCTATCATATCCTGTTGCTTCATCCATAGCAACGCCACGCTGGCTAACTGCAACTGGAGCAATCGGACCTTCAGCTTCACATCGATCACACTTCATATCAATCAGCCATTCAACCTTGTGCCCAGCTTTGATTGCATTTTGAAGTCCTCTGCCTAAAGCATGGAGAGCTCCTTGTCCAGCAGTCTTTCTCAGGAACGATCTTGTGTCTGTTGTCTCAATCACAGCTCGTTGTTCTTTACATGGACATTCCATTCTGGTTGGCTTACAGAACACTAGTCCGGCAACAAGTACGTGTCTTGTCATTGGATGTCCACAAGCACAAACTCTTCCATCTCTAGAACGTCCAGTCTCAACTGACTGATCCGCTTCAATCGCTTCTTCCAATGTAAAATCCATAAATGAAAACGGATCTTTATTCTTATCTTCCATATTTTTCTCCTTGTACAAAAATTTGCTTTTTCAGTCTAGCACAAACCAAACCATGAATGTCATGAAAAACAACCTAAAACAGACTTAAATCCATGTAACCATGTAAGTCAACTATAGTTTTACTTGGCGTAGAATTGAACTCTATACGCGTATAGAAAATATAGTTGAGTTACATGGTTACATGGTTTCATGGTTTCATGACATAACAACTTTTTTCATTTTATTTTTAATTTTTTTGCTAGTATCTCAATGTATCAGATCTAAGCAGCTGTTCAAGACTTTTTGCATTTTCTCCAACACTTTATGGTAAGGTACCGATTTCTACTATACACTATGCCTCGTTTTCAGATATAGTTGCATTTCATGGTTTTAGGTTGTTTTTCATAGTTTTAACCTACCACATTTCCCCATAATCCCCTTCCAGTTTTCGGGATAAAATAGACCTATGACCGAACCATTTGAGCCAACAGAGATCTTAAATAAGATCATTCTGTGCACTCTTGTTGTCGACGAAATCACCAATGAGTTCGAAGTTACCTCCGATCCCGATCAAAGAGCAGACCTACTATTAGCAGTAGAACAGCTCGGCGGAGACGTAGCTGAATTGGTATTTAAAGTCCGCGACGCGGTTTGGAATACTCCGACAAAATAGAAGGTACTTAAATGAGACTCCGCCCATCAAAGGGCGAGGGAGAGCGCTCGAAGTCGATAATTAAAAAAGGACCGTTGCTTATCACAACGGCCCTCTTAGTAGGCTACCCAGTCTGCGTAGCCCAAGCAGTTACTTACTCCGCTTTAGGACTGCCAACACAACAGCAATCACAAACAGTGAAACCCAGCTGGCAGCAAAGCCAACCCAGAAACTATCTAAGTTTACGGTTAATTGCATCAGTACCCTCCAATCAGGATCTTCTAGACCTCCAGTCTACACTGGATTCTTACATATCTCAACTTAGCACACTTAAAGCTTCTAAGCCTTTAGATCCAGATTTAGACACACAAATTGCCCAGGAGATCTCATACACAGAGTCTAAGATTCAACTTCTAACCAACAAAATCCTACGTCTAAAGACAGATCTAGCAGCCCTGAAGCTAGCTAAGGGTACCCTTACGTCTGCTCTAGAGCGTTTCGAGACAGCCAATACCAAGCAATCTACAGCTAAAACCGAGCTAGATTTGGCCACAGAAACCCACACAAAGGCTTCAGCCCAGTCTGCTTCAGATCTTCAGGCTTTACAACTTGCTCTAGTAACCCTAGAGGATTTTAAGTCTGCAACCACAAAAGCTCAGGATCTAGTTACCTTAAGCCAGACAGCCATTGAGGTCCAAGCTGGCGTCATAGTTCAGGCACAGCAAGCATTAGAACAGCAGCAGCAGACTTCCGACGAAGCCCAAGCAAAGTTGGCTGCAGCTCAGCAAACATTAGATCAGGCAACATCAGCACTAGAAGAAGCAGCAAGAGATCGTAATAAAGCTACCGTAGAACTTCGAACGAAGCAGGAAGAAGTTTCTGCAGCCAGGGAAACTTACAACCAAGTTGTCTCAAACTATAACCAGATCCTTGATACATACACAACTGTTTATAACGAGTACCTGGATGCGCAAGAGACTTTAAACATCACACGAACAAATCTTCAAGAAGCAACCAACCAGCTCAACCAAGCACAGTCAGATTATGACAACTTACTCATTCCTGACCCAACGTGGACTCCACTTACTTATGAACAAGAGCACGAACGCTTAGTTCCAACCACCACTATTGTTCCAGTTACAACCACAACCCTTACAGGTGGCCTAACCGCTGACGTATTCAACCGTCAAGGTTATAACAACGCTCCACCACTACCTACCTCAAACGAACGACCTATCTACACAACCATAGTTCCAGACATCAACTTCAACTGGGGATCAGGACAGGTTCTTAACTCAGGTAGAAGCGAAGATGTCATTGTACGTTTCACGGGAAACATTTCATTCCCAACCTCCGGCAACTACCAGTTCCACTCTCCGGCAGATGACGGAACTATTCTCCAAATCGACGGAGTTCAAATCATCAGCGACTGGCGAGATAAAGGTGGAGGCGGTTCTACCTCTGCACCAGTTTATTTTGAAGGTGGCTCCACCCACACCATAACCCTCTACTATTACGAGAATGGTGGCGGAGCTAACGTATGGCTCTACTACTACACCCCACAGACAGGCTATGTTCTAGTTCCACCATCTCACCTAGGTACAACATCTACCACCACAACTACCTACGTTGAACAAACTGTTTGGGACTACGAAACCTACTACACCACCGAGGTAATTCCAGGACAAGTCCACCCACTCATCCACGACCCTGCTCTACTACCGAATCTACAAAACGCACAAATCTATTACGACGCAACCGTTCTTGCTAACCAGCAAGCAGAGGAAGACTGGCAGATCGCACAAGCAAATCAACAGCAAGCAGCCCAAAACTCTACAACTGCCTACTACCAAGTAATAGATACTGCCACTTCTCTCAACACTCTTTCTTCAGAGCTGGACGTCAAGCAAATCACATCTAACCAAGCTGAATCTTCTTACGACTCAGCCTCACAAACATTGAGGATAGCTCAGCAAGATCTAACAAACAAACAATCAACTTTTGATGAAGAATCAACGAAACTTCAGACAAAGAAAAATACTCTTAGCACAGAAGTTAGACAAAGTCAAGCGCTACAAACTTCTAACGAAGCTTTAAATCAGGATCTAAGATCTAAACAAGCTACCCAACTTTCTGCCCAAGAAACATATGACCTCAGTGTTACCACATCATCTACCTCTACATCTAATGAAGCATCAGCTAAAGCAACCTTAGATATAGTTGCTGCCAACTACGCTGCAGCTCAAGACGAAACATCTGCTGCCACATCAAATAAAACAGCAGCAGAAGATCTTCTAGCAGAAGCAGAAGCCGCGGCCACAACTTCGAACGAAGAAGCTTCCACCCTTTCCTCTCAGATCTCCCTATCACAGATCAAAGATCTTCTAAATCAGGAGCCACCTAAGAAAGAAGAAGGTTCAGCAGAGATTCCAGCAGTTATTGAAGACCTAATGCAAGTCGACCTAGCAGCCGTTGACCCTACAGAACTTACTCCCGCTCAAGCAGAGCAACTTGTAGAGGCAGCCCTTGTAGCCTTTGAGACAGCCACAGAAGGCTCAGCAGAGTACGAGCAAGCACTGGATGCACTTGCACTTGCAGCCCAACAGGACGACATTGTTGTTGACGAGTCAATTGCCAACATTCCTGGTGTTGGACAAGCAGCCGTTGCCATCGCAAACGTCTTGAACTTAGTTGGAAACGTTGGTGCTGACATCTCACCAAAGAAACGTAAAGAGGCTCAAAACCTTGTTGTAACCACTCTTGTTGTTGGGCAAATTGCCCAAGCAGCAGCCTTAGCCACAGCCTCCAGTTCCGGAGGTTCATCAAACAGGACAATCAGGAGAAAATAATGAGAACATTTGGAAACGTACTACTTAGAGTTTTAGCGACCTTTGTCAACTCTGCTTTGGCAGTTATTGGTGCAGGATCCGTTGCTGGCTCTATAAGTGGAATCAATATCCCAATCTGGTTTAGTGCAGTGATGGGCGGTGTTATGTCTGTTGCCAAGGTTGTTGAACTCCTATCTCTAGCTTTCCTAGAGGATGGAAGGCTAACTAGAGCAGAGATTGACGCTGCTTTCCGCCAGACCACAAAGCTAAAAGACATAGATGAAACCAACTCAACTAGCAAGAAAGAAGCTAACTAATGAAGAAAATAACTAAATTCCTAGCAGATCTATTCAAGGATCTACTTGACCAGGCTTGGACCCTACTAGGTCTAGCTCTTGGTTGGGTGCTCTTAGAAGGCTCAGCAAGAGACATCGTTGGAAAATTGATCGGAGTTACACTTCTGATCTGGGTTTTGACATTTCCGATCCGTCGCGAAAAAGACGACGAATAGGATCTAGGGTAAAATTAACCCATGACTGGAAATTTAGTACCTGAAGAGCAGGACCTAGCTGCCGCCCTTGTTGAAATAGCCACAAAGTATGGCAAGTTCAACGAGGATGAAACTGGCATCTGGGCTGATTATCACCCTGGTTCAAAGAACCCTTACGCCAAGATGGGCGTCAAGTGTGGTAACTGCGTACTCTTTGAAGGTGGTAATGGTTGTAAGATCATTGCGTTCGAAGTTGAATCAGAAGGTTACTGCCGTTTCGCAGTCATTCCTGATGGTGTAGTAGATCCTTCTAAAGCTCCAGCTGGTGTAGATACTGACGTTTCTACTAATACTTATTTCCCTAAGCCACCAAGTCAAATGGATGACTACATCAAAACCATTACTTCATTGAATGATCCAGATCAAGTTATCCAGGTTCCAATCACTAATCTGATCCCAACCCAACGTACAGTCAATTTGAAGCGTGCAAAAGAAGTTGCAATGTCTAACAAACCAATTAAGGTTTGGGCGACTTCTGCTGGTATGAAGATAGTTGACGGCCACCACAGAGCAGTCTCAAACCTACTAAGAGGTAAGAAGACTATTGAAGCGGACGTCTACTATCCTTCAGACTCACCAATTAGAGCTTCCCTACTTGCAGCAGCTAAGCCTACGATTACCTCAGATGCATTGGAACTTGTCACAGAGGATCCTTGCTGGGAAGGCTACAAGCAGATTGGTATGAAGGAGAAAGATGGAAAGATGGTTCCTAACTGTGTGCCGATCGACGCTTCAGTTACCGAGCTAGCTACCACTGACGTTGCAGTTCCTGACTGTCCACCAGCTACTCAGGATATCGCGATCAATCTTCAAAACCGTGAAAAGGCTATTACAACAGCTGGCTACGGCCCTCTCAACCCTAAAGAACCTAATGAACAGTTCTGGGCAGAGAAAGCAAAACGCTGGTCATTACCGGTTGCTGACGCAAAGAAGAGCGTCTGTGGAAACTGTGTAATGTTTATTAGAACTCCCTCAATGCTTGACTGTATAGAAACAGGTCTTGCAGCTGGGGAATCAGGCTCACAAAATGCCTGGGACGCAATCGACACAGCAGAACTAGGCTACTGCGAAGCATTTGATTTCAAGTGTGCTGCATCTAGAACTTGTTCTGCCTGGGTTGTTGGCGGTCCGATCACCGATGATACAAAACAAACAAACTAATTAAGGAGAATCACCGATGGCAGACGTAACTTATTACGAACCATTTGACCCAAAGCTTCGTGGCGACGAACTGGGCAATCTAGCACCATACCGCAATGGAAGACCTCACCGTGGCCAGGACTGGGCACCAAAGGAGAAGTCTCCAATCAAAGCCATCTGTGATGGCACAGTTGGTCTAGTTGACTGGACTGATGTTCTTGGACACATCCTTGTTCACTCTTCAGCAGATGGCAAGCACTGGGTCCTATACGCACACCTTGCAGCAGCACCTACCCTTAAGAAGGGTGACAAGGTTGTTGGTGGTCAGACTGTAGTAGGTCTAGTTGGTGGCGGTAAGAACACCCCTAGCGGATCAGCCTCAACTGGAGCCCACCTCCACATGACCGTTGCAACAATGGGAAAGAACTACGCAGGAGTAGAAGCACACTTGCTTCCATTCGAGCGTCTAGTTGACCCACTAACTCTTTTCTCAGCAGCTCCTAAGAAGTCTGTTGCAGCTAAGGTTGTTAGTGCAGTCAAGAAGGTTGTTCCAACCAAGAAGGCATAAAGAATTATTGGCTATAAAGGCACATCTAAAAATCAAATAAATAACAACTACTAGGTGCATAATACGATCAGCCAATATAAAGAGTCCCCCCGCATTTAATGTCAGGGGGGATTTCTTTTATCCAGGGTAAAAGGGAAGCCCCCCGGTAACACCACAAACCAGGGGGCTTCGGGACAATAATTGTCCTTTAAGGTATCGAGTCGAAAGGAATAAAGCCCTCGATACACTTAAATTGTACAATCATTTTAAGATCGTGTTTTTAAGTTATCGATGTCTTGTGAAACTAATTACTTGTTTTGACTACCCATGGTTAGAGCCATCATTACCAAGCTGAACGGAACTACAAAGATCTGCAAAATCAACCAGTTAAATCCAGTTCCATAAGAAATAATACTGGCAATGATCTCATGGTATCCAAACCAAAACGCAAAAGATACTAAAGCATTTTTATTCATTCCACTCACAAACACTTTCCGAGTGGGTACCACTCAAGTTCTGATATTCAAGGGTTGTGCACTTATAGTGCTGAGATACATATAGTAACCCAATAATACTGACGGCCACTGCTAAAGTAGTGAGCACCATTTTTGCTTCACTACTCACCTTTACCCTCACACATCTGTATCGCTACATCTTCTCCGGAATCCTCGTACTGCTCCCAACAAGATACAGGAACTGGCTTTTGGTTATCCTTTAGTAAGAAGAATCCATAGACCAAAGATCCAAGCATTGCTCCTACGATAAGTATAAATACGACAATCTCTTTTTTAATCACTTTCTGATTCATCTAGCTCTCCTTTGATAAAGGCAATAATGTCTTCAGATCTGAAACGATCTCTATACATCATCACACCTTCAGCTAATTCCGTACCAGTGCGGTTCTCTTCGATCCATTTGATGATGCGCTCACGTTCATAGTCTCTACCGGCTTTTTTACCAGCATCGTAAGCTTCTCCAATATTAGTCATTCTACTCCTTTACTTAAGTGCTAGTTAATATGACATTTATTATGGTAGTGACTTACGTCTACCTTGTCAAGTCAAAATGACTACTTTTCTCTAAGTTCTTGAAAATCCTTAAGAACGTCTCCGTTAGCCAATTTCCGGTTAATCCAAACCTGATCCTGAACCCCAGGACCCCACTCATACGACAGATCTACCAGAGCAAAGCCCAGCTGACGCATCAGCTTAGCTACAGCCACATTCCCTTTATGCCAAGGATGCGTAGCATTTATCTCAGTTTCTAGGTGGAACATCTTTACGTTCCCCACCTGCGTTCCAAATCCCACGATGCACTCGTAGGTGAACCCTTCAATATCAACCTTAACGACGTCGACTACTTTGTCCCACAGATCCATATCTTTCAGAATTCTTTCCATTCTTCTAACCTGGACGTCGATGACTTTGTATTTACCCTCAAATACCTCTGCTTGTACGATCCTCTGTGCATAGATAGACGAGCAACCATCCATACCTGCATCTCCACTATTAACCTGATAGAAGCTACTTTCACCAGCAGTATCCGAGATAGCACTCTCTATTACCTCAAAGTCTGGATAAGCAGCCCTAGTTTTCTCAACTGCCAAAGGGTTGGCGTCTATGGCGATCACCCTTCCCGCGGACAACTTCTCACGAAGGAACTCAGCATCATCTCCGTCTCTAGTGCCGATATCAATAACGACGTCGGCGACATCGCCAAAGAACTTCTTATAGTTGTCAACCATCGGTTGAAGCCAGATATTTTCCACTATTTACGGTTTCCCTTTACGTGCTCAATCATTTCTTCTCTGGATAGCCCTAGACTCTGATACTCCTTGAACCTAGATTCATTATCTTCTAGCAAGCTTTTATCCCTATCCTCATGATTTAAAGATACGGCTATTCCATAAGTCCTATGCAAATCCCTATTAAAAATAGCCTTATGAGCCTCTCGGATAGCCAAGTCCTCAAATCCCCATCCTTGGAATCGCTCGTCCCATCCGTTTAGGATCCTGAACGTCGACTCACTTAGAACAAAGATTCCGCCTACCTGACCACGAAATATAGTGATCCCTGGCTTCTTTGCCAGAGAGTGTACATCTTCTCTTCCAGCTATAATCTCATCTGATTCCATCTTGCTTAGGAATAGTAAATCTATATAGGGGATACTAATTACGTTTTCAGACGCAGCTTTCTCAATTGACTTATGTAAAGGGTAAGGCTCTACAAATAGATCAGCATCTGACACAACAAGAACGTCACAACCATCTGCTATAGCTTCTAGACATCCTTTGTTTCTAGCCCCGGAAGGATTGAAGATCTCATCATCAGTATCTCCATAGTAGGCAGTTACGCCAGGGAGCTGATCAGAGTATCTATTCATAGTTGCTTCAAAAGCATAGACTCTTGTTGGCTGAGGTCGCCAGGGGATAACTAATCCAACTTTCATAGTCTAAATCCTACCATAATATCAGGTTATATAATAATGTATCACTTTTGTACAGACTATATTTTTAGGGGTGTATAACCTTAATCCTAAGTTTATACGCAAAAACTAGCTTGTGTAGGAACCAATCAAGTTCCAGAGATCTTCTAGATTTCCGTTATTATCTAGGACTAGATCAAAGTTATACTCATTCAAATCATGCTCTGAAGCATGGTCATTAGCTGCCAGAACTCCATCTCTATTGACACGTACTACTACGCCACCAAGAGATCGAATTGCTTCAGCTTCGTTCTTATATCTAACATCAGCAAACACAACCTTCTCTCCAGGCTGGATCTTAGAGATAGCTAGATCTACCCAGAAGTTTTCACCAAACATCTCGCGACCAACCTCTGTACCAAAACGTTGTAGTAGCTCACGTACATCTGGATTATTTCGCTTTAGGTCTTCCCAACCAATTAGCCTAACTGCTGTAGAAAGGGCGATGTCTAACCCATAAAAAGGAATCTTAGGATCTAACCTAAGAAGAGCCTCTCTCATAGGATCAGCAAAGGATACTCTTCTATAACCGTGATTCTCTATCAGGTAATTAGCAATAGTGTCTTTACCGGATTTAGCCCATCCAGATAATCCGATGTAGTTATTGTTTAGGATCATTGGCAATCTTTTCTTGTTTGCGAGCTCGCTTAGCTTGCTCATACAGACACTTTTTCTGCATCTGACGGTCATATTTAATCTTTTTTATTAATGCTTCAATTTCGTTATTTTTCATATTTTTTATTCTACACATGGTTAGTCGATTGGTTTCAATAAATCCCACAAAGCTGACTCATATTCCTTACCCTCATCCAAAGCTTTTAAAGCATTGCAATAGGGGTGGATCTCGATCAGTTCAGCTAGGACAGATCCTGGATCTTCCGATGTATTAGCTGCTTCTGTAATAGCACGATAGTTGTGATTGACAGTAGCTTTTAGATCATTAAATCTCATCCATAGAGCAAAGGAATAGTTAATAGCCTCTTTTTGAGCATCCATGGATTCTTTATTAAATTCTGGCTCTAGATCTCCGTCAGAAGATAAGATCTCCCAGACTCTGTATTTCAATGCACTGCTCATTATTTGTCCTTATGTTGTATGGGTTGGCTCTAGTCTCACAGAACAGGCTGCACAACTGCCGCAGCTTTTCGAGCCAAGTTTGGAAGACCTAGTACTAACTTTTCCCAAGTTTGGACCTTGGTTCCAGAGGTTCCCACTCTTTCGAGTCGTCTCAAGTTTTCACTCTGCTGGTTGGTCTTGTGGACTCAGCAGTAAAGAGCCTATAGTTATTTAAGAGTATAAGTAGTTTACCAGAACCACTGTCCCAACTACTATCAAGCCAAAAAGAGTAAGCCCAACTACTAGAAGTAAACAACTCTTCCATTCATTCCTCCAGCCAAGCCAACCAGTCGAATACTTCTCCCTATGATGTGAATCGTCTGGAATGGGGTCTGGGTAAGGATTTATGAAGCCACCAGCCATTACTTACTCCTTATCTAATCCGTGGACTGTGTAGATTTGCACTACCGACTACTACTTACCGAATCGACTCGTAGCACCTTGGCTACGCCAGTCCTTGGAGATTCCGTTGCCTAGGACGGGTAGACCGCTTTACGCTCCTTTGTCTACAAGCGTGGAGATGCGGGGAATCGAACCCCGGTCCAGTTACGGATCCATTGTTCTTCTACAAGCTTAGGTAGTTTATGTTACGGCTTAGATGTATGACCTACCAGACCATCAAGTCGTTACCACTCTTTAAAGTCTTGTGGGAGAGACTTTTGTTTTGTCCTACTTATTTAAAACCTGACTGCCCACCTAGAACTAGTGCTTTGTCAGGGGCCTAAGCGTTGCGATTAAATCACGCGGCTAGAGCGTATGCAGATGTGTTAGCATTTATTGTTTTGACAGATTCAAGAGATACTGTCATCTCTGCTTGCTTCACCAATTTCAGAATAACTGTCGAAACCAGTCATCCCCTCAATATTTAGTTTTGTTTTACTACTAGCTTACGCTTTTCTGGATCCCAGACTTTAGGACGCTTCTTAGACGCCTTACCATTCTGTCTACCAGAACTCTTTACTTCTGGTGCTGGCTTTGCACCACCCTTGCTCTTTGCCATAGATCTACCTTCTTTTGATATAAAAATCATAACACACAAAATTAGATTTGCACTATTAGCAAAACTGTGTTTATAATGATACATCATCAATCTAATAGATAAGGAATAAATGATGAATGAAGAAATGACCAACGAGTATGCAGCCACACTGTCTGCTCTTCTACCATTAGCTAGAGTTGCTTATGGATCAAGAAACACTAAGTCCCCTCAGCACGATGCTTCCAGGGAGTACACCAAAGTTCTACTTGAGTTCTACTCAAAGGGAGGTAGCCTTCTAAAAATGGCATCTTTGCTTAAAGTTACTTATGCAGGACTGCGTCGTAGGATCATCACAGATCAGGTTGCTCCTCACTCAAAGGTGCACAGCAAGGCTACCCCAGAGCAGGTAGAGGCAGCAGTAGCTAATATCAAAGCTGCCAAACGAGTGGGTGTAGATGAGTATCACGAAGCTATCAGATCTGAGTACGAAGACAACAAGGTGTCTTTAGCTAAGATCTCTCAAGGACTGGGACTTAGCTCAGCTAATCCTTTGTACTACGCAGTATCAAGAGCCAAGCTCAAAAAGTCAATCTAGTCGATAAAAGAAAACCCCCTGATTAAACACCAGGGGGTTTTCTCCGACATAGAAAGGAAACAACACTTAACCACTATCAGCAACTAAGCAATTTAATACTATCTACTTTTTATGGTTGTATGATCCGACACGCCAGTAATTTATTACTCGGCGTTTTTCTTTTTTGTCTCAGATAGAGCTGCTTCAGCAGAGCTAGCAAAAGCAATGTTGATCTCATCATTGTCAAGTTTTCCGTCTACAACGTAAGCACGAGCAAGGCTCTCTGCAACTTCCATGATTCCAACGAAAGCAGCAATCAAAGCTGACTTCCATAGTTCAACGCCACCAATAGAACCAGCAGCTAGAACGGCACTGACCTTTAGAATTACAAGGGCAATTGTTCTCTTTAAGATGGTTAATACGAGTTTCATGTATTCTCCCGGGGATAGTAGGAATTAATAACCTCTCTCCCAAGGGGTAATACTAGTTTACCGCTTAATATACAGGTTGATTTGCTGGATAGAATGGCCATTCAATTTCATAGCCCGGCGGATAGCTTTACGCTGACCCTCAGTGGTACCGCCCCAGATGCCAATTTCATCATTTTGTACAGCATAAGTTAGACACCTAGTCATATATGGACACTCTCTACAGACCGATTTTGCCCCAGCTTCGTTGTAATATTGAGCTGCTCTATACCCTTCAATATCTTGAGGAAAGAATGCCTCTGGATCAGTTTCAGCACAGGGTGGTGTTCCTTGATCTACATAGTTTGTTGGATCAATAAACTCTTTGAGTTCCATATTCTTTTGTCTTTCTATAGGATGTCTATCTCCATGGATCTTTAGTGCTCCAGCCCCCTCCTTCAAATTTGATGGGAGGAGCTTTGAAGATACGAATCATTTTACCACCGCACCCTTCTTCAGTGCAAATCAGATCCGGTTCATCATCGGTAATACTACGGACATGTTGTAAAACATGCTCTTGATTGTTTTCACATTTATATTCATAAGTTGCCATCTAGATTCCTAACGTATATGTAGTGAGTTACTAATGTCCCATCCAATGTCTCAAACACAGATCGACCTAATTTAGTAAACTCTAATTTTTCAAGAAGTGAAATGCTAATTTCATTGTCTAATTGAACAGGTGCTGAAATCTCTTTAATATTTAAATTAGAGAAAGCATAGTCAACTACAATACCTAAAGCTTTAGTCATGTACCCATTACCACAGTAGTCCCGGTCAAGCCAATAACTTACTTTAGATCTACCTTGAACTTTATCAAAGCTCCACAAAGTGATTTTTCCAATTGGAATATCTCCAAGCCAAATACCAAAATCTATAGATGTAGTAGTTGGACCACCAAGAGATGTGATCTCCCACCTTGACACATGATCTTTATTTTTCTCTTTAAGATCAGAGAAAGTGTTTATATCTGACCATGCCATAGTCCTGACGTTCAGATCTTCGTATTTTTTGAAAAACACTTGTACGTCATTTGTATCAAAGTCTCTAAATCTAGTCATCTAACTATTCTTTGATTAGCTCATTCAATTTATCTAAACGGAACCCAGCCCAGCTGTCCTCCCCCGCCACTACGACGGGGGCTGACGCATAGCCTTTCTCTTCAATAAGAGAAAATACTTCTGGACTATCCTGAATCATCTTAGACTCAAATGGAATTTCTTTTAGCGTAAGAAACCTTTTGGTCTGCTCACACGCTTGGCAGCTTGGATTGCTGTATACGGTTACCATTACTTCTGGTTCTCCACAATCAACTTGATTTCACAGGCGTCTGTGGTGCAGTAGGCATCACCGATAGCTTCAATACCGAGACCCTGGTAAATACCAGAAAGAGAAATAGGGAATAGCTTGCTAGCTGCATCCTCATACTCTTCCTTTGTAATCTGGGTATACGGCATCTGAGGGTAGACATGGTTTCCTGAAGGTAGGAACGACACAGTCTTGAGCTGACCATCGTACATGTGGAGTACTGACTCAACATGCTGAGACTCAGTTTCAGGATCAAAGGTTACAGTCACAGATACAGAGTTGTCTGACCAGTAACGCTGGGCAGTTGCAGCAAGTGCCATCTTCTCAAAGATAGTTACATCGCGTTCTGCACGCTTTGCACCAGACTTGATTGGGAAGAATACTACTGAAGTAGTCTCTGGTGATTCAGAGGCTGGCTCCACAGTGTAGTTAGCCATCTTGAATAGAGGCAACATTGGATCATTGTTTCCAAATCGAATAGCACGCATGAAGTACTCACCACCTGGAGTCCAGTGAACACCTGGAGACTCACCGGCAAGAATCGAGACAGTACCCGATGGCTTGACAGTTGTAGTCTTGATGGACTCACGAATACCAAGCCATTCAGAATATACAGTGTCATATTTCTTGACTACCGCATAGCCTTCATCCATCCATGTACGTAGTACTGGAAGTCCCTTTTGATCAGCAAAGTTAGCAATACCAGACATAGAAGTTCCGATACGACGGTTTCTCTGCATGATTGCGTTGGTCTCTTCCCAGTGTGTAGGAAGAAGGGTTACGGTCTTGGCGTATAGGTAAGCAAACTTCAAAGTACGCTTGTAATCTTCCAATGACTCGTGGCGGTTAAGGTAAGTCTCCACAAGAGTACACATTTCGTAGCTCTCCAAAGACTGTTCTGCACAAGGGTTGTAGCCCATAATGCGGTGATCTTTGTTGTTGATTGGGTCACCTAGACGACCGTAAGCTTTAGACACATCTTCCCAGATAACTCCAGGCTCACCATTACGGACAATACCATCGATAATCTTTGAGAAGTCAGTTCCAACGTTTACCATAACTGAGTTGTTAGACATCCAACCCCAACCAGGGTTCTCCGCATCATAAGAGTTACGAGCAGGGAACTGCTCAGCATTCTTTAGGTTTAGGAAGTTATCATCCTCAATGCGACCAATAAGAAGCTCAGCCGAACGACGAACGTTTCCAGATACCACACAACGACCAATTAGGTTACCGATGTCAGCAATGTCGACAGTAGTCAAAAGCTGACCAGCACGACCATTGAAGATTTCACGGATCTTGTCATGAAGAATGATCAATGGATCTGGGCCAGAAGCAGTTCCACCAAAAGTAGTAATAGGTGCACCGTATGGACGGATTTCACTGTAGTCAAACTCATAGCTAGGCTGATCTGGCTTCAAATAAGAGTTGATTAGAGCAACAGTAGATTCCTGCCAACCCTCACGAGTATCAGGAATTACATACCCCTGAGCGTCACCCGGAGTGTAGATTTCAAAGTTTTTATCAGCACCCTTGTCATCAAAGCCAACACCAACACCAAGCATTGACGCCTCCATAAGGAAAGCAAAAGGCTTAGCAGGGTTCTGCTTAGTCATTTCCAAAGTAGATACAAAAGCACAGTTCTGCAAAGCAGCCGAGTTCTTCTGAACGTTTACAATGTTAGTTCCCATAACCCAGAGTCCGCGACCTGGAGGTGACCACTTAAGGTGAAATAGGGAGTCAAAAAACTCCTTAGCTGAGGCAGCAGCCTTAGCATCTGACCATGGCAAGCGGTTCTGCTTTGCGTGGTCTTTCTGGATTGAGTATGTACCGTTAGTTACACGCTCACAAACCTCAGCCCAAGTTTCCTTAGTGCCATCTTCTTTCTTACGAGAGTACGTGCGCAAGAATGTAATTTCGCCTACAGAGTTGCCAGCGGCATCTTTGTAACCGAAAGGAGATTCTTTTGACTTGTACTCCGCTACGAATTCTTCATTTAATTTAAAAGAGAACATATTTAATTATTCTTTCTGATCAGATTATCGGGGAGTATTTGAGGTTTTACCAGTATACCTCATAAAACAAAGAGGGAGTATTACACAGTTTTGATAAATAGTGCGTCTACAATTGCCTTGCATTCAGGACAGACTGGGTATTTTAGTGGATCTCTGTGCGGAACAAAGACCTTCCCACAGAGTGCTTGTACAGGAGTACCCATAACATAGCCCTCAGTAACCTTGTTTTTGTCAGCATAGTGGCAAAAAATTTGATCACCATTTTCATCATAAGCAATAACCTCATCTTCAGTAGCGATGCTTTCAAGAGTCGATGTCATGTATTAGCTCCTTTACTTTGCTAAGTTTAATTTTGCCTAGATATGAGGCAACATCTTTGAATCCGTAAGAAACAATAACATTATCTTTAGAAATTACCAAACCGGCTGCAAATTCAATCCTAACTCCAGCAAATCTAAAGCGATCAGAGAGTCCAATTAATTTTCCAGTTTTGTCATATCTAGCAAATCTGTGGTAGTAACGTCTAAATTTTTTAGATCCATAAGAGAAATATCTAGCAGAATAGACCATTTGTTTAAAATGCTCTACTTCATGGACTATAGCTAGATATCCCCAATCTCCTAGATCCCACAAACAACTGCCACCACGTATATCATCACCACCTTGAGTAATAGGGTTCCTGACGTTTATTGTGCCTACATCAATAAGATAAGTGTCAGTAGCACTGTAAATAAAGTCAAATAAAGAATTTTTTTCATAAGTTGGCATCCAGTTCTTTTCAACATCTTGAAGATCCCCCTCAGTATGTAGTTTTACTAGTTCAGCTTTTACTCCAGTTAATCTGAAGGTTCCTAACCTAGGTACGTCATCTGTAATCTTTGGCTCTCTCATAACAGATAAAATTTCCCAAGCCCCATCTCTCCAATACAATCGACCATCTTCAGGCCCCCTAATAAACTGACCACAGTCGGAAAAATCAATCTGTCGCACAGTTTCTTCTATAATTTGCCAGTTTTCATCTAAATTAGCTAGCCACATGCGATTATTTACCCTATTTCCATATGTAGCAACAACATCGCCAGTTTTAGGATCGAAAAAATAGTTACTTGATCGCATAAGGACTACATAACCTTCAACTGGTGAATAGGCTACAGAAGGGTTAAAAGCCGAGAATCTAGTGTCTCCAGGGTCAGCAAATCGGCGAATACGCCAAACCTCCCCACCAAGGTCAGTAAATAGGGATTCCATCAGTCAATGATACCAAAGTAAGATTTCACTAATTAGAGTAAAATTAGTATGACATAACTCCCTAAAATAAGGACTTCCATGAGCAGCTGCGGATCTTCCGATGTTTATAACATCACCTTTACACAAGGCGATACACTATCCCGTGTCCTGACCTGGACTAACAACGCTAAAGTCCCCCATAATTTGACTGGATACACTGCAAAAATGCAAGTCAGAGAAGCAGTAACATCTCAAAACTTTCTACTGGAGCTAACTACTGAAAATAGTCGAATAGTTCTTGGTGGAGCTTTAGGAACAATCACTCTTACTGTAGCTTCATCAGTTACTGCACAACTTCTACCTGGACAATATGTTTACGATCTTGAGCTAGTTTCTGGAGGAGGACAAAAAACTACCATTATTGAAGGAAACTTCAAGGTAAAAGCTCAGGTGACTAGATAATGTCTCCAATATATGAAGATCTCCCAAATAAAGTAATCATTGATTCTTCGGACGTTAATCACGTAATTATCCAAGATCAAGAAAATAAAGTAATTGTTTCTGCTGTTGGATCACAAGGTGCTACCGGACTCCAAGGTATTCAAGGAGTACAAGGTACACAAGGTGCTCAGGGCACTCAAGGTATCCAAGGACGAATCGCTACTCAAGGTACCCAAGGTATTCAAGGAATACAAGGTCCTCAAGGTATTCAAGGCACTACAGGAACTCAGGGTGCACTGGGTACACAAGGTACTCAAGGCATACAAGGAACTACCGGACTACAGGGTACAACTGGAACACAAGGTTCGGTAGGTACTCAGGGTGCAACTGGACTACAAGGTGCAGTCGGTTCACAAGGCACTCAAGGTGTACAGGGCGTACAAGGAGTTCAGGGAACTCAGGGCGTACAAGGAGTTACTGGTAGTCAAGGCACTCAAGGTGTGGTTGGTGCACAAGGTACAACAGGACTACAAGGTGCAACAGGTACTCAAGGATTGGTTGGCTCACAAGGTATTACAGGTTCTCAAGGCATCACGGGAACTCAGGGTGCTACAGGTGTTCAAGGTGTTCAAGGTGTTCAAGGTACGACAGGAACTCAAGGTACAACAGGGACTCAAGGTGCTTTAGGTACGCAAGGAACACAAGGCGTACAAGGAACACAAGGCGTTCAGGGTACGACAGGTATTCAAGGTCTTACAGGTGCACAAGGTGCTCAGGGAACACAGGGCATCCAAGGCCTACAGGGTACACAGGGTATAACAGGAATCCAAGGTACCGTAGGTAGAGATGGAAACTTTGGTGGAGCAACTTTTGATTACACCTACAGCACAACTACTACAGCAGCCGACCCAGGTACTGGTTTTATAAGATTTAACAACGCTACGATCTCATCTGCAACTCAGATGTATGTTGATGCAAGTAATGATGCAACAACCGATGTATCCAGCTTCCTTAACACTATTGACGACTCTAGTTCTGCTATTAAGGGTCACTTTAGAATTGCAAAGAAATTTGATGCCAGTGTATTTGCATTATTTACTATCACAGCATTAACTAGCAACACAGGCTGGTTCACCGTAACTGGTTCTTACGTGTCTGGAAACCCAGCCACATTTGCAAACTCAGACGACATTATAGTCACCTTTGTAAGAACAGGTGATAAAGGTGATACAGGTACACAAGGTATTCAGGGTATTCAGGGTGTTCAAGGCTTTGGCTTTGCTCAGTTGCAAGGTACACAAGGTACACAAGGTACAACAGGTCTTCAAGGGCTTACTGGATTACAAGGATTAACTGGTACGCAGGGAACCACGGGTACTCAAGGCTTAACTGGAACTCAGGGTACGAGTGGTACTAACGGTACCAATGGTTCGCAGGGTACCACTGGTACACAAGGTTTAACAGGTACAACTGGTAACACTGGATCTCAAGGTACAACTGGTAGTCAAGGAACTACAGGTGCTCAGGGCTCAACAGGTACTCAAGGCACCCAAGGATTACAAGGAACTACTGGTTTTCAAGGTCTAAGAGGTGTAACAGGACCTCAAGGGCCAGATGGAGGCTCAGGTGCAACTGGTACCCAAGGAACTCAAGGTGTGCAAGGCACAACAGGTGCCCAAGGTGCACAAGGTACTCAGGGACTTCAGGGTCAAAGGGGTATCCAAGGTCAAATAGGTTTTATTGGTAATGATGGTCCTCAGGGTCCTCAGGGTCCTCAAGGACTTCAAGGCACTCAAGGTACTCAAGGTACTCAAGGTCTTATCGGTATTCAAGGAACTCAGGGTCTCTCTGTCCAAGGTATTCAAGGTGTACAAGGCACAACCTTCACAGGCTATGACTATGAAATTCACGTTAGTCAAGTAGATGGAAATGACACTACTGGTAATGGTGATTTGCTTACTCCAGTTGCTTCTATTACTAAGGCATTGACTTTAGTAGATTCACAGCGTAAAACCATTATTGTTCACCCAGGAACGTACACTGAAAGCCCGTCAATAACTGTCCAATACACTACCATAACAGGTCCTGGGCTTATCGGTGGAAACATTGTACTCTCTGGAACTCTAAGCACAAGTGTTGGCTGTACTATTGCAGGTATAAAGATGACAAACTTAACCGTAACTGCCCCAACCGCTACGGGAAACGTAAACATCCTAAACTGTGAGGTCTCTGGAACCTTTACAAAGAGCAGCAACGCTGACTACACCGTTCTTCGGTTGTGTGATCTCGGTGCCGCAAGCATTACTGGAGCAGGTTTAGTTGCCATCTTTGGCGGTAACCCAAACTTCATAACCGTCAACAACGCTAGTGCCAATGTGATTGTAAAAAGTGCTGTCACCGTTGCCCCTGTTCTAACTGCTGGAACTCTAAGCCTTGTAGATTCTGTAGTCGTTGCTGCTGTGACCAATGCCGTGACATCGGCTGCCTCAAGTGTGATTACTTTAGCAAACTGTCAACTACTGACTTCCGCACTAAACAATGTCGCACCAGTCGTTTTGATCGGCTTCTACTCAATCCTCAACTGCGTGTACGACAAGCCAAACTCGACCCTGGTTGCCTCATCGGGCACTGGTGGAACAACAAACTCCATTGACTATTTTCAGCTAATCAACGCCGATAAGTTCATCACTCAAGGTGGAACTTCTGCTCAGTATGTAAAGGGTGACGGCTCACTTGATTCTATAAGTCCAGTTGGAGCCCAAGGAACAACTGGTACTCAAGGCACTAGCGGAACTAACGGAACTAACGGAACTCAAGGTACTACTGGATTGCAGGGTGCAACAGGAACTCAAGGTACGACAGGGACTCAAGGTGCAACTGGACTACAAGGTACAACAGGTTTAGGTACACAAGGAATTACTGGTGCTCAAGGTACTAGCGGTTTTATAGGTACAAATGGAGCACAGGGAACAACAGGTGCTCAAGGGACAACAGGTACTCAAGGTACTACTGGTTTACAAGGTATTACAGGATTACAAGGCATTACAGGTTCCCAAGGTACAACGGGTGCTCAAGGCACTCAAGGCATTCAAGGTGTACAAGGTCGCCAAGGAACTACAGGAACTCAAGGTACAACTGGAATTCAAGGTCTAACTGGAACAGGGACACAAGGAATCAATGGAGTTGGCTATACAGGAGTATACAGTTCATCATCTAATACAATTTCACTAGGCTCTAAGGCATTCTCAAGTAATAGTAATGACTTTAAAGGTTTTAATGTTATAGGTGTAAGAGTTAGATTTATAGCAGAGGCACCATATCAATCAAACTATATGGAAGGTAGAGTCACTGCATTCGGCGAGTTTGGTGAGTTAATAACAACTATTGACTATATAAATGGTTCAGGAACATATAGTTCTTGGACTCTTGCTCTTGCTGGCGATAGAGGTGCTCAAGGTACAACTGGCTCTATTGGTTATACAGGACCTACTGGTGCAGGATATACAGTAACTAGCACAAGTCTTCATACATTTTCAACTGGTTTAAAGGCTTTTTACCCTTCATCTGGTTCACATGAAGCCTATGCTGCTGGAGCAAATATAAGAATTATTGATCAAACTAATACTGCTAGATATCTAGAAGGAACTATAGTTTCTTTGGATTATGACGGAGACAATAATTATTTTACAGTAGACATTACATCTTTTTCTGGTTCTGGTTCAAGCTCCTCTTGGAAGTTTTCAATTATTGGGCTACAAGGCACTCAAGGCATTCAGGGTGTACAAGGTCGCCAAGGAACTACAGGAACTCAAGGTATTCAAGGTACAACTGGGCTACAAGGTGTTCAAGGTACATCTGGAATTCAAGGTCTAACTGGAACAGGGACACAAGGTACAACTGGAGCAACTGGAGCACAAGGAGTAACTGGATCATACAATGTTGCTTCAGGTAGCGGTACTCCACTTGCTTTCTCTGGAGCAGCACCTTCATTTACTTCAATTCCAGGAACATACAAAAAACTTGTTGCTCAGATAATTTTTACAAATGCTGGAAACATTACTGGAAACTTACAAATTCAATTTAATGGTGGAACTGCTACTGCTTATACGCTGTATAATACCGGTTCTACAACTTCATCAGTAAGCACTTCAGCAACTGTCATACCAATAACTAACGGAGCACCCTCAATTGGAGATTTAATGACAGTAGAGATACCAAACTACTCTCAAACAAGACCAACTGTATGGGTATCAGGTGGAACTGGTGCTTCAAGTCAGTCTTCTAGATGGGGAGTAGGGTCATCAACTTCAGCAATCACCTCAATAACATTTACAGCATCTACTGGAACTTTTACTTCAGCCACTGGAACCGCCTATCTATACGGAATAAACTAATGAATAGAATAATCGAACTAAACTGCACCACTGGTGAAATAATTGAAAGAGATGAAACACCAGAAGAAATTGCCTCTAGAGAGCAATCAGCAGAGCAAGAGGCACAAGCGTTAGCAACTAGACAATCTGCTTTAGCAAAACTACAAGCACTTGGCCTTACCGAAGAAGAAATTCAAGCACTTCTAGGCTAGATAACCCAAAGCATTCCAACATCAGCTGTTGGCCTTAAGCTAGAACGTTTCCATCCTTTTGAGACCCACCAAAATTGTTTGTCTTGACGAATTTTTTCAAGATCAGTATTTTCGTTAATCTTTTGCCACTCATCATCAGGCTCTAGTAAGTGATGTTCTATGAACTGCAATCTAAATTTTGTATATCCAATAGATTTAAGATATTGCAGCTGTTCATTATGCTTATCCATAGTTTCCATTGTCCACTCAAGGGCAATCTTTCCAGAGTGTTTAGTCATACCACGAAGGACAGACCATTCGGCACCTTCAACATCAATCTTGATTAGGTCAGGTTTACCATACTGCTCAATCAGCCAGTCCATAGTGCAGGTATTTACATAAATAGTTCTAAATTCTTTACCGTTGTACGGCATAGACGGATCTGTTAGCCAATCTTTTTCTATAGTTGAAAGTCCATCTTCAACACATTCGTAAAATTCAATCCTTTCCCCCAAGATCTCAGCAACTGCTAATCTAAGTGGCACAACATTTGGTTCATATATAAAATTTTTTACCAACTTTGCAAACACTTTAGGTGCAGGCTCTAAAGCAATTACCTTATAACCAAGCCCTAATCCAGCTCTAACGGCATCACCGCTATTTGCTCCAATATCAAATAGCAACATTAGACACCAACCTTAATTAAATTATCAAAAACTGCTGACCTATACATAGCACTCAAATCTTCTCTAAGACTTAGTTCTTGTAGTCTTTTTATGCTTTCATCTTTGCGACCAATCCACCAAGCACTCATAGCAACTTGAAACTCTAAAGCATAATCCCCATGATAGCCATCAATACTTACCGGAAGTTTTGCTACAGGATAATCTAAGACCATTAGACCAACAGTTGCATATGTATAACACTCTTGCCAGTTTCCATCTTTCTCATAAAACCTCGATAGAAGAAAGTAGGCTTCTGGTCTTTTAGGTAGATAGGCAATAGCTTGAAGTATTACATTAGATACAGTATGCTTTCTATCTTTCTGACCCTCAATACAAATAGATATTCTAAGCAAAGAAGCGTAGGCAATAAGAGGTTCAGTTTCATATCCGTATTCCGCAGCACGAAGATAAAATCCAACAGCAGATGCCGTCTGACCTAACTTCTCATACTCAACGGCAATATCAAAGTTTTTTTTGGCATCAAGTGGATCACTAGAAGCCTCAACAACAAGTTTTTGAATAATCTCATTAGAACTCATAAGTCAATGCCTCCGAAATAAGTTCTTCAACAACAAGCTTAGGAGTTCTCAAAATAAAAGCAGCGTTGTCTTGAACACCAAAACTAATCAATAAATCGTCTCCATACTTAGCAGCACCAGCGACAAACTCCACTCTTGCTTCTAAGAATGTAAGTGGTTTAGGAGATAACCCAATTAGGTTAAACTGCTCATCCCAGATAACCAATCGATGTCTGTAGATACCATCTTTTTGATCAAGATAGTTTTTAAACAAATCAACTTCGTGAGTGATTGCAATGTACACATTTCCCCACCGAACAACTTGAGAACTACCACGTTGGTCTTTAAGTGGAGTAAGTCCTTGATTCAACATAACCTGCTCACATCTTGCTGGCAGCTCTGGATAAGTTCTAACAACTTCAGTCGGAGATGTCCACTTCACAAAATGAAACGGTTTGTCAAGAATCGGCATCCAGTTTTTTTCGCAATAAGAATTGTTAGCCCCGGGAGCGGGAATGCGAATACGAGATACTTCTTTTACTTCCCAAGTCTCCTCGTTGATAGTAATCTCACTAAGTTCCATACGGCCCTCACCGTGAGTTGTCGTATCTCTTCTTACCCCGATAATGTAGTACTTACCATTCCACTCAACAAGACGACAATCTTCTTCACCAGTAAATTCCCATAAGGGTTTTACATCCAGTTCTGAAGTATCAACTAGTCCGTGTCCGACCATAGACAAATTTTCATCTAGCTTACAAATGTAGTTAGTTGTGCGAAGCGCTTGATCTTGCTCAGGATGTAAGTAGGACATCGGCCCCCACTTGCTGTTGAACCGTTGATTATTTTCAGAATGATACAGCGTGTAATTTACATGGCGTAGATTTACAAAAATTTCATTCTTAGAATTCACAAAGACAGATGGATTCATCAAACCAGTTCCAGAAGTTAAACCGTTAGAGATAACTAGTGGCGATAGCTTGCCACCAAAAGCAACAGCTTTTTGAACTAAATTAGTCAATTTATACACGTGTCTTTCGTTTTTATTAGTATACAATAGATATGTAAGCTACATTACTAAAAAAGAAGTTGCTAGATATAATACTTACCAGAAAGCTATCCTTGACATGATGTCCAGATAACACTTTAAAAACCTATGTAAAATAGAACCATATCCAAACTACAAAATTAAGGACTATATAATGTCAGAAAATGAAAACCAGCTCGAAGTTTTAGGTAACATCGTAAACATTACTCGCGATCAGCTAAATAGATCTATGGCTTTAAATGCTGAACTAGAAGCAATGCTAAATCTAGAACGTAAAAAGAATCAAGAGCTAGAAGCAAAAGTAGATCAGCTAGAACAATCTTCTAAAGATAAAAAAACCAAAGAGTAATCATGTTTGAATTTGAAGTTAAAGATGGAGCTCGTACGCTTCAATTTAACGGTAAACTACTAGGAGAATCCACTTCATTTAAACGTGGATCTACCCGGTGGATAGAATTTAAGCTCTATATAACAGAGAGCGGATCATACGTATTATCACGTATAGGTGTATCACTTATTTATCACGGTGCTGCTTGTCAATTGGTTAGAAACTACAATCTTCATGACCTTGCTTTTGATAAACTATCCCCAGGCAGTATTCCCTGCGATCGATGCTATCCTACAAAAGAAGCGGATTTAGTTTTTCCTGAAAAACATCGTCATTGGGCACAAGTAAGCGATAACCCAACTGCTATACTTGAAGCACTGTATAAATACGACGATCATGGATCAAAGTATTTAACTGGTGTAGCTCAGCGTCTTCTAGAGTCTTCTGGAAAACAAGATCCTGGAATACAATCGGTTTACAACTACGAGATCATTCCTTAACAACGGAGGCTGGCATGGAAGAACAAAACAACGAAAATCAGCCAGCCGTTATTGATGAGACCGCGTTCCCATCTGCACTAAACGTTGCAGCAATTCAAGTACACGAGATGTATCTAGCTTTTCAAAATTCTGGATTTACTAAACAAGAAGCTCTAGAATTAGTTGGATTTATTGCAGGTGCAGCCGGTATTATGGAACCTAATAGGTATGATCCACTAGATGATGAGCTTGGTGGAAATCCAAAACATACAAAAGATTTTTTTGATGATGAAGATGATGATTTTGGAGATTCGATCTTCTAGTTGACAAAAATAGAAAACACCATCTAGACTTACAAAACGACAAAAGGAATAACTTTGAGCTTAGAAAATGTCAAACTTCATTTAGTAAAAGATGTGCAAACTGCACAAGAATTTTTAACTTGGCTAGGTGAGCGCAGACCTCATAACGCTATCGCCATTGATACAGAAACTGGAGAGCTTCCAGGTCGCCCACATAAAGATGCTCTATCTCCTTGGCATGGACGCTTACGTCTAGTTCAAGTTGGCGATGGAGAGCAGGGCTGGTCCATTCCTTGGAATGAATGGTCTGGTGTTTTTTACGAAGGCATGGAACGTTTTGATGGACCAATTGTCTGCCATAACGTAGCTTTTGAAGCACGTTGGTTTGAGATTCAGTCAAAGTGGTCTATTCCATGGCACCGTACTCACGACACTATGATTATGGCTCAAATTATTGATCCACTTGGTTCCGGTGCTTTGAAAAAACTTACACAGCAATATGTAGATCGTAGAGCTGCTGGACTTCAAGCACATTTAGATCAGTCGCTAACAGAGAATGGATGGACCTGGGGAACCGTTCCAACTAACTTTGAGCCTTACTGGGCATATGGTGCTCTAGATACAGTCCTAACTATGCGTCTATTCGAGCAGTTCTGGGATAAGTGTGGCCCTGGAATGCCTTACAGCCAAGCATACGAATTAGAAATGGCTACTCGTAAAATTGTTACTCGCATGGAAATCAATGGTGCTCGCGTGGACCTTGACTATTCTCAGCGTAAGTTTGATGAACTAAATAACTATGGCCAGTCAGTTCGTGATTGGGCCAAAGATACTTATAACGGTCTCATGATTACAAGCAATATCCAACTAGTTCGTCAGTTTGAAACCATGGGATTTGAAATCACAGAGACAACTGCCAGCGGTCAAAAATCAGCATCTAAAGAACAGCTAATGTTGATTGCTCGCGACGGAGATCCTGGACAACGTGCTTTAGCAGAGGCAGTTCTACAACAACGTAAAGCTGACAAGCTAGCTAATACTTATTTCAAAAATTTCCTTGATGGGAATATTGATGGCATCATGCATCCATCTGTAAAAACCCTTGGTGCTCGCACCGGTCGTATGTCTATCACCGACCCAGCACTACAAACTCTTCCGTCTGGAGACGCAACTGTACGTCGTGCATTTATTCCTAAGGATGAAGACCATGTAATTATTTCATCTGACTTAGATCAGGTAGAGTTCCGTCTAACTGCAAACTTCAGTGAAGATCAACAACTTATCGATCTATTCAATGAAGCAGATAGAGTAGGCGGTGACGTATTTACTTCGATTATGCAACAGGTATATCAAGACCCAAGTCTGCAAAAGTCAGATCCTAGACGTAAACTTATTAAAGGTGTTGTCTATGGAAAGCTCTATGGTGCTGGTGTATCTAAGATGGCTCTTACAGCTGGAGTTCCAGATCATCAGATGAAAGAAGTTGTAGATGCCTTTGATGGCAACTACCCAGGTGTAAAAATGATGCAACATCAAATTGAAGATCTTGGAATGCGTCGTCTAAAAGACGAAGGTACCGGATACGTAAGAACTCGTACTGGACGTCGTCTGCCTTGCGATGATGATCGTGTTTACTCACTTACTAACTATTTGATTCAAGCAAGTGCTGCTGAAATCTTTAAGCAGAACTTAATCAAACTTGACCAAGCAGATTTGACAGAGTATCTTATTGTTCCAGTACATGACGAAATTGTTCTACAAGCTCCACGCTCAGAAGCTGCAGAGATTATGGAAACAGTTAGAGAATGTATGACCACCCGTGATGGCTGGCAAGTCCCCCTTACAGCTGGAGTAGACGGACCGTTTGACAATTGGGGAGAAAAATATGAGTAGATTGATTTTGGCAGTTGACCCAGGTAAAGCCAGTGGGGTTTGCTTTTTTAGATGGGACGAGGGAAGCGAACCAGAAATGCTCTGGTCCGGTGAATACCAGCAACACGAGTACGCTGATCCAATTCGCCGAGCTTTTCTTTATGCCAGTGGTACTGGTAATAGATTAGAAGTAGTCTGTGAGAGATTTACTATCAATGCTCAGACCGTCAAGAACTCTCAGGCTCCATACTCATTGGAGCAGATCGGAATTCTTAAACAAGTCATGTTAGATCATGGCAGAGCTCCGGATGATATTTTCTTTCAATCTCCAGCAGATGCTAAAGCCATGTTCACTAATGAAAAGATCAGAATTTTGGATTATTGGCACCGTGGTGGTGAGGGACACGCACTTGATGCAATCCGACACGCCCTATTAAGATTAGTAAAAAGTGGCTGGAAACCAGTAAAATTGCTACAAAGTTAGAGATACTAGCAAAAAATTTAAAACTAAACTAGATTTTTTATGCTAGTATGTATACATAAAGACAAAAGGAATAACACAAATGCCAGTAAATGTTGAACTGAACGACTCCGGTTCTCACATTGCCATCTATACGGATTGGCGATTCAAAGAACTATGTAAAAGCATTCCAGGTGCTACCTGGGATCCAAAAGAGCAAGTATGGAAAATTCCAGTATCTTGGACTGCTTGTTTAGCTCTTAGATCTACTTTTAGAGACGATCTTGTATTAGGTCCAAAGCTCGTTGAGTGGGCTACTCAAGAGCGTAATAATCGAGTAGATCCAGCTAATCTTCTTAGAGACTTAGAACTTCTGCCAGATGGCGAAGGCGATCAAGATCTATTCCCACACCAGCGTGCTGGCGTAAAGTTTCTAGCAACTGCACGTCGTGCACTTCTAGCTGATGAACCTGGACTAGGTAAGACAGCCCAAGCTATCCGTGCTCTAAAACTTTTGAAAGACCAGGGTCAGGAAGTATTTCCTGCAATGATTGTCTGCCCTAACACTTTGAAGAAAAACTGGAAACGAGAGTTTGCTAAGTGGTGGCCAGATGTAAAGGTGCAAGTAATTTCTGGCACAGCTACGCAACGCCGTAAGCAGTTTGAAGAGCCAGCTGACGTTTACGTTATCAACTGGGAATCATTGCGTTCTCACTCAAGGCTTTCTGGATATGGATCAATTGCACTAGCTCGCTGTAAAGAGTGTGGTGGCATGGACGACCGCGTCACTGAGACTAGATGTGAAGTTCACAAAAGAGAACTAAACGAAATTGATTTCAAGGCAGTTATTGCTGACGAGATGCACCGTTCAAAAGAACCTAAGTCTAAACAGACTCGTGCCCTATGGGCAGCTACTGGCGATGCAGATATTCGTTTTGCACTTACCGGTACCCCTATTGCTAATAACGTCATTGATCTTTGGCCAATTCTTCACTGGATTTCTCCAGACGAGTGGCCTAGCAAAACACGCTGGATTGATCGTATGGTCAACACAATGCTAAATGCGTTTGGTGGAATGATGGTTCTTGGACTTAAGTCTCATATGGAAGAAGAATTCCATGCAACTATCAACCCGCGTATGCGTCGTATGCTCAAGGCTCGTGTACTTCCTTGGCTACCAGAGATGATGTTTGAACGTCGTGACGTCGAGATGTCTACTAAGCAGAAGAAAGCTTACGAGCAGATGCGTGACAATATGATCGCTGAGCTTGAGGGCGGAGATTCTGTAGTGGCTCCTAGTGTTCTGACTCAAGCTGTACGTCTACATCAGTTTGCTAGCTCATTTGCTGAGTCAGTAATTGATGAAGCTACTGGAGAAACCACTGTAACTTTGTCAGAGCCATCATGTAAGGTAGATGCTCTGATGGATGATATTAAAGAAGGCGACTTTGGTGACGACAGCGTAGCTGTATGTGCAGTATCACGTCAGCTAATTGATCTACTTAGTGCTCGTATGACCAAAGAAGGAATTCCACATGGTCTAATCACTGGTGCTCAAAGCGGAGACGAGCGTCAAAAAGCTATTGATGATTTCCAATCAGGCAAGATTAAGTGGATCCTATTCACTGCCCAGGCTGGTGGTGTTGGTGTCACCTTGACAACCGGACGTAGATTAGTTATGCTACAAAGACCATGGTCTCTTGTAGACCACAAACAAGCTCTCGATCGTATTCACCGCATCGGTTCTGAAATCCATGACTCAGTAATTATCATGGACTATGTAACTGAAGGTACTATCGAGGAACGTGTTATCCAAGTCTTAGAAAGTAAGGCCGATAACTTTGAGCAAATCGTGAAAGATAAGGGTAAACTTCTCGAATTGCTAAAAGACGACAAGAAAGGTATTCTGTAATCATGACAGAAGACAACACCCCAGTACCATACCGTCTCTCTAATTCAGAGCTTCAGGTATTCAAAGACTGCAGACGTAAATGGTGGCTAAACTACTACCGTCGTCTAATGCCAAAGCAAACTCAATACACCGGCGCACTTGCTCTTGGATCTCGTATTCACGAAGCTTTAGATCAGTATTACTCGTCTGAAGGTGCAATCGGTCTTCTAGAAGCACATGCTGCTTTAGTGAAGAAAGATTTGGAATCTTTGGTTAAAGAGTTTAGAGATACTTCAGACTTAGAGTCAGAGGCAGAACTTGGTCGAATCATGCTTGAGGGCTACCTACAATGGGTAGAAGATCAGGGTATTGATGCTGAACTTGAGATGATCTCTACAGAAGAAATCATTGAGATGCCAATGTTTGATGGAGAAGTAATTCTGCAGGGAAAACTTGACATGCGTGTCCGTCGTAAGATCGATGGCGTTCGTATGTTCCGTGACTTCAAAACTGTTGGTGGATCTTTTGCAGACTTTGCAAACCAGGCTCAGATGAATGAGCAGATTTTGACTTACATGCTTTTGGAACACGCCCAGAACAAAGCACCTGAAGAACGTGCTGAGGGTGGTATCTTTACTATGCTAAAGAAAGTAAAGCGTACAGCTAACGCTAAGCCACCTTTCTATGAGCAGATTGAAGTTCGTCACAACGTGTTTACAATGCGTGCTTTTTGGCAACGTATTCACGGTGCAGTAACAGACCTAATCAACGTGAAAAAGTCACTTGATGCAGGTGCTGATCCTAATTTTGTCGCTTACCCACGTCCTACCAAGGACTGCAAGTGGAAGTGCCAGTTCTACACTATCTGCCCAATGATTGATGATGGATCATCAGCTGAAGCAGCTATTGCAGATATGTATGAGGTCTCCGATCCATACGGTTATTACAACACAGAAGAAAAGAAAGGTAGTGAGTAATGTCAGACGTACAACGTTCTCTTACTCTTATGGTCTACGGCGAGTCAAAGGTTGGTAAATCAACTTTCGCAGTAACAGCACCATATCCTCGTCTGATGCTTGACGTTGAGGGTGGACACAGATTCCTCCCAATCAACGTAAAGTATTGGGATCCAATGCGGGAAGAACCTCCTGTAGCGGACGGAACTTGGGACACCGTCGTAGTGCCAGTGCGTGACTATGACGTAGTTCTAAAAGCTTTCCAGTGGTTACAAGCTGGTAAGCACCAGTTCAAGTCCTTGATCATCGACTCCATTTCGGAGCTGCAGGTCAAGTGCATGGACAACATCGCTGGTACAGAGCAGATGAAGATGCAGCAGTGGGGCGAACTACTTCGCCACATGGGTGCTCTTCTACGCGACCTACGTGACCTAACGATGCATCCAACACAGCCTCTTGAGGCAGTGGTTCTAACAGCTATGGCTCGTTCTGATCAGAATGGACATATGAAGCCTTACTTGCAGGGTCAACTTGCAGTTCAGGCTCCATACTTCTATGATGTTCTTGGTGCCATTGCTTTGGAGAACATCCCAAACCCTGATCCAACCCAACCAGCATACAAAGCTCGTCGTATGTATGTCGAGCGTACTGACAAGTACGATGCCGGTGAACGCGTTCAGGGACGCCTAGGCTCGATTGTCGAGCAGGGTGACCTTGGTGTTGAGCGTATGCTTGACATCATCTTTGGCCCAAAAGCCGCAACTAACAAATCAACTACTAAGTAGAAAGGTATTCATAAATTATGAGTACAACAAACTGGGCTGACATTGTCAAACTTGCTGGAGATTCAGCAGGTGGAAACTACGAGCCACTACCAGACGGCGACTACGACCTAAAGGTCGTTGAAGCTACCGCTACCACTGCTTCGACTGGACGTAAGATGTTCAAGATCAAGGCAGAGGTTCAGAACGGCGCTTATGCTAAGCGTCTTGTTTGGGACAACCTCGTTGTTGTTCTTGACAACCCTAAGGCCCTAGGTGCATTCTTCTCTAAGATGGCTGCCCTTGGTCTACCTCAGAGCTACTTCACTCCTGACCGTACTGACGCTCAGATTGAAGATGCTCTTCGTGGTGCACACTTCCGTGTAACTCTTGGTAAAAAGACTTACAACGGAAACGTTAGCAACGAGATCAAGAAGTACCACCGCATTGCGGCTACTCCTGGCGTTTCTATCGACTCAGTTGCCGCTACTACTGCAGGTGCAGCTGTACCTCCAGCACCGGCTCCTGCCCCTGCTCCGGCTCCTGCCCCAGGTGCGCCGTTCTAAATTAGATTGCTTGTGGGGGCACCACGCTACATGCGTGGTGTCCTTACACAATTTATTAAGGAGATTTTATGAGTAACATTTTATTGACAGGTATGTCTGCATCTCAAGCGTCAGAGTCAGCTAATAAAAAATCTCTAAATTTTGCTGGAGTACTAAATAAAGTACTCACAGAAGTAGGTCACGATGTGACTTGGGTAGATCCAGACATTAATTTTTCTTATGAAGATTTAGATTCTTACGACTCTATTTTGGTGGGAATATCCCCACTAACAAGTCTTGCTGCAAATAGACTGTACGGTGCACTTAGCATTATTGATCTAATGTGGGACTCACCGAAACTTAAACTTTTTATTGATGCTCCTAAAGTTAATCAAATTACTTTTAGTATCAAATCAATACATTCAAATCCTGAATCATTTACAAAATCTTTCTTTTCATATAGAAAAGACTTTTCTTTAGTAACTTCTGACGAACTTTTAAAAACCAGATTATTTGGTGCTGTAGAAAAATTAATGGATCAGGATTGGCCGGATGTAATCTATCCAACACTCCCTTGGTCAACTCCAGGAAAAATTAAAAGTCTTCTGCCACCTAATTTAAAAGTTTTATCTGGAATTAATTTAGATTCGTATCTACTACAAGACTTAGAATCTGAAGAGTCAAGACGAGATAAATGGGTAGCTGATACACATAAAACAGACTGGGCTAAGTCAACTACCGCATCATTGATCTACCCAAATTCTCCTATGAAGTGGAATAAAGGCTGGACAGACGATCAAGTCTTATCTCAGATTGAAAAATCTATCGGTGTGCTAATAAGTCCACACAAAAAAGATGGAACTTGGTGGACATACAGATATGTTCAAGCTTTAAACACTCTCACACCAATTGCTACGGAGTGGAAAGAGTCCAGTAAACTTGGTGATGCGTGGGAAGCACTAGCTTCTAGCATTGAAGCTATGCATCCAGAAAACAGAAGAATTCTAGCTATGGCCCAGAAAGATCTGTACAAATCGTATATACCATCAAAAGGCTTGGCAGGAAAAATTTTAGAAACGACCATCGGTCTAAATAATAATCAGGAGAATAATAATGAGTAAAGTCGATATTGACTGGGTAAAACAGCAATTTGTAGCTACAAAAACTAAAAAAGGAGTAGGGCTAGCTGTGCTAGATCTGCTGAAAGCTTGGGAACCTATTGAGATGTCTCCCCAGGATCTTAGAGCAGTATTAGACATTTTTTCAAAAGTAGCTCTAGGACATGCCATCATCGAGACCCCTAAGACCGAGCTGTGGGTTCAAGCAGAGCCAGGGCAAATCTCTGTAGGAGATATTGTTAGAGTCCGCCACGATGCCTTTGACGGCGTTGTAGGGGCAAATCAGAACGGTCGTCCAGGAATTGTAGCTGCAATTAGATCTGGAGATGTTATCTTCAACTCAACAGATGGCTTAAATCCAATTCTTGATGGAATCCACTACAGACCGGCTCAGCTGGAGAAGAGGATCAGATAATGGCTGCTTGGAGAACTAAACTAAAGTTTGAAGTTTTTGGTGAAAATCAGGAAGAACTAAAACGCAGAGCCGAGCAAGTTATCTTAGATTATTTCCTTTTAGATAATTACGAAGATATTGAAGATCTAGTTGACGTGGAGATGGAAGCTGTACTAGAATCAGAGGGTGTTGGTTTCACCGGCCACGTTTACGTCAAAATCAAATAACTACATATCAAAGGAATAATATGCAAACATTTGTACCACTAACATCCAGCTTTGAAGACATTGCTAAAGTGCTTGATAATAAGCGTCTAAACAAGCAAGCTCTTGAAGGATGGCAAATCCTTATGACTCTGCTTGAGCTTGATCCGCAAGGAAACCATCGTACCCCTAAAGGCTGGGTAAACCATCCTGCAGTCAAGATGTGGCGTGGTCACGAAATGGCTTTGCACTACTACATTCAATGTATGGTAGACGAATGGAAGCGTCGCGGCTATAAGTCAACCATTGGCGACAAAGCTAAAACAACAGTTTTTCGTGCGATCGAGCTAGGGCTCATTAGAGACGATAACATGTTTAATCCTCAGTGGATGAGGTATCAGCCTCAATACGAAGAAATTGCTGCAAGTCACAGACTGGCACTACTTAATAAAGATTACGAGTGGTATTCCCAGTTTGACTGGGAAGAAGATCCAGGATCAAAGCCAGAAACTTACGAATATATCTGGCCAGTAGCCTAATAACAATACATCGGCAACTTCTAACGAAGACAAATATATAATTATCTTTAGGATGGTTATATATGATTGACAAACGCCCAGGCGAATTTTTATGGTCTGAATGGTTTGGTGAAGGTTACGAAACAAGTAGGCTAAATCCTATTGTTTTTTATACTGAAGATCACGTTGATCTTGATATCGATGTAATAAAACGAGCCCTAGCCTCAGCTGTACAAAGAGATGGATCTGTAGATTCATTAAGCGAGGCATTTCATTTAGTAGAGCGTGGAAAAATTACTCACGCTTATGCTGGTGAATTAAACGGTGAAGTTTATCTAACCATCTGTGATGAAAACGGTGAGACTGAGTACGGAGATACCGTAGATCAAATCATCCTAATTACAGTTGTGGAGCTTTAATGTCTAAAAATAATCCAGAAGATCTAGATTGGATGAATGGATCCGAATGTGGGAAGTTAGAAAATAAACATTTAGCTGAGATGTTCTTCTCTCCAAAATATGAAGAAAGACATAAAGCAAAAAATATGTGCTTCTCATGCCCAGTGCGTAAAGATTGCCTTAAATGGGCCCTGGAAAGTAAACAAATATGGGGAATTTGGGGAGGGCGAGATGAAGACGAGATTAGACGAACTCTATCTGTCAACGTCGATGGAGCCGAAGTAAGAAGAAGTAGATACCCGATATGCCCATATTGCTCGGCAAATACAAAGTTTTTAAAAACAATGATTGTTGATAAACCAGGCGGTGGACGTTGGACTACCATGCGAGTAGTAGAGTGCACCGAATGTAATTTTAAATGGCGTAGTCGTACCAGTGCTAACGCGGTTAATGCTTTCCACGCACTAGCTGAAGAAAAAGCAAGTAAAAAAGCTAAAAGTAAAAGCCCTAAAGCTTAACAGCTAGAACGCTGATGTGTTCGCGTGGCTCGTAGTCTCCACCAATAACCATAGTCAATAGACCTGGCTTTGATTCTAGACCTGCACGATCACGGAACCACTCCGATCCTGGATCAGTAGTAGGGCATTGAACCCAAAGACGCTGACCGATGTCCATAGTCTTAAAGTTGTGGTAGTGACCAGAGATCCATACGTCTGCTAATCCGAGAGCAGTCTGACCTGCAGCTTGACCAGATAGATACTTCATTACATCCCTACCAACCTGGTGACCATGGAATAGTCCAAGCATAGTTCCGTTGATATCAACAGTTAGAGTTTGGTGACCAGATGACGGATACCTAAACTCGACGTGTTGTAACGCTGGATTCTCAGCACATGCGTCCTGCACTGCTGATGCAATCTCAACGTTCCAGCCATCAGCGGGATCGGCAGCTACCTGACGAGTTACCTCGTCATGGTTTCCGTTGATGACCGGAACAATTACGCGCTCCGCTAGTGGGGCTAAAGCTTTGATCTGTGCCATAAGCAAACGACGTGCAACACGCACCTGCTCAGTGAGTCCTAGGTCAGATGCTGCTTGACCCTGCAAACGACCATTTTGGCTTGTAAGACCCTCTACGTGATCTCCCGGGAGTGCTAGAACTACAGTTCCAAGGTTAAGACCAATTTTACGAAGGTCATGTAGACGGTTTACTGAAGCCTCAGTCAAGTGAAGAATTCTATCAATTGACTGCTGAGTACCTTGGCCATTAGCTTTCTTACCGATCTGCTGATCGCTAGGAGAGACTAGGTAAGCTCCGTTACCGGTACCAGCTTTGATACCACGTTCTGGACGCCACTTCTTAACTTCATCAATAAGTTTTTCAGCGTCAAGCTGATCAGCAACAACTAGACCAGATGGAGTTACGTTTACACGAACTGACTCCAACCATTCACCGCTGTACGTCTGCCAACGAGAACGACGTAAAGAAGTTACAGTCCAAGAGTTTGGATCAAGATCAAATTCCTTTAGTACGTCAGCTGTGTCAGGAATCTCACCGACTGGGTGAGGCTTAGATACAACAAAACCACCTTTAGAGTCATCGACGTCTAAACGTGGTCGCCATTCTTCTGGGGTACCCAGTGCTTTGATATCAGAACCAGTCTGCCCAGGTTCTGCTAATTTTTTTAAGTTTTCTGAAAGTGCCATTTTTACTCTCCCAAGTTTCGGCTACAGCTACATGATTTACGACGGTGTCTATCAACTGCACTATCTGATAGATCAAAACCTTCATCTCTAAGAACCTGAGCTAAAACTACATTACTAACTCTAGAAGGATTACCGTCTGGAACATTCAGTAGTGAGGTAAAGGTTGCTCTGTCCTCGTCAGTAAGCTTTTCACTATCAAGGATAATCATAAGTTTACACTTACGAGAAGGTGTGGCATTGATTGCAGAGTTTAGTCGATCTGATAGCGACATAGTGGATCCCTTCGATGCGTATTTGTCTTTTCAATATTAGCGGATTACTTATCTATAATCCATAGAACTACACCGATGTATTACGAAGCTTTTCTACGTCTTTTAACTGGGGTTTCTACAGCAGTTACTTGCGCACCAGTGCTAGCAATAATTAAGTTTTTTATGAGTTCTACTTCTGCCGAGGTTTTCACGGTATGCTTTTCAATAACGTTTACTCTATCCGCCAGTGAAGATCCACCATTCTCCCAAAGTTGGTTCTCTACACGCTCTAATCTTTCAGCTAGAGTTCTACCGCTACTATCTAAACCAATGGCGGAGTCAATACGCTTGGAGATCTTATAGACGGATAGTACACCGCCAAATATTACGCCAATTCCACTGAATATGGCTGCTATACTGAGGATTAGCTCTTGAGTCATAATTTCCTAAACAAAAATAAGGGGAGATTGTTTCTCGTATAATTGTAACCTATTCCCCTAAAAGCTGATTTTGGGATACCTGTCTCTTTTTCAGGTAGTGTGTCAATTAGACAAAATTAGCTTTTAGGTGTAATTTAAATTTATCGATATAGACATAGACAAGGAAAGTTATGAACGACAGAACTCATGCCGACAAACTATCCGCTGGAGCCCAGTGGTATGCGGGACACGGGTGGAAACTTCTACCATGCTACGGAATTAATTCAGGTGGACGTTGTACCTGTGGAGGGCCACACGGTGAGCCTAAAGATGCTGGTAAGCACCCTGTGATTGGTGCCTGGAACACACAGGCTACGGATAATTTAGAGACCGTGGATAACTGGTGGTCAAAAGGATCAGAGAACAATATTGGTGTTTACTGTCAGGCATCAGGTTTTATTGTTATCGACATTGACCCACGTTCTGGTGGTGTTGCATCTTTTGAAACACTTGAAGAGCAGCTTAACTACTGCCTACCTCCAACCGTTGAAGCATATACAGGTGTATATACATACAATGGTGTAACTGCACGTGGTCGCCACCTATACTTTAAAGTTTCCGAGGGTGAGCAGTTCCAGGGAAACCTAAAAGCTACCGATCTTCCGGGCATTGATATCAAACATAACGGTTACGTAATGCTTGCCCCATCTCGTCACGCATCTGGTGTTGAGTACGAATGGAGAGACGGTCATGCTCCATGGCAAATGGAGATTGCTGAAGCTCCAGAAGAACTTTTACAAGTCATTAGAAAGCGTGCACGTAGAAGTGGTACAGCTCTAGGTAATGGCGAGTGGGACTGGATGAGCGGTCTTGACTACAAAGGTGAGCGTGTAGATATTACTAAGATGCTTGAAGACGGAATCGATGAAGGTTCACGTGCCGTAGACATCTACAAACTAACATGCGCCCTTGCAAATAAGTTTGGAGTCGATACTCCTGAAAAACGTTTGATGATTGAAACAACCATGATCCGTTTTAATCACGAAAAGGTTCGTCCACCTCTAGAAATCGAGGGACAGGGTGGATTACTAATGCACGTTCGCCGTGCTATTGACTTTGTAGCTGAGAACCCGATTATTGAAGTTATGTATCCAGGTCTAACCGCCTGGGCTTCAAGACCGGTAGATGGCACAGGGTCGGGTACCCCTAGAGTTACCACAACTCCAGTTGACCCAGGAGCTCCATCTCCACGTATGCAAAATACAATTGGTGAAGCAATCTCTGCAGCTGCACACTCTGGTGTCTCAGTATCAGGTGCTTTTAGTGGTAATAACGTCGACGTACCAAATAACCCCGATGCTCTATCAGAAGTAGAGGGTGGAGATCCTGAACGTCGATCACTTTCAGACATCGGTAATGGACGTCGACTAGTTGACTCATTTGGTAACGTGATGCGTTACACACCTGGACTCGGTTGGTTCATCTGGGACGGTCAGTACTGGAAACCAGATGCTGAAGATTTGTCTACACAAGAAATTGCTAAGCACTTAGCTACAATCATTGCGGCTGAAACAGCCAAGTACTCTGACGATGACAAAAAGCGTGAAGTGGTTAAATGGGCATATCAGGCGAGAGCTAACTCACGTATGCGTGCAGCTATCGACAGTGCTAAGTCAGACCCTCGAATCGTAAATGAAGTCGAAGAGTGGGATAACAATGACCACCTGTTCGGTGTACTGAATGGAGTAATTAATCTTCGCACTGGAGAACTTCTTAAAGGTCAACCAGATCTCCACATCACAAAGCGTGCTCCTGTTAACTACACTCCAGGTATGCGTAACGTTCGTTGGGAGCAGTTTATTGACTTTGCTACCGGTGGAGATAAAGAATTACAAGACTGGATTCAGCGTGCAGTTGGTTATACATTGACTGGATTGAGTAATCAAGACGTTCTATTCCTTGTATATGGTCCATCAGGTTCCGGTAAGAACACTTTTGTTGAGACTATTGTTAAGGCAATGGGTACTGACCAATATGCTGGTGTACTTCCATCAGATCAACTGGCTGCAAATGGCGGTGGACAAAATAGTTCAAACCAGTACTACTTGGCCGAGCTTCGTGGTAAGCGTATGATCTGGGTAGACGAGCTTCCTGAATCAGAACGTCTTAACGAAAATCAAGTTAAGAACCTAACTGGTTCATCTACTATCCAAGGTCGTTCCCCAGGTGAAAAGCCATTTACATTCAAAGCTCAGGGTAAGTTGTGGATTACAACAAACCACAGACCTATCATCAATGATGATGCGATGTGGAGACGTCTACGTCCTATCCCATGGATGAATGCACCAGAAAAAGGTAAGTCAGATCCAGACCTAAAAGCATATCTAACTGACCCCGAGGGTGGTCTTCCAGCTGTCCTAGCATGGGCAGTTGAAGGTGCTATTAAGTATTTAGGATCTTCTCTTAGAGATCCACTAGGTTGGTGTTCAGCAGTAACAGAAGCAGCCGAGATGTATCGCAAGAATGAGGATCGTATTGGCCTATTCCTTGAAGAAGAGACTGTAGAAGATCCAGAACGTGAAACTCAGCTATCAGGTCTATATGCAATTTATAGAATGTGGAGCGAAGAACGTGGAGAACGTCCACTCAGCACTATTGGATTTACTCGTAAACTAAATGATCGGGGCTTAGATATTAAAGGCCAAGGTAAGTCAGCTGTAATTCATGGTAGATATGTCCCACCTAGAGCAGTTCCATCTGCTGAAGTAGACTGGGGAACTGCTACAAGAATGGCTAGAAACTTTTAAGTAGAGATACTTAGGTATAAATGTGATCTCGGGGAGAGACACAAAAAAGAACCGGATCTCAAAAGGATCCGGTTTCTTTTATTTGTCTAGAATATTCTTGACCGTGGTTGCATACCATTTTCCACCATTTTGAGTGGGTATGCCATCCTTATTCAACCCATCAGCTATAGCCCTAAAAGACTTACCCTTAGATCGTTCAGATCTAATCCGTTCTTTTATCTCTTCTGGAGTCTTGTTTTTAGGACCCATATCAATGCCCCATTTGATTCCACGAGCGCGGCGATCCTTATGGACGTCCTTTTGACGTTCTGCAATGATTCCACGTTCCATCTCAGCTAGAGCGGACATAATTGTAACCACAAAGCGGCCCTGATAGCTGGCTGTGTCCAAGTTTAGATCTAGCATAACTAGACGCCATTTATTGGCATTTGCCCGGTCTATTATGCTCAAAAAGTCCTTTGTAGAACGGGCTAGGCGGTCGATACGCGTCACGAACAGTGCTTGAGCATCACCAGTGTCTAGACGCTTTAAAGCCGCTGTAAGAGCCGGACGGCCCGTAATTGACTTACCTGAGCGACCCTCTTCCCTGATCAATTCATAGTCCGTAAATCCAGCTAGTCCAGCAGCACTTATAAGCTGTCTTTCCTGGACGTCGAGAGATACACCGTCATTTACCTGAAGCTGGGTGGATACACGGGCATATAAAAGGGCTTTACCTGGCTCAGTCAAACTATTCACCAACTTCTAATAGCCATTTTAAAAGAGTAGGGTTGTCTCTCATCACCATGAGAACAGCATTTTCATATATTCCAATGAAATGATGCTCCCAAGTTTCGTAGTCATCAGACTTTTTAGGCCTTGTAGGGCCTTCAAGCGACATTCTACAAGCGTGGAGAACTTCATGAAGCACCGTTACTTGTTTTTTGCTTTTAGGGATATTTTTATCGATCACTATTAGATTTTGATTCTCTAAAGTATATCCGTAGCTACCCTCATTTAGCATTCCATCATCTAAAGCAGTCTTTTCTACGATCTTAAAAGTTTGTAGACCAACTTTTACCTGTTTTGGCATCATTTCTATCGAACCTAACTAGTTATATAATAATGTATCAGTTTTGTACATCATTTTTGGGTAAAATTTGATGTATAAACTTAACTTTAAGCTTATACATCTAATTTACCATATGACTTAGCCGGTTAGATGAGATAATTAATCTATAAGATCGACGACCGTAAGGCCCGCGTGGAGAATAATAAGTATCAGGATCCATATCAATGTACGGTATGTAGACAAATGTTTGTCGTTAGAAAATTAGCCGAGTGCTGTGAGCTAAAGCATAAAGGAGTAGTCTTTGTCAGAGATCCTAGACAAGAACCTAGACCTAAAAATTAAATTTATCTAGATAATAAATCTTGAAATGCTTCACGATAAGTAGAATATCGAGCAACCTCTAAATTAGTTAGTTTATTATATACAATAAATTTGTCTACTTCATCAGTAGTTATTTTTAGAATCGTGTACATTGCTTATCCTTCAAAACTTTACTTAATTTTATCATTACTAACCAACAGCTCCATAGTCTGTTCTACCATCATTAGTGCTAGATGGATCACCTACTATTCTTGCTCCTTGCACTGCAGTCCAATATACAGTAGGAGCCGTAGTAACTGAAAAAGCTGTACCATTCCAAGTTCTAATAATGGCAGTAAAACCAGTTGCCGTAGGCGCTGATTTTAAGGTAACTGTAAAAATTGTAGTTGTGGAGGTAGATACCGGACTAAGTGTTATATTAGGAACAGCTCCTGTTTGAAAAGGAGCATCAAAAGTAACGATCACTTCACCAACTGGACTAGCAACATTATCCCAGTCAGCAGAAGCAATTTTTCCAGTTTTCATATCAAATGGGACTGGATCATACCAACCTAAATCTGCACCAGGTGAAGCAAATCCACTTTTTAAAACCTGACCAGTTTTTGAAGATGGGTATGTGTAGGTAATCCCTCTACTAGAGTTTGTATAAGGAATTCTACCTGATCCTGAGATTGGGACAGTTGAATTAAAAACACCAAGGCTGTAGACTATATCGGTAGTCCCCATTACGATATCACCATTTATAATATTTACAAAAGCATTGTCAGCATAATTAGTTCCGGATTCAACATATAAGGAATGTTTTTCAAAATTTTCTGTAGAAGTGTCTGCGTCAGTTGCTCTAGTAAAAACAAATGAAGTAGTTGTTCCAACAGTTCCTTTAGTTGTAACTGTATAAATACCATTTTGAAAAGCTGATGCTTGATTCTTAATAAGTACACGATCACCTGTGGTAAAACTATATCCATCAATAGTAATAGCTGTCCAGTTCGATGAAGTAGCAATAGTTAAAGTTGCCCCTACACCTGAAGTTCCATTATTATAGGTAGTAGTGATGGTTCCGCCAACTAGATTACCAGTAGTACCTAAAGCCGCTGTAGTCGCGCATACGACTGAAACTTTCCAAGTTGTTGGATTAACAACAGAATCTATGTACGCTCTGTTTACTAAATCAGTACTAGACTTAACACTTGAAGAAGTAGAGCTAGTGACTGATGGCATAGTTCCAGTAAATACAGCATTATTTTTATTTGCCTTTAGATCTAACGCAGTCTGCTGGGCGGTCGATACTGGCTTATTAACATCTGAAGTATTGTCTACGTTACCGAGTCCGACATCAGTTTTAGTGACGGTGTCCCAAGCAGGGACAGCCGAGTTAGTACCATCACCAGTTTGACGTAAAAACTTCCTAGTAGTAGTGGTATTTCCAAGTAGTTTAGTAGCTGCACCAGAAGATCCACCGTATATAATGTCACCTAATGCAGTCATTAATGTAGAAGAAATATATGCGGTAGATGCTGTAAACGCCGCACTTCCTAATGTTCCACCACCCCCAATGTTAAGACCGCTATTGCTGTCATTAGTAGCACTTATTGCAATTGTGTTATTTACGGTAAGAGTTTTACTAGCAGCAATTGTCAAAGTACCTGTGCTAGTTGTAATTGTTAGGCCATTGTAAGTTTTACCTGTAAGAGCTGATGCAATTTTTCCATCAGCAATTGCAGTGGCATTCCAAGTTCCTGTATCAATAGTTCCAACGGTTGCTAACCCAGAAGCAGACGTAATTGCAGCAGGTAAAGATGTGCCTGTAAGAGAATCAGCAGGAGCAGACGCTACAAGCGTTCCATTTATTGTAGTTGTAGCACCAGAAGCACCAATAGTAATAGAAGAACTTCCAGAAGAAATAGATGCGGTACCAATGTTTATGACCATAGCACCAGTAGAGACTGTTCCTGTTCCAATACCTATTGTATTAGTACCAGTACTTGCACTAGGTTGTATAGTTAAAGTTTTAGTCCCACTAGCACTAGAACCAAGATTTATGATTTTAGCATTTGTATTACCGATGCTCAGTGTTCCTGGAGCACCAGTACCAGAACCAGTTCCAACATCAATAGTCACTGCACCAGAGTTACCTCCAGCACCAGTAGTATCTCCAGACTTAATGCTTATTGCACCAGAAAGACCACTGCTTGTATTTGAGTGACTTCCAGTAGCGATTGTTAATGTGCCAGTAGTAGTTGAAGAAGTGGAAGAAGTACCAGTTTGAAGTGTGATTGCACCAGATGCAGTAGTGTTATTTGCAGTTGATATAGGTAGTGCAATACCAGCAGCAGATTGCAAACCAGTGATTGATGTTCCAGAACCATTAAAGTTTGCAACTGTTATTGAACCACCCAATGACACTGATGATCCATTAATTGTTATTGCAGAGTTCGTTAAACCAGCATTAGGAATGGTTGTAGTAGTTCCTAGTACTCCACCAGAAGTATTAGTGACGTATCCTGCAACAGTTAGTTTTTTAATCTCCACATCAGATGAGGTACTTCCAATACTAACTGATCCACCTGAAGCATTTATATCTATAGCTGATGCAACGCTGTTGTTATACCCCTGAATACTATTTCTATCCATTTGAAGATTTAAGCCAAGAGTAGCTCCCAACTGAAAACCTTGGGTACCGCTTCCAACACCATCAACGGATGTAATTCTTATTCTTTGATAAGAAGTATCTCCAGAATAGGTAGCTCCACCGTCATAAACCGCAGCTCCAGTAACTAATAAATCACCATTTATAGTAGTTTGAGGAGCAGATAAAAGTATATGATCCTGATCAAAAACAACTCTTTCATCAGTTGTCATTTCATCTGGTAGATAAGTCCAAACAAATTTATCGCTAGCAATTCTAATAGTAGAAGTTTCAGAACCGTATGATGACTCTACGTTTCCAGATATAACAGCTGCAACTCTATAATCTAGAATCCCAGTAGTAGTATCTATATATCTACTGCTAGTAGAAAGCTCAAACTGAGAATTATTATCTCCAGTTATAAGTTTTAAATTAGAGTTAATGTTTTTATAACTAGATTCACTAGCTAAATACTGATATTCTCCAGAACTAAGAGTAAGTGTGTCATAAGTATTTCCAGAAAAAGGTACATATAATTCTAAAGAATCATTCATACTTAAAGATGGCCGCTGAATCATAGTTTTAGTAAAAGTATTATTTCTAAACTTAACGTAATCAAAATAATCTAGGCTAGCAGATTGACTCGCTAAGTCTACATTTAACCAAGTTTTACTGCTTTCAATAGACGCTTGAGCAGGATTATTATTACCATCAGCCCAACTATTTGTGGCTAGATAAGAACCATAGAAAAAATTAGATGCAGTTGACAATAAAACATTATCTACAATGTAACCTATTCCAGAAGAATTAGTTACTTTTGTACCAGAAACTACGTAATTACCGTCGTGCTTAAGCAACCAGCCAGGAATATCTAAATAAAAATCTAACTGATCATTTAAACTATCAATGTTAGAGCTTCTGTAACTAGTTTCAAGGCTTTCAGCATCAATAATAATAGGATCAGTTTTATACATTGGCGCAACCACGAAAGTTGGGTCATTTTGATGCTTAATATAAGAAAAAATGTAATCATTTGAATTACTAAATAAGTATTTATTTTTTCCAGAATTCCATAAAGCTTCTGTTGCAATAGATACAACATCAGTTATTGGGGTTGTAGTACCGTTCTCATATCTAAACCGTATTGCAGTTAAATCCAAAGCAACTTCATATGCTTTATAAGCAGATTTAGACACGCCGGTGGCAGAAGCCGTTGTTAAAGTTTGCTCAGGAGCGTTAAAACTTCCACTTGGATTTGCATTTACATAAAAATAATTAGCAGCCGGGGCAGGGCTAGATAGGACGGTAAAGGTGTATCCAAGTGTACCATCAGCAATTGTATGCGGACAGTGGGTTGTTGTTACACCATCTTTAGTAAAAGTAGCATTAACGTCTAAAAATACAGTATCTCCTGCAGAAAATCCGTGAGCTGTGGAGTATACTTTTAGATACCAAGTACTTCCCACTGACCAACTTGCTATAGAGCTTATAGTTTTGGCTACAGGAACATAGTAAGGAAAAACTGTCAGATCAAGGTAAAGACTCTTTCCTGAATTAAATACGCTATAACTACTTCCGGAAGAATAGTCAATTTTTGAAGATAAATAGGTAGATAGCCCAGTGCCAGCCCATGTAAGTTTTCCACCGTAAGTGCTATCACTAGAATATATAGAACTAATATCTAAAGATGCTAAAGTTAATCCTGTACCCTGAGACCAAGATGTTGTAGAAGATGTAATGACATTGGAGTCATTTTTATATTCAAAACTAGGGTTTTCAATTAAGTTTACGTCTTCAGCTGAAACATACTTTATACCAGTATTAGAAAAATACCCATAATCAAACTCAGATTTTGAATAGTCACGAAGGTAAAGACCTGCTACGTCCTTGTTCTGGAAATATACGTAGCCAATAGAGTCTGACTTAGCTACATCAGCACCAGTGTTAGCGTAACTAATTGTTTCATAATCAATATCGGTGATTTGAACTATCGCACCGTTAGAGTTAAAGGTAGTGTCATCCTCTAAAGCTACAATTATGTAGTCTCCAATTAATAGATCGTGACCAAGTATTGTAAGAGTGGCTACGTTGTTAGTTCTACTTTTAACGGATACGTCAAATGGATCTGGAGAATAAGACTTAAATAGACCTACGTATGTGCCTGACGTGACGCTATCATCATTATCACCAATACCAGAGCTCTCAAGAAAGGTTCCCAGTAGTGTTGTAGTTCCAACTACACGGGTAACAGCCGGACTAGATATATTCCAATATCCAATAGCACCGGAGTAAGCAGTTATGTCTCCACGAACCACAACGTTGCCAAACTCAGCGTCACCATTACCAGTTATTCTCCAGCCAGCTTCACCAGAGATATAGTTACCACTTTGTATAGCTTTTTCAATTATTGATAATTCTTCAGATAAAGAAGATTCACCAATAGCATTTGTGGCAATAACACTAGAGTAGTCAGTTCTATATTCGCTATACCTAGATTTTTCATCTAGATAATTTAAATAAGATCCTATACTTCTGTGCCTAGAAAGTCTGTCACTACCCATGTCGATCAATATCCCATTCTGGAACTAAGTTTAATGTTACAGTTTCGGTGGCTTCCGGGCCCTCAGGAACTTTTACCTTAATAGATTCAATTTTTCTAAGTATTGCATTCTTTCTTGGCTCGAGTGCACTATTTAGACGCTTAGAGATAAAATCATCCTTAATAACTATTTGACACCAATCTCCTGGATTATATGAACCAACGGCAGGGTCAATAGATCCATTAACTTCTACTGAATACTCACCCATAGGTGGCTTTGACTCAGCTAAGAAACGTTCTGCAGATTTTTGTAGATCTCCTTCAACATCGTAATTACCCCAGTTATCCAAGTTGATCTGATTGTAACCTACTAAAGGCCAGCTAACTTTTTCACTACTTTCTAGTAAAGGCCATCCATCATCTAGTAGTGCATTATCAGATGCAGCAGAATATCTAGCACCAGTATCTCCACCGCCAGATCCCTTACCATCACCTACTACAAACATACGAGTTACCCCATTTTCAGCATTTTCTTGCAGAGTTACATCGTTAATATTCGCTGGGTACTCAAAAGTAAGTTTGTCTGCACCAAAAGCACTTATAGGAGCATACTCTCCAGGATCAAGAGGATTTGTTAGTAAGTAAGTAGTAAGACTAGTAGGAGTTCTAGGTATAAGAACAAATTTTCGTTTGAATACATTTATACCGCCAACACTCTCGACGGAGCAATCTATTCTATATTGGAATCCATTTACGCTATTTGAGTATTTGTTAAGCATATCCCCAACGTTTGTCAAGGCACTTCCAATTACCGGAGCATTGATGATCTCCTTTTGGCTATAGTTATTACTACTATAAGTAATTCCACCCATGCCAGCATTATTAGGAAACTCTCCATAAGTTCTAGAGAATGCAGTAGGAATTTTAGAAACTGTGGCGGATTTTAGAACTTTGCTATCATCCGGGGCAGCCACATAAGATTCAGTATATGATCCAGTAACAGTGTATGTAAAGCTGTTATCAGTAACAGATGTAATTTGTACAGGAATACTATTGTTGTTATATTTTGTTTTACCTTTTATGTAAACAGTTACAAATTGATTTGCAGTAAACCCATGCTCGTCTCCATAGAAATAGATAGTTCTAGAAGTTCCGCTAGATGATATATGAGTTGGGTATCTAGCCACGCCATAATTTGTATACACAGCAACTGCTGTACCAGTAGCAGCAATCAAGGTGGGCACCGATGTTCCAACACTTGTGTATGAGAAAGTTGTAGTAGTAGGTACGTCAAGGATGAGCACAGGAGAGTCTGAGTTATTAAAAGTCGTATCATCACAAGAAACAAGTACTGTATCTCCAACAACAAAGCCATGGGCCGCAGTAGTTCTAATTGTTGCAGTAGACAATACCCGCTTTTTTGCCTCTATAGTGTAAGAAGTGTTTGCAATAGGGGCAAGCTGAGTCTTTATACGTTTAGCAGTTCCAGCTGCCATTGCTTGTTTAGTATCAGCAGTTCCAGGGTCTTTAGGAGTGTATGAGAAAGTTGTAGAATTTGTGACTGTTTTTATGGTCTGAGTACCATCATAAAATTTATCAGCTTTAGCCATATTTATGATAATGGTGTCACCAACCATAAATCCATGAGCAGAATTCGTGACAATAGTAATTAAATTACTAGATGTTGTATATTTTTTAGTTTTGATCTGAGTAACACTTGACGGTTCTACAGTCATATCAAATTCAGGATCAAACTGGAACCAAGTTTTAGGAGAAGCCGTATCAGTAGCAATCACATATTTGTACCCATCATACATAGGTACTCCCCATGACGGATCATCTACACCATTTACTAATACATAGTCATCAGCACTAAAGTTTAAACTGTAGCCATCGTATACTGTTAATTCAAGAATTTTTCTACTAACAGAAAACTCACATCTAGAGTCTGTCACAGTTACTCCATCAGATGAAGTATTTGACCCAGTGTTTGCATAAGTAAACACTTTATCGCTAGGAACAGATGTAACTGTTACAGGTACCGCAGGATCTCCGTTGTTGAAAGCTTTATATTTTTCTTCAACTTTCATTGTGATAATATCTCCAACAGCAAATTTGTGAGGATATCTAGTGGTTATATAAGCCACATTTGAAATTCTTTTTACTTTAGTAATTCCACGCTTACTTGTTTCGGTGACGCGTCTGCTCTTTATTGGATAGTAAACGCTAGTTAGTGGAGATGTATTTATTGCAAGTGTAGAAATTAAACCAGTTACATCATAAGTAAAAGTATTTGACGACGGAACAGAGAGAACCGTAAAAGTACCATTTAATTCAGTTACATATAAATTTACAATTTCTACACGTTGGCCCGGAATTAACCCGTGGGCAGAAAGCGTTGTTATTGTAGCTATTGAATTATCTACTTTTCTATATGTAATTGTATTAGCTTCTTTAACACCAGGTGCAATTAACTCGTTAGCAAATTCAGTATCAATAAAATCACTAAAAACTCCATCAAGCATATCTCGTATGTATTGATACGTATCTACTTTTGCAGTGACAGTGACTTTTGAATAGTAACTGCTAGCTCTAGTAGGTAGCTTAGGGATCTTGACATAAAAATAAGTATTTGTGGGTGCAGGACTACTTAGAACTTCATAGAATCCACCGTATTGGGCATAGCCTTGCTCACCAAAACTTATGTACGCTTTTACTCTATTTCCAGCGCTGTCCAGAGTAGGCATGGTGTAGCTTCTATTTAGGAAAGTAATTTTAACATTTCCACCAGCTACAGTTTTTTCAGCCTTTGCTTCAAGATTGTAATTAAAAGTTTTCCATACGTACCTGTGTTGTAGATAACTAGTGAACTCAGAAGCGTCTACAGATAACTCCTTACTTGTTACTTTGTAGTCTCTTGACCAAATAATTCCGCCCCATACGCAAACTCCGTTTCGTAAAACGTAAACAGCAGTTCTACCAGGCATAGTTGATTCATATAGATCTAAATTGTTTGTTTCTTCGCTAATAGCTATGGTTCCAGCAAATTTTCCAGAACCTTTTAGAGCTCGCTCAAAACTCACATCACTAAAAGGAATTTCAGCGAGTATTGTGTTACTTACTATGTCAACAGTAAAGTATTTATACGTTGCAGCATCTACCATTGGATATATTTAACCTTGCGTCTAATCGTCATTTATATATCTATTCTAACCGATCCAACCAGATCTGTATTTTACAGTTAAGGATGTAGATCCAGACGTCGGGGTAAATTGAATGGTATTGCTTCCAGGTAGAAGAGTTGTCCAATCTGTCAAAGTATCAATATAAGATCTAGCAATACTTGAAGATCCATTAAATACGGCAGACTTATTATAAGTATCAATTTCTAAAATGTCAGCCGCAGCTAAAGTTACAGTTCCATTAGTAGAAAGAGACGCTAAATCACCAGTAGTTTTTGCAAAACTTAAAGTTGTATCAGTTACGTCTGTGATAACAGCACCAGTAGTATTCAGACCGGTACGACCAGCAGTACTAATACTGGCTACGTTTACAATATCTCCAACTAAGAAAGAGTGAACAGTTGCGCCAAATCCAATAGTCACTACACCAGAAGCTACCAGGGTAGTCCCAATAGACTCGGAGTAGGTAGACCCACGGATTTTTTTAGTTACAGTCAGTGTTTTACCGGTAGTAGAGTTTACAATTGTTATAGGAGCAGTCAAGCCACTGGTTCCTCCAGTAAGCGTGTACACAACAGGTACGGGGTAATTTCCTGCATTAGTTATAGCAGTAGATCCGCCTGCAGACACTGATGAGTACTCATAGCCATTAGCATCATTCCAGTTCCATTTAAACTTTACTGGATTAGCTGCTTTTAGGCCAATAGAGAAGTCAATACGACCTCTAGCGTTAACAACCTCGATGTTTGGACGTCCGCTCAAACGTACGTAAGCTGCTTTAGTAGGGCTTTCATCTACATACAACCACCCACCAGTAGCTACTAAGTTTATAGCTGAAATCAATCTATCTCTAGCCGCAGCTGTGTATGTTCTACTAGGTACAAGAATTGACCCAGTTAAAGTTAGATTTCTAGCTGTGTATCTTCCGCTCACATCATATGAACCGTCATCCAGACCTCTTGTAAGATCTAGAATTTCAGGATCTGGAAGATCCCACCAACCTTTAATGTCAGTACATACCCACAAAACATTGTTGTTGTCAATTGTGTTAAGAAGAAGTCCATTAAGCATGATATCAGCGTTAAGCTCAATACCGGTTAGATGTGGAGGAGGAACCGGACGTAAAACATTGTTAGTTTTGTTATTTTCTTGATCTTGACTGATTGGCTCAACAAAGGGGCTAGCAGTAGCATTATTTTCAAACTGAAGTGCGTCAACCAAAAATATTTGACCGACTGTACTTCCACTTGTATTTATAATGTTCAGCTGAGCCTGAGTAGAAGTAGCTGGAGCAGTACCAGTAACAGTGATCCTTGTCCAGCCAGACGAACTAGTCAGTGATGTACTAGTTGAAGTTGATGTAGAAACTAAAGCAGGTACCGCTGTATACCATCCAATAGATAGCTGATAAGTTCCTGACTCTTGGCCAGTAGGAATTTTTACATATGCCGAGAAGGTATATGTAGACCCCACGGTAGTAGCTAACTTAGTAGTTGTATAGATAGACGGGTTGCTAGTTCCAGTCTTAGATAAGCTGCCGTAAGAATCCCCATAGTATGACGGAGATGCTATAGAGCTAGCTACTTTAGAAAGAGTAGCGTTGGATGTAGACCACCCAGCCGTGCCCAAACTAAACGTTGGGTTATATACATAGTTTGTCTTTATCATTTTTTAGATCGTGCCCTTACGCATTGAGAATGAAAGTTGTCTTGATACCTCAGCTGCTAGATCCTTGACGCTCATTCCTTCACTAGCATAGACGTTAATTTCAATGCCAGGTCCTCCGGCACCAGAAGCTGCCATGTCTTTGATCGCAGTTAAAACAGCTTTATCTCCAGCAGATAGCCCGTTTGAGTCCAGAGGGACTACTCTTTCAGGCTTACCAGCTTCAGCAATGTTAACAATAGATCCACCAGGGCTAGGCATTACAGTACCACCCTCAGCTAGCCTAGTAAGTTTTACTGGCTTAATTGGATCTAGATGTATGTCTACAGCACCAAAAGTTGCAATCTTTATGCCATCAAGAACTATATTAATTCCATCTAACAAGGTGTTAATTGAAGCAATAATAAAGTTAAGTACAGCTTCAACTGCAATTAAAAGACCATTTAGTACTGCTTTTATGACTATATTTATTCCAGTAAATATTTGCTTAAAAACAATTGCAAAACCTTTAGCCATATTAATAAGGAAAGTAAACGCATTAGCAAGACCAGTTACAATTCCTGTTGCAAGCTTGGCAATCACATCTGTAACGCCGATGACTGCAGGCATTATAAGTTTTAACCCATTTACCATACCTGCAATCCCTATGCTCAACGTACCAGAGAGAATGCTAGCCAAAGTAGTTATGACGTCAATCACTGGTTCTATAAGTGTAAGAAGAAGCTCTAGTATAGGTCCAAGAGATTTAGAAAATGCTTTAACAATTTCAAGAATAGGGGGCAATAATTGTTTAAATAGATCACTAATTATAGGAAGAAGTGGCTTGAGTATATCCAACAATAAATCTATAATTGGTTCTAAAGCATGAAGTAATTGCATAACTACAGGAATAAGTTGGTTAAGCAAAGTTGTAATAAAAGGCATCAATGCCGTAATAATATCGCCAAATACCGGAACTAGATCAGCAATTAGAACTGAGATCAAAGGTAGTATTGCTGTCAAAATATCTTTAATAACAGGCAGTAACATTTTTATTAAACTATCTATAAGAGGCACAAGAATTTTAACTAATTCTGTAATTACAGGCATTAATTGCTGAACCACCTGAGCAATAAATGGAGCAAGAGCTTTAACAATATCTGTAAAAACTGTAACTATAGAGATTAAAGGATCAATCAATGACTTAATTACAGGAATTATTACGTCTGAAATTATTGGGCCAAGCTGATTAACAAGCACCTGAACTAGTGGAGATACAGCCTTAACAACATCAGCAACCGCTGGAAGCAGAGCCTTTAGTACACCAGAAATTGCTGGCATAACTGCATTAAATAGATCAAGGAAAGAGTCAACAAGAACCATAATAATTTGAGTCAAAGGTGGAATTACGGTTCTTATTAAAGTATCAATAACTGGAATAAGTATGTCTAGAAGAGCGTCAATTACAGGCATAATTGATTTAAATAATGTAATAAATACATCCACCACTGTGGAAATAATAGTTTTTAGTGGAGGAAGCAAACTCTTGATCAGAGATTCGATCGGGTCTATAAGCTTTACAAAGATGTCAAAAAGAGGCAGTAGGGTTTCTACCAAAGAAATTACTATGTCTATTACAAGTTGAATAACTTCTAAAAATAGATCCTGCATTAGCATGACTAAAGATAGAATTGGATCTAATAGTCGGATAAAGAGATCTGCTATTGGAGTTATAACTTCCATTAATTTAATAAATATAGGTTGAAGCATCCCAATAAGAGACATTATGCTTGGCATAAGTTTCTCTATAAATGGAACAACTGCTTCAAATAGTTTTTGAATAAACAAAGCTAATTCACTAATTAAAGGAGTAATTGCCGGAATAATGCTCTTAAATAGAGGGAGAACCGCAGTGAGCAGGGAATCAAATATAGGAATTAGCTGCTCAGCTAGAACTTTAATAATAGGCAGGAATGCGCTAACAAGACCAGAAATTACAGGAATAGCAACGTTAGCAATTTGAAGAAATACTTCTCCAAAAGCTTCTGCAATTTTTACAATTATTGGAAGAACGTCAGTAATAAGTTTTATAACTACAGGTGCAAGCTCAGCAACCATTTGATTAAACAGAGGGAAAATATGCTGGACTAGATTATTAAATATTGGAACTACAGTGTCGGCAATGATTTTACCTAGTGAACCGAACAGATCTACTAGTCCACCAATTATTCCATTAAGTCCGTTACCCTTACCTACAAATGCAGCGGTAAGCTGATAGAAAGCATCCATTAACTCTCTAAGTACAGTCCCAGCCATTTCCGTAAATATTTTTACAAGTGGAGTTATGGCTTCAATAATTGATTTAATTACTGGAGTAAAATCTTTTAATAGGGTTAGTGCCAAGTTTATGATATGAGATATAAATAAGGCAATTACTGGGATTAGATCTTTAATCAAAAGCTCTACTAAAGGAGCAAATGCTTTAAGCAAAGTTCCTACTAGTTCCGAGAGAATTTGTATGGCAGGAACTAATGAAGATACAAACTGTGCAACTAGATCAGATCCATATTTGATTACCAGTACAAGAATATCTACAAATATTTTTAGAGTTGGAACAATTGCTTCCATTAACGGGGGAATTAAAGCCATAAGAACCTCTGCCAACTTAGTCAAAGGAACTATAAGTTTGTTAACCCCAGCACTAACTTCGGAAGAAATTAATTGACCAAACTCTTTGAGAGCTAGATTTATTACGTCAACAACCGGCTTTATTAAATCCTGAATTGCTTTCCAGGACTCATCCATAGAAGCTTTAAAATCCGCATTAGTTTTATATAAATATATAAATGCACCGGCTAATAAGCCAAGAAAGGTCAGAATAGGGTGCTGAGCCATCTTATCCAGAAAGCCCATAAATTTTGCTGCACCACCGACAACAATATCTAGGGCTTTGCCACCATATATGGCTAGCATACCAAAAGCAAGAGCAAAGGCGTGAATTTTAGCAGTAGCTTTAAAGAACGCCTTTACCATAGGTTTTTCCATAAAGTTTGCAAGCATTTTGGCTGCACCATTTAAGATCTTAAAGAACTCAACTACAGCACCAGACTGTGCAAATGCTCCAAAAAACCTTAGGATGTTGGTTATAAGCTCACCCATAATTGGCAAAGCAGATCCAACTTCTTCAAACATGTCTTTAAGTGAAGGTATTCCCGCTCTAACCGCATCAAAGAATAGTTGAAGATTTGGAGTCTGAAGAGTTCCAAACAAAGTTCTAAATAAGTCACCAACAAGCTGCAACAGACTTTTAGCATTTTTAGCCCCAACATAAAGACTTTCACGCATTTTTTCAATGCCTTCAGGTGCGTTTCTAAGTGCTTTCCACTTTGCAGTTACTTCTTGGAACCAATCTAGTAGTAATCCACCGCCAGAGTTCTTACCTACAGAAGCCTTAACAATTCCACCAAAAGCTCCAAAAGTATTACCGAGGATAGCTCCAAGCTGGGCAGCAAGCTTTCCAGCTCTAACAAAGAATCTTCTTAGCTCACCTGTTGCCTCTTTGATCCTTAGATCAGACAAAAATCCTTTAGTTTTTTTATTTAAAAATTTAGTAAACATGCTGAGCAAAGGAGCAGCTTGTTTTAGTAGCAAAACTAATATTGCAAATATGTTACCTAAAGGTTTTCCCATCTGCTGAATAAAATGAGCAGACATTTGCATTACGGAGTTTACTGCTTTAAGATTTTGAGTGGTGGTGATTATTTTGGCAAAATCCTTAGCAGCCTTGCCCATTGCTACTGCAATAGCACCAACACCCTTTTCAAGTACAGGGAATCCCTTTTTAACAATTAGTGATATGGCACTTTGAAGAGGTGGCAATAGACCTCTAGCTGCAACTAGACGAAGTCTAGTCATGTACTTAGATAATCCGGCTAAGAATTTAGCAAAAGTTTTTTGATATACGTTTAGACCTTTTAGAGCGTCTTCCATAGGATTACGCCCGAAGCCTCTGGAGCCTTTCTCCTGCTGCTCCTGTAGATCTTTATTTCGATCTATAGCCTGTCTCATATTGAGATCGGCCTCGGCATATGCCAGTTCAGCTTCTCGTCTAGCTCTAGAGTTAGGAGGTAGATCCTGTACCATAGCTAGGTTTTCTCTAGCCTGCTCTAGGGACAGTCCTGCTCTCATTTCCCCCAGTGCAGCTTCTTCGGCTTCAAAAGCCAGCTGCTGCATATCTTCTCTAAGTTCTCTAGCAGTCTTGCCTAGACCCTTCTGTTGCTCAGATAAGGCAGAAGCTGCTTCCGCAACTCCCTTCATAGCAAGTTTGCCTACAAAGCCAGCAAGCTTGAGAGACACCATGGCTCCACCAAGGGCTATTGCAGCTGGAGCAGCAGCTGCCAGTGCACCACCAAGTGCTAGTGCAGCACTACCTAGTGATGATATTCCACCAATAAGACCGCCAGCTGCGGTTCCCATTGTGTAGAATTTACGTTGCAAAGAGGCAAATGCATCGTATGCTTGAGCAGCACCAGGACGCAAGGCTTGTAGGCCCTTAGAGACGCGACCAAAGAAAGATATACCATCTTTTCCAGCCGCGTTGAATGCTTTAGAAAAAGCACCACTAATCTGTTTACCAGCCTGAGATCCAAGTTTTTCAGATCCGCTGAACCCATTACGAATGTCGCCTTTAACTCTATTTGTTAAAGCGCGAACAATAATATGAGCTTCACCTACAATTGCCATGCGTCACCTCTATCCCAATGGACTATCTAGTACTCCACCAAAAGGATCTAACATGTCAGGTCCAACTTCGGTGGCAGGGGTAAATGGTTTGGTAGGTTCTTTATACCTAGGATTAAATGGTTTAATGTCTGAATCTTCTTCAGCAGACAACTTATTCTCTTCAGCAAACTCTTGATCGTCAAATCCGCTAGCTGTACTAAAGCCATCGTTTTTCTTTTTAGCAGCATACTTGTATGTTTTGCCATAAAAGTCTTTGTATAAAGTAGTTCGAATCTGATCTCTAGCCTGAGCCTGTTCCGCAGAGCTCACATCAAAAGCATCTTCTAGAAGATAGTGAAGTACATCTAGCATGTCAGATGCCTCCAAACTTTCTAGTCGTATTCCATTTAAAATGCATTTACCGTTTACGTACGGCCATAAGTCGAGCCCCCACTCGATTAACCCTATGGCCGATCGTTGGGGCGGTCTGAGTACTCCTCGACAAGCCATGATGTGATCTCAGCAAGAGTTTCTACTGGAACAATCTTTTCTTTGTCGTTTAGAAGTGCGTCGAATCGCTCGTAGCTCTCATCGAGAAGAACGGTCTTGAAGAACTTAGTCATTACTGATGCAGTTTTTGCAGCATCGTCCGAACCTGAATCAGCAACAAGTTCTAGTAGAACCTTGCCTTGAAGCTGCTTCACGCATACGAACTCTTCGTTAAAAAGCTTGAATTTTACTGGTTCAGCAGTTGTGTCAACTGATCCACCAAAGTCTTTGAATCTAGCCATATTTACGTATCCTTAATTTAGTATTGAATGTGGACATGAAGTTATTTACTTAACTCCATCTATTAATTTTAGGCTATCTTTCAAATACCTATTTGGCTTAAATCCAGGGTGAACCACTCTTCTACTGTAAATAATACGAGCACCGGTTCTAAATCTGAGGGTCTTGTGATTACCCTTAGGGGTGATTACGACTGGTTTCATACCCTCGTGATGCACGTAGGCATAATTGACAGTAGATCCAATTTTCATTACTTGGCCTCGTGCGTCGGCTCTATGGTCCTGGATTCTAATAGATTCTCTTAGACGTCCGGTTCGTACACCAACCTGAGCCTTAGCACCGACAACTACTTTATTTCCTTGGACAGTCATCCAGCGTCCCACGGCTCCGGTAGGAGAGTGTAAATATCTTTCTAAAACAGGTTCGTAAAAAACTACACCAGAAAATTTATAAGTAAGAGAAGGGCGTGATGACGCACCTATACCAGAAGGATTTCCACCAAATCCACGGCCTCGGCGTACGCTTCTTTTAGCTAGGCGTCTACCCTGTCCGATGGCGTACGTTAGCCAGCTGTCATTAATTACATATGCTGGCATTTTATGGAACCGCCATTGTCACCTGCAGGTTGATTACCTGGTAACCACCCTCAGCTGACGGGGCCTCCAATGTGGCAATAACGCCTGCACCAAAACCAGTCTCATCCCACTGATCTAACAAATTGATACTTTGCATGAGCACCCAGGAATCTACAGCCGAAATGTGACCAGATTTCTCGATCTGCTCTGCTGTAGGTGGACGTCCATTCTGTCCAACAATGGGGACGGCACGTGCGACCATGATGTTCATAACTACCGTTCTAGGTACGTTACAACGCTGTGGTCTGCTAGCTTGATCTCCCGGAGGGCCAAGATATAGCTGCTGCACGGCCACCACCATTTGTTCACAGTCAACGATTGGAGTACCAAAAGTCCAATAACGACGAGCGGGTAGGGGTACGTTATACGACTGGTATATAGTACCCACTCGCTCAACAACACCATCCATCATATCTTTCAACGCAAGTGCGTCTTCAGACACGTTAGATATATCTACCGCTAATGCCATTTATTTACTCTTCTACTTTGTCGTCTTCTACTACTACGGCTGGCTCTTCTACTACAGGCTCTACTACAACCTCAGGCTCAACTACAACCTCTGGTTCTTCAACCTTCTTAGCAATTGGCTTAGGTGCTACCTTCTTAGGGGCATCAACTACAACCTCTGCAGCCTTTACGCCACCGAGCATGTCGACGGCACGGAAGTTTGTCTGAACTGACATTCTCTACTCTTTTCTAGTTATATAACTTGATCTGGAGGTTTCCAGTCTCAATCTCTGATACGGTCGTAACACCAGCAACAGTCTTAGTTGCGTATAGAGTCCATGTTCCAGGATCTACCATTCCAAGAGCACCCCAGGCATTCTTGTATGTGACCGGAAAAGTTACAGTCTCAGCACCGCTGTTAAGGGTGATGTCAGCTGCAGTAATTTCTACTGTTTTAGATCCAGAATAACTTCTTAGAGTCACGCTAGGGGTCCATCCAGGTTCATCAAAAAATAGACTTACATCAACACCGGCTTTGCCAGCAGATGTCCAAGTTGCAGTAGTATCCCTGTTTAAGGTAATGTCAGTAGCAGCATTAACTGCAAGTGGTAATTCCTTACGAGTATAGCGACGTCCTCTAGGAGCATCAGGAGAGAACACCTTAGCTCTAGCTCTAGCCTTGTCTGGGTTGATTGACTTCAGAAATAGATCTACTATATATAGACCGGTTCTAACGTCCTCAATAAAGTCTTGTGAGTCTAGAAGTGTGTATGAAACACCCTGGCGAGAAATAGATGTAATACGCTGTGGAAGCATACAGTCATCATCTCCAGCCCAGAGCTTTGCAAACTCAATGGCAAGAGTACGAGCAGCCATTTTTCCAGCTGTTGGAATAGGAGAGCCATAAGTGTAGGTTACTTCAACGTTACAAGGAGTCCATGGAACACCTGCTGCTGCCTGTAACGTAGAGTGATCCACTAGGTAATAACTATCCTCACTAAGGATAGCTCCGGTCCTAATACGAACTGAATGGATCTTTGTTATCGGTCTACCACGTAACTTAATACGTGACTCAGGGGAGAGACCGTCCGATACCAATTCAGCATATTCTTGGAAATCAGTGATCGGAATATTGTATACCTCACCAGAAATTAGTGTGGCATAGTAGTTTTTAGAAGAAGGGCCCATACGGTATGCACGCTTAGCACAAACGTAACGTTCAGTTACAGTTACTTCTCCAGTGAACTTTCTACCAGACATAGTCCACATTAGATAGGATGCCATTTCGCAGGCCTCCTGAGCAAACTCTGTGTTTTCGTAAGATCCTAGATCTGATGGTGTAACCCATAGAGCTGTCATTTAATCTTCTCCTTAGTGAAGCGGGCGACGCGTTTTGTGATAAACACTCTAACGCGCCGCCCGTTCTTACTTGTCTATTAAGAGGTTGGGTCCTCGTTAGACTTGATAACGCGGTCAATTGCAACATCAGGGTTGTAGTTGATGTTACCAGGAACGTTGTATCCAGTTGTACCTGCAGTACCAGCCACAGCTGATGAAACAGAAGCACCGTAAGGAACCGCAGTTGCAGTGATTGCAGTACCACGAGTTACCTGAGCAACGGCCGCAATAGTTTCTGTAGCGGTTGTGCTTGAGATAGTTGCAGTGAAGGTGTTTACACCAGTTACTGTAATAGCAGCAGCGGTAACGTTGAATGCTGCGTTAGTCGAGAAACCAGTCACTGTCACTAGCTGACCAGTAACTAGACCGTGAGCTGTAGCAGTGTATGTACCAGTAGTTGTAGCGCCTGTACATGCTGAAATTGCAACACGACGAGCAACAGCAACGCTAGTTCCAGTTGTACCTGCAAGAGCAGTGAATGTACCATTGAAGATGCTGCGAGTAACAACAGCAGATGAACTGTTTACAGCAACGCTAGTCACAGCAACCGCATTGGTCTTAGCGTAGGTAATGTCGTTAGTCGACACTGTAGCTACACCATAAGTACCGTCAAATGCACTGTCACCAATTGAAACAATGATCTTGTCACCAACTACAACACCGTGACCAGACGCAAGTGTCAAAGTTACAGTAGAAGTAGTAGCAGCCTTGTTAGTTACTAGGTAAGTAGTATCTGCGTTACCGACTGTAATGCTGTCGCCAACGCTGTAAGTGTGGCTAGCTGAAGTAACTAGAGTGATCGCACCAGCAGTTGTGATTGCTTCAGTAGATAGGCTGTAGTTAAGACCATCAAGTGAAGTAACAGCTGTGTAGTTAGGAGTACCAAGTTCGGTAGTACCTTCACCAGCGTAGTTCCAAGTGTAGAAACCAGATAGACCTACTGGAGCCCAAGCAGAACGTGCGTATGAGTAAGGACGCTCAGCTGCAGTTGGGAACTCCCAGCGACCATCAATACCAGATGCAAAGTTAGGGTTTCCTAGACCGTAGCCTTCGAATGTGTTAGCCAATAGACCGTTTTCAATAACGCGGTCACCTGACTGACGAACCTTAACGTATGGGAATACCCAGTGGAAGTAAGGAAGAGTTCCTGCCTTCTTACCGTTCTTAATAGCCCATGACCAAGCTTCAATAGCAACACCGTTACCTGCTGGGTCATCGCCAACACCTGGAGCTGCCCAACCAATTGACTGGTTGTTAGCTGAAGCAAAAGTACCTAGGTTCTTGCGAAGCAAGAGACCACCAGATAATAGAGCAGTTAGTTCTGGATCTGGCTCACAAATAGCTAGTTCCATAGTGATACGCTTCAGAGTGTCTGGAGACTTGTAAGTTACACAAACTGTACCGTTTGCTGACTTCTCAGTGATCTCGTCACCTTCTTCGTATTCAGGGGTGAATGACAAGCGCATGAAAGCTGATGTTGCGTAGCTGTCACCGGGACCTGTCATCAAGTTGCCAGATGCGTCCAAGCGGGTGACACGGATCGACACACCTTGGATGCTGGCTGCATAGTCTTGAGTAGGCATTACCTATTCTCCTTAATTGTTAGTTTGTTAGAGTCAAGTCAACCTTGACACCTAGGTGGATGGATGTATCAAAGTACACGGCGGCTGCACGAGTAGCTTTAATTTTCATGTCATTTTGATTTGATGTAACACCATAGCCTTGAGCTAAGCTGTCATTTACCACTTCAGCTTTTCCGAGATAAACTCGTACTTCACCTGATGCGTAAATCCATTTGTAGCGGCTATTAGCCTGCATTTGAGCAGTGCCAGTAGCGGCAGTAGAAGATACAGTAGATGCTTTAGCATACTTAATCGTAGTTGCGGTAGTACCAGTGGTAGTCACATAAGTACCATTGAAAGTAGAGTCAACACCAGTAACAACTACAGTGTCACCAACAGCAAGGCCGTGGTTGTTAGCTGTAGTTAAAGTTGCGTTAGTTCCGTCAGCAGCCTTATTAGTTACGTTAACTACTGGACCGTTACCTGAGTAGCCAGATCCGACTATTAGAGGGGTACCACCAAAAGTCTGTAGGTGCTGTGTATTTAAAGCTCCGGGTTGGTGGAATACCATTTGATTATAAGAACTAAGAACTGCAGCTGCATCACGAGTCATGTGGATCCAGCCCTGCTCACCACCAGAAGAGTACTGACCAATTTGATACTCAAGCACAGCTACACCATGCTTAACAGAAATTGCTGCACCATCAGAAGTAGGATCTGCAATTGAGCCATCAGACTTACGTCCCGAAAGAACCGTGACGCTAGATCCCTTAGATAGGTATGGGTTTACTAAGTCAGTGCCAGTTCCTTGGAGTGCTACTGCACCATCCCAAAGTTCTACTTCACAGGCTTTCTGAGAGACACCTTCAAGTTGACGAAGAACTTTTGCAAATCTGTCTTCACCATTAAGACCAAAAGTCGAAGCAAAATCTTCAGATTCGATAAAAAATGGAATGTGGTAGCTGTAACGAGGAGCAGCTGGATTAGTATCAACTACATAAGAAGTAGTGCTAGTTTCATCCCAGTTACGTACATAGTTAGGTCTGGTCTCCCACCATTGGTTAAAACCACGAACCCACTTATCTTCAGAATTTGGATTTTCCGGCTTAACTACAGAAAACAATCCAAATGCGGAAGGTACGATCTTCGGGGCTGGAAACGCTCCGTCAAAAGTGGCCATTTATATTCCTTAATAAAAAAGTTTAAAGTTTTTTCGTATTGGGGGACCCGTTTCCGGGCCCCCCTCAACGATTACTGATTTACTACTAAGGCTTAAAGCTCGATAGTAGCGGCAGCAGTACCGCCTGTGGTGTCGCGCAATGCAGCAGCAACACCGTTGATGCTGATGGTTGAGGTGACCTTGAGAGACTCAATACCAACCTTTGCAACAGCTTCGAATGTTTCAATGAACATCTTGTAATCGTTTGTGCCAACCAAGGTGGAGTCACGAATAATTCCAAGGTCCAAAGTTCCACCGTCAAGGAACAAGAATGTTCCCTCAGCGAATAGGTACCAGTCAAAGCTGTCCGGGAACTCAAGAAGTGCAGCAGCACTCTGTGAACCAAATACAGTCATGTCTGGAGAAGCAACTAGAGTTACGTTGCTGTGTGCTAGGTAACCATCGATCTCTGACTTAGATACAGACAGAGTACCGTCACCTGGCATTGCCAAGGTTAGGTCTGCTGCCATAGCGTCGTATACCCACTCAGGGATGAAAGCCTGAAGCTGAGTGTCATGAGCGATACGGTGACGGTTACGGTAAGCAACAGCTGCACGACGGATCTGAACTAGGAAGTCACGACCAAAACCGATTAGGTTAGTAGTTGTAACAGCAGTTGAACCGCTGCTTAGTGCGCTTAGTAGGTTCTGCTCAGCTTCACGAGCGTGCTGAACTAGAGCTAGCTCGTTGTGACGAGCAATCAACTCTGGGTAAGCACGAGTCATCAAGTTACCGAACTGTAGCTGTAGGGTTACAGCGTCAGTAGCCTTTGTGTTTTCAGCAGCAGCTGTAACAGTGTAGCTAGTCTTGCTTGCTGGGCTAGGAGTGGTAGCTGAGTCGTTAGCTGCAGTCCATACACCAACAGCTGTGTCATAAGTACCAGCTGCGAATGATGGAGGAGTTACGAAACGGATACCGCCACGGTCAGCCTGGAAGCGAGGCAATGCATCGCGTAGAGGACGAACGTTGCTTGAGCCGATTGAGTAGATGTCGTACTTGACTTCGAATGGAGCTGCGTGACCACCAGCAGCAACAAGTGCTTCTGGGCCTGCGACGGCTGCAATCTTCAGAGCGTTTGACTCTGCGTCAGTTGTTAGAGTACGAGCCTCTGGGTATTCGGTTGTGATGGATGCAACGATGTGCTGCTCTCCATCTCCACCGTTAACACGACGTAGAGAATGAATTCTCTTCTCCATTGCTAATGCAACTTCGGTCATGTCAGAGATGGATGATCCAGCACTGTAGCCAGGGATGTCAGCACCAGCGGTAATTGCTACCTTTGCTGGCTCTGAAACCTGAATAACAGGCTGACGGTCAGCTGGAGCCTGGAAGCTCTCTTCTGCTGCTGCGGTCACTGGGGCCTGCTCTTCCTGCTGAACTGCGTCAGCGGTTGTAGTTGTTTGGGTTTCTTCGGTTGATAGTTCAGATCCTTCAACCTGAGTCATTGATGCGTCAGAGGTTTCAGCTGAGTAAGCCTTCTTTTTTTCCTCGTCCTCTTGAGCTGGAGTTTCTTTGGCCTCTTCTTCAGGAGTTTCTACAGCCTCTTCTTCAGGGGTTTCTGTAGCCTCTTCTTCAGGAGTACCTTCAGCTGGAGCTTCCTCAACTGGCATGTCGCCAACTGGGTTCTCCCCGTCCTCACCTGTAACACGCATAGTCGCTTCGGCAGCACGAGCAGCAAGCTCTTCTTTAGCGGCCTCGCGACGACTGGTTTCACCGCGTACGGTGTCCAACATGTCGGCAAGTGACGTCATAGCGTCAACAACCTCAGGAGATGGGTCTTTACCCTCGACCAATTCAAATTCACGTACGATTGACTCTTGCAGAGCGGCGACTTGCTCGTCGCTTAGTTCTGCTAGGCCATCTACCTGCGATTTAATGTGATCCACTTATCCTCCTAGGATAGTTAGAGATATGCGTATTTCACATACCTTGCTGTTCGGTCCAAAGCAAAGGGACTTACCGCACCATGCGGCAGGCACTCTACCCAGACTTTATTTTACCCTGTTTTTGAGTTGTTTATTATTTAGGTTAGGAGTCTTAGAAGCTTATTAAACTGAGTCGAAATATCCGACTGGCTATAAAGCTTAGATCCTGACTTAAAGGAACGTACGTCTTGGGTAGCGACGGCCGCATCCTTAGAACCAATTTTCTGCTCCACTCGATCTGTCATGTTGTCAAGCAACTCTTTCAGAACAGGTGGGAGGTCACTGTATCTAAGTTTCGCGTTTGGATCCTTAAATGGCAGTGGTAGGTTGGCAATAGTTTTACCTAGTTCTTGCGTTGTAGTACGGATGTTCTCTAGTGACTTTGCATTCAAAGCACCAGTGTCCAAACGATCTACAGTGTCAATCAGATCACCAGCAGCCTTAGCAGCAGTTCCGTAGTCACCGATTTCGGTGTACCCCTCTGCCGCTGAGACTTTTCTGGCTACATCTTCAAGACCTGCAACACCTAGGTTGAGCTTAAGTCTGGCTAGAACCTTACGGAACTTGCCATACTCATCACGCGGTTGAGTCTTACCAGGGATGTACTTACCTCCAGCTTGAGCATATGGGTCGGCATCCTTTTTAACTTCTTGGATAACCTTCTGCTCAATTTGTTCCTGAGTAAGTCGTTCATCGACTGGTTGCTTCTCCATTACAGGCTTGTCTTTAGGTTCTACACCAAGAGGTGCTTCAGCCTTAACAGGTACTGTAGGGAGAGGATTTACAGGCTCAACCGCATCAGATTTTCCCAGAGCCGCCGCAGCTGCTGCAACACGAGCACGAAGTTCATTCGGCTGAGTTGAAGCTGTGATTGACTCTGAAGTAGATGCAACATGTTGCTTATTCCACTTCTCTGGGATTAGATCTATTTTGCCAAGGGCCTTAGCACGACGCATAATGTGGCGACGTACCTTTCCACGGTCTTCTTCCTTAGCACGGCCGAATGACTGGATAGCATTCTTCAAATCGTCTTCATTACGAATCGGATATGAACCGTCCGGTAGAGCCTGACGCTTCTTGGCAGCGGTATCGCGTTCTGCTTTAGTAATTGCTAGAGCATCAACGTAACCATGGATCTTGTTTGATAGCTCAGCTGACTTAACTGCAAAAACAGCAGCACGCTCAGCACGAAGCTGGTCGAACTTAGCCTTAGCAGCAGCAGCCAATGCTTCTGGGCCGTACAACTGCGAAGCTTTTAGCTCAGCAAGTGGACGAGCACCAGCCGCTACAAGAGCCATAACAGCACCTGAAGCAACACGAGCACGAGCGATCGGGAAACCAGGAACATTTACCTGGCATACAGCTACTAGCTCAAGTGAGCCACGGATTGGACGCCAGTCACCTGATGGAGCCGATGCACGAAGCGAACGGATCTGCTCAGGGGTTGCGGATGGGCGTAGACCTCCTGATACCCAGATACCGTGAGCATCTTCGCCGGCATGTACGTCAGCAATTGCTGATGCAGTGTCGTCGTAGTGCTTTACAGCGTCTAGGGCACTAGCCTCTAGTGAAGCATGTCCTCCCGCTAGCGTAAGTTGACCTACAGGTACATCCTTACCATTGGCAGTACGAATCACGCCAGTGTGGAAGTAAGAGTAGTTACTCTTGCTGCGAGGAGGTTTGGTGCCTGCTACCAAACCGATATGATCAACGTTCCAAGCTGCAATGTGGCCGAATACTTTACCATCGTCAGTAACGGTGATAGGAGTAGGCTTACTTAGCTTAGGATTGTTGAACCATTCAGCAGGTGGCACGACAGGAATTACACCAGCAACAATTGCACATGCAACAAGTGCAGCATTGTCAGGTGAATCCACGTCTTCGGCATATATTCCATCTTGTGGAATCATATTATCCTCCTGGGGTTCACCTTCCTCTACGAGGAAGATTTTGCATTCTTGGAACGCGGGCTTTGGCACCATAGTGACTGCCATTACCCGAGCTTTATTTATAGTGAGTTTGTCCCCACCAACTTTTTTATCGTCATCGATGTCGATGTCGTTCTCAGTCTTTGACTTAGAAGTTTTCTTTTCTTTTTCTTCTTCAGCCTCGAACTGATCCATATCGGCTGATACGCCACGAATAAATCCGTTGCGAACCAAACGTTCGGCTTCACGCCCATACTCTCCAGTATCAAAAATGCCAACAGCATTTCCAATACCTTCTTCAGTACGCTCCATTCGGTCAATTCGACCGATTACAACGGACCCATTGTGTCCGTCTGAAGTTCTAACTTGCCATAGCAATGGCAGTGGTAGTTCACGCATTGTGATTGATCCCTTGCGGAAAGTACGACCATCTCCGGTTTGCTTACCCTCAGGGATTACTAAAGGAATACGGAACATTCCTCCATTAGTAGATGTGGCAATAGGTGCACTTGCCAATAGACCTAGACGGTGCTTAGCATCATTAGCACGAGCAACTAAGGTTACTGAGTCGATGACCATTTCTGAAGACTTAAGGACTTCATCACTGAAGAATGCCTTGTTACTATTTACACCCTTACGTCCATATAGCTCACGATGGCGCTTATCACCAGTCCACAGACCAGTAACTTCCTTGTGGCGTAGAGCACAATATCCCTTAGCACGTGGGCCTAGATACTTTTCTAAATGACGAACACAACGAGTCCAGTCACCCTTAGTGTTCCAACGAATCTTGGCTGCACCCTTGCCAACAGTCCAGTAACGGCGAAGTTCTTCTGCGTTACCTCTGTTTTTATCAAGGCCACCAGCAGCAACAAGAATATCTTCTCTAGGTCCCCATAGAACTATCATCTGGTGTTGTAGGTAACCAGCAGATGCAACTAGACCGTCAACCTGCTTTAGAACATCGTTCAGAGTTGCAGAGTCAAGAGGGACAACAGGTGGAGGAGTTGCAGACTTTAGATCAGCAAGTGTCTTCTCATCACGAACCCACTTCTTATCTAAGCGCTTGTAGATCATAGGAGCAGTTGACGTTGAGCTGGCTGGGACCATGCTAATTAGATCGGTTACTGCTTGAGGGTCATCTGGAGCAACAATAGCAAAATACAGAGGCTGTACGTCAGAAGTTTCAGGAGTAAGCTGTACCGGCTTACCAGGATCGCTAGGTTTTGGATTGCTCTTTGGAGCACCTTCTGGTTTGGCTTCATCTTTTTGAACTTCCTTCTCAGGATCTACGGCTGGCTTCTGAGCCTCAGCCACTCCTGCAGCAGCAACAACCGGGGCTGCCCAGCTAGTGTCTGTAGAAGGTTTGATCTCTTCGCGGAGTTTAGTGGCACGCCACTTTTTAAGTAAAGGGTGGTCGTAAGATTCTGGGTCTTCTGATTCTTTTTTCTCATCACCAGCACTAGTCATAGGAGTGTGGTAATCACCAGGACTATAAGAAGCACGCTGGCTCTGAACCCAAGCAGGGAAGTCATAAAGAACCTGGTGGAGATCTTCCTTTGTCATTGCAGGAAGAGTGCCAGATATTCGAGCGTTAGGTCTATCGATTGGAGTACGAGGTTCTCCAAGGATTCCAGAAGTATCTAGAGGACCTTCAAGTATTTCTTGAGGAGGAAGACCGGAGTTAGCATTCTTTCTCTGATCTTCCAGGCTTATGCCCCCAGGTTTTCCAGCACTTGGAGCTGAACCAGGGTTGCTAGCTCCAGGTGTAGTCTTCTGGCCAACTTGAGCCTTACTACCCTTTGATCCAAATCTTCCACCCGCAGAGCGAGGTTGCTTAGCTACGTTTGCTGCACGTTCCTTTGGAGTATATGACGCTGGGCCAATACCACCTTCACCAGCAGCTACCATACCTAGGTCAATCATCTCCCAGTCTTCTTCAGGAATTGATCGGGCAGCTAGTCTAGCTTCGTCCTCATCAAGATCAAAAACAGAAACTTTGCCGAAAGGATTGTTTGCCAAACGAGCTGCAATCATTACAGCAGACGATGCATCAATAAGAATGTGACTTTTTTCTATGCCATCATCTTCATAATCTAACCCCTGGTCATAGTCCCAGACATCGCTGTCGACATTTCCCATGTCGTCCCAGCAGTCGTTATCCCACACGTAAACTTGACCATCGATGTCAACTTTGTATAGGCGATCTAGTCCAGATCCATCAAGGCATACACGAGCCATAAACTCTGGACCATAGTTTTCTTCAAGAGTGAACGCATTGTGGAAAGGGTCTTGAGGCTGTTGCTGAGCCAGATAACCGCCACCAGCTTTAATTGGTTTTGGATCTGCGTGTTTTACAATATCAACAGCCCAACGCCAAGCTGAATCACCACCCCACAAGGCCCACGCAATTCTGCCGTTGCTTGGGAAGTTATCTTGGCCTGGCTTCCAGCCTTTACCCTTTTTGTCAACTTCGTGACGAGGGAAGTACTTTGCGATGTGGCGTACTTTTTGTAGGCTTATTTGCCCACCCTTAGCAAGAATTCTTGCTGTATTCATGCCGACAGGAGTGCCGCCACGGTGGTGCTCCTTGTGCCATTCAAGAGCTTTCTTGGCTTCTGCTTGAGCAGATTTTGGAATGGTATACATACGTCCAGCAGACGCAATAATAGTTTTTGCATCCATAGTCTGTAAAGAGATGGAGGCTAAAGCAGTTAGATCTTGACCAGGCTCTGTATCAGATTTTTCCCAGCTACGGCTAGAAAATAGAGTCTCAGGAACGCCTGACTCAACAACCATATTAAAATCGGTGTCGACAACTACACCATGGTGCTCACTTGTAAACAAGAGCAACGACCCAGATTGGCCGATAAATGTGATCATCTAAAAAGTCCTGTTGTTGAGTAGTATTTATATTTATTGTACACTTCTATTGTAAAAGTGACTATTTCGATTTTCCGCGGTAGACGCCATTTTCATCGACTTCATCAGAATCATCTTCAAAGTCTGGAACAGGGTTGCCAATAATTCTTGCCATCAGAGCCCAGTACTCTGGGTCATCTTCTGTGTAACGTTTAGGCTCCATTGGATCTTCTGGCATTTCTTTTTTAGCCATTATGACTCCTCTTCTTCTGTAGGTTTTTGGACAGCATTTCCAATGCTATATCCGTCAATCGGGCTCCAGTCTCCAAGATCTGTACCAAGAATATAGTCTACAGCTTTTTGGGCCTGGCTAGTTGCATTGATAATCTCGTCTGGGTTGGATTGTAGGTGCTTTAGCCAGCTTTGAACATATGCTGCACTGTTATCAAATGTTGCATCTACACCAAACATATTAGCTAGTAGAGCACCTCCAATTTCAGCAATAAGTTCTTCTCTAGCTCTAGACTCTAAATCATTGGCATAGTCCTTGGTTAGATCCGATCTGTCTAGACGATCTGGGTGGCCTGTACTGTGTACAAGTTCGTGAGCGATTGTGTCAAACAGATCTTCAGGAGAATTAAATTGCTCTAGGTTAGGTAGAGTAACTTCATCCGATAAGGTTCCCCAGTTTGGAGCCTGGTGTGCTCCACCACTTCCAACATAAGTATGTTTGATGTTTGGAGCCTTGCCGGTACGAGCTGCCATTGCCTTCTTGTAACGCTCAACAATGAATTCCTGTGCATCTAGAGGAGTCATCTTAGGGAGGCTCTCTGTAGATAGTTCAGGTAGATTCAGACCATCAATCTGCTCAGCGTTAAATACTGCAGTAGCTTTGAACATGGTGAATGAACGCTTCTTGTTTGGGTCTTTCTCATCCTGCTGAGTGATACGCATAGGAACAAGAATGAATGTACCCTTCTCACCCTTACGTACCTGACCACCCATTGCCGAAGCTTGGTTATAGGTCATCCATCGAGGATCGCTATAGCCATTCTCTTCTTGAGCAAATCTTAGAGCCATAGCGTTTACACCCGAGTAGATGTGCTTAGACGATGGGTTTCTAGGTAGAGCTATACCTGCGTACTTTTCGCCCTCTTTGTAAGGCTTACGCCAAGGAGTCTCTCCCTGCTTGATCTTCTCAAGAAGACCGGCCATAACTTTTTCTGTTGCAGTCTTGCTATCAGTTACAGACTTTTTACCAGTTCTGTCAAACTTTCCAGGCTTCTGAGCAAAACCAGTTACTTCTGGGTTTTCATCAGATCCTGGAGTTCCAGCAGGGAATGCTGAAGGAGCGTCCTGAGGACCTAGGTTAGTATTAGGGTTCCAGCTACGTGAAGCAGGTGGAGTATATCCAGGGACTTCTGCAGCTTCCATCATGTCGCTAGAGCTGTTATGCCATGGAGGGAGAACATCGTTACCTAGTACATAATCAACTGCTAGCTCTGCTTTTGCCATTGCTTCATTTAGCTGAGCATCATTAAGATCGTGAGATCTTAGGTATTCGGCTGTTCTGTCTGGATTATAGTTTAGACCTAGACGCTGTAGTAATAGCTGAGAAGCAATCTCGGCAGTGGCTTCTTCAACCGCTAGCTGACCCATAGTCATGTCCCCACGCGCTTGAGCTAGGTGGGCTTCTCTACCCTGTCTATCCTGAGTTCCAGTTGCATGGGCTAGTTCGTGGAATAAACTATATAGGTAATCTTCAGGGCTGTCGTATTTGCTACGATCAGGCATTCTAATATTTTCAGGCCTACGAGCTCCTGCAGGACTCCACATAGGGGTGTCACTACCGTACAGATCCTCCCAGATCTTTATATTTCCACTCTTGCCACGCTTTTTCTCGGCTTCACTAAATCTACCAAGAACGAAATCAATAGCCTGTGCAGCATCCATCTTTGGTTGTTGGCTAGGACTATAAGGCTCTAGACCATCCATTTGCTGAGCGTTAAAAACAAATCTAGGTACTTGGACTATTGAGCGCTCTCCAGATTCTTCATCTTCAATAGTCATAAATGTCATGATCTTCACACCCTGCTCGCCATCACGAACAGTAGCACCAAGTTTTTTAGCCTGTGCTGAAGTCATCCAGCGAGGGTCTGTATAGCCACGTTCAGCAGCTGCAGTAGCTAGAGCGTGGTGGTTTATCGCACTATATTGATGATTAGATGAAGGGTTAAATGGCATGTTGCTCGGATTAACCGGAGCAGTCATTGGATCGTCGGCAGGATAATCTGAGTAAGGAGCTTGCCATTTGTGCCAAGCTGGGTTCTTTATACGCTTACGGAAAATATCCATCATAGAAGCCGCAGCAGCCTTGTTATCTGCTATAGCTTTAGCTTGTCTAGCCTTGAAATCTTTAGGAGATACTGTCTCGGTCGGTAGGGACTGAGCGAAGCCATCCAGATCTGAAGGACCAATCGGTCTAAAAGGTGTGCCATCTTGACGTAGGCGGTTACCGTTTTCGTCATACATGTACACTCCACCACGTGGAATGTTGTAAGGCTCAGGATTAGGAAGTCGTCCAGGGGTAGGACTGATTGCTTCTTCAGCTGCAGTTAAATCGTCTTCAAACTTCTTGCTAACTTTTTCAACTGTAGGAGCTTCAATAGCTTTAGGAGTCTTTGGAGCCTTAGGCTTCAGGTCTTCAGGGTGATTTCTCTTCCAACGATCCTTAGCAATTCTTGCAGCAAGTTTTGCTTTCTTGATTGCAGCAGTCAGCTCAGAGATGGCAGCCATCTTCTCTTCAACACCCTTAGAGTTCTTTAGGTTATTGATTGCTTTTTCAAGATCCGCCTTGACGTAACGCATGTTGTTGACAAATTCGCCAACGTTGTTTACATCTTCACGAACCTTGGTAGTCTTACCCTTCCACTCGTCGAATAGACCGAGGGCGTTGCTTACTGAAGCGATGGCTTCTAGAACGCGTTGACGCTTAGGACCCTTGTCGCCTTCTTTTTGAGCAAAGCCATCTAGGTCAACAGTGTCAAACTCAGCGGTTCTGAGCATAATCTGGCGTTCTGCCTCTTTAAACGCTGCAGATTCATTGATACCAAGGTCTACTTCTTCTTTAGGCTTATCGCTGAACTTGGCAGTGAATCTTCCATTACGTTCAGTAATTTCAGTTTTTAGACCGTTTTCTTCTCTACTCCAACGGCTAATATCTTTCTTAGCATCTTTTTCAGTTGTAGCGTCTACAAACTTACGGTCAGCCGCCATTTCGTTGAATCTCTTGGCTCTAGGTGATCCGGCTGCTTGAGCAAAACCTCCGGCATCTTCTTGGAGAAGCTGAGAGTCATCAAATATTTGACTAGGCTGAATTGTTGAAGACCACTCACCTCCGCCAATAGGGGCAGCTCTACGTCCTAGAGGCTTACCAACTCGCTCCATCTTAATCTGGTCACCTGGAGCTACATCTAGATTTACAATTCTTACTGGAACGTATTTAACTCCAGCCTTTTTTGCTGCAGCAAGTCTATGGTTACCTTCAGTAATAAATGCTTTACCGGTTTTTGGATCGTAAATCATGATTATCGGTTCTTTAAATCCAACTCCATTTTTAAGATCTTTTGCAATATCGTTAACTACACTTGCATTACGAATTTCATTTCCAGCCATGCCTTCTAAAGCATCGGTAGTTACATAACCAATTGCTGTATTAGTGGAGCCCCTACCATTTTCTGAGCTCTTGTATTCAACTAGGTTAGGGTTATACATAGCACTAAATCTAGAATCTACAGTGTCACCTTCAGAGTGCTTCTTGCTTCCTCCAGATAGTTTTTGTTTATTAACTTCTGGGGTTAGCTCGGCAAATTTATATTTAGCAAGACCATCTAATACATTAGTGTCTCCAGCAAATACATCCGCTTTACTACTCTGCAGAGCTTTATTAAGATCATTGACGTCTTTTATAACATCGTCAATTTGCTGCTGAGTAGAGTTAGGATCTGCAGCAATGTCAATCATGCTGTAGATGCCTTCAGGGTACTTCTTCTTAGACTCTTCTAATTTTTTTGCAAATTCAGAATCCTGACTAGCATATTTGTCAAGATTCTTATTTACTCTGTCATAAATTTCTTTAGCGTCAGATCTATCTTTTTCTAAGAATTTACTTCTAGGAGTATAAGAAATTAATTTTCCGGGTACTTGACCTACTGATCCGCCACCACCCGGCTTATCGCCGGGTCTACCTTTTGGGCGGACACCACCTGACCCCTCGTCTCCCCCGCCTCTACGCTTTAGGTTGTCAATGAGCTTCTGAACTTCATCAGAAGACATGCTGCTCACCTTGCTAAGACCAAGCTTACGCTTTTCAGCAGGGCTTAGGCCAAGTGAGTTCGCAAGATCTTTGACTCTCTGAATTTGACGAGGAGTCGGCTTACTTGTATCAATACCAGCCTTAGGCTTTAGAGCTCTAAGTTGTCCTAGCAATGCACCCACCTGAGCCTTTGTCAAGTTTTTACTTGATAGAGCATCCTGGATTGCAGTAGCTAGATCCGGACTGATTCCATCCTGAGTATCGCCAAGTTCTTTGAGGTAGTCGTACTGAGCATCTGAAGCTGGTTCACCCATCTTAGGAGAGACAACTGCGTTGCCTGGCTTTTGATCAAACCCAGTATAACGATCAGCATTGTGATCTTCTGCATCTCTGTCTACATCAGAACTGTTGTAGTAGTCAAGTTTTTCATTAGCAAATGCAAGAGCCTCTTCTTTGGAATCAAAGAGTTTAGAACCCTCGTCAATGGTACCTGTAGGACCATTCTCGTCAATCATGTAGTTATAAGCATGATTTACTTCCCACTTACCATCTTTGGTAGGATTGACTTCAATTTGACTATCAGAGTAAGGATTAGTACCAAATCCACCATCACTGGTTGGGTTTAGTTTGTCATTTCTGACAGGGGTTCCGGAGCCTGGTTCCTGAGCAAAGCCACGGGATCCATAAATAGCACTACTACGACGTCTTCTAGCTTCTGGAACTAGATCTTCTAGCTGAGCAAGAAGTTCGTCATTACCAGAACTTGTCCATGCTGTGGAATCGAAATCCATCCCAAAACGCTCTAAAGTATCGCTATTGCCAAAGTTTAGTTGGAATAGTAGACCATCCAAGTTCCTTTGATAGTCAGCAATTCTAGCTTCGAACTCTTCATCAGTTTCAACATCGATTTTGCCATTGTCTCTAAGACCATCAATGATATCTTGTCCACGAGACTTGATGTCGTCGATTATATCTTGCTCGTTCTCATCAGATCCTGGTCTTTGAGCGAAGCCTTGACCTCCTGCGTTGCCCTTCTTCTTGTCAAGAGCTGCCTGGGCACGTTCAACGTAGTCATCAAGTTCACGAGATAGCTTTTCATCGCCTCTCTGATCTCTCATTATTTTTGCTACGTCAGATAGTCTACTTAGGAACTCCTGCTCAGTGCCATTTGCAATTGCAGCATCTCTTTCTGCATCAAGATCTGAGAAAGATTTGTCTGGGTGAGTAAGACCTACTTGGTGATAGCTACTTAAGTTAGAAACTTCATTAGCTGCCCAGTCTTTAGCATCTTCTGGGTCATCAAAGTACTCTACCTGATCATCAGCAGCAGTTCCGCCACCGTAACTTACAGAAGCTCTGTATTTGCCTTTGTTTTCGCCATCTTCTTCTGGTTTATCAGAAACTACTGCTTCTGCTCCACCAGATCTAACGTCACCGTAGACTCCAGTTTGATCTAGATATTTCTTGATCTCATCTGTGTCAGTCTCAAAGTAGAGTTCACGCATCTGGTCTAGATCTGTGTCTACATCACCTAGATCAAAATTGGTACCATATGGATCTTCAACTGAAGCGAACAGTAGTGGATTGATCCTATCTTCCATACGCTTCATAACCTGATTGGCGGCATTGTCTAGATCATCAGCTAGACTCTTGTCAACGTTAGGGTTATTGCTGTTTCTAATTTGCTCTGCAGCGTCTCTAAGATCCTGAGCTGCAATGTAAGACTGCTCTGCAGGCCAAGTTTTACCATATCTCTTTAGGTTAGCTTCGCTATCTGGGTCAGCCTCGTCTAGCATTTCTTGCAAGTCATCTAGACCGAAGATATTGATTTCTTCATTTGCAGCATCGAGTTTCTTTTGAAGTTCTGCAATACGGTCACCTTTGAGAGAGTTGTAGTAGTCAGACATTTCGCCCTGGGTTTCAACGTTTCTGTCGTTGCCTAGGTCGTCGCCCATTAGCTGCTCCATGTTCTCGTCATCAGAACCACCTGGCTCTTGAGCGAAACCAATGGTCTCTGGACGATCCTTCTTCCTGCGAAGCCTGTCGTTTAGAGCATCAACTTCTGCACGGTTCATGTTCGGTAGGTTGTCTAGGATGTCCTTGACTTCTTCTGGAGTTAGATCTTTAGTGACAAGCTTGCTGTTTAATGACTTAAGAGCACGGTCGCTTGGCTTGTTAGGGTCAACGCCCGGCTTGAATTCAGCATCGTTCATAGGACCAATAAGAGCACTCATCTGTGCCTTAGTTAGGTTCCTGTTAGCAAGTGCGTCTTGAATTGCCTGTGCAGTTAGATCATCAGCTGGTACTCTCTCGTCAGCGTACTCTTGTAGAAGAGCATACTGGGCAGGAGTTGCAGGTTCCATCTGCTTAGCAGAGAATCCACCAGTTTTTTGTTTGTTCTGGCTAGCATTGTCTTTAGCAATTAGATTTCTTAGATGTTTTTCAGCTGCAATCCACGGTTTTCCTTCGTAGGCACCGTCATATTTTTGCATAAAACTCTTACGTACAATACCTTCTCCATTAGATGGTAGGTACTCGACCATCCAACCGTAGCTTTCTTTACCATTCTTATCTTTAGTAAAGAACATTTGTACGCTACCCTTGGATCTACCTTCAGAATCCTGATAGTTTATTCCACCAGATCCGGTATCACTAAATTTACCGCTGAGTTTAATAGCTGCAGGATTTTCTTCTAATAGCCCGGAGTCAGATCCAGACTTTTGAGCAAACCCTCTACTTCTGTCATATGGATCTGAGAATAGATTAACAGCATTACTAGATCTACCACTGACTTCATAGCCAATATCTTCCAAATCTGATCTAAATTCACCAGAAATAAGATTTTCAACACTATCAGCCGCACCTACGTTTTCGATTGTGTCAATCAACTCATCGGTAGCCGCATTAGTAATGGTGTAATCAAATGTTCCGTCATCATTTTTAGTAGGGAATATATTTATAGTCTCAGATTTAAACTCGTGACTACCATCTCCTCGATCACGCCAACCGGAATCTCTCTTGCTTAGAGGATTAAACGTGCCAACGTTTCCATCTAAAATATCACGAAGAGTGTAGACGTCAACTAGACCCTGACCCGCAGCTTCTTTTGGATCTTCGCTAACTGCCCACTGACCAAACTCTTCTTGCCACTTCCACCACTCGCCAAGCCTATTTTCTCCTTCAGAAACCGAGAAATCTGTCCATTTAGATGCCCAGTCCATCATGCCGTAGGTCTCTGGATCATAGATATCTCCAGCAATTGTACCGTTGCTCTTTAAACCGTCTTCTTTACCAGCACGCTGAGCAAAGCCCTGATCTTTAGGAGCTGCATCAATAATCTTTTGAATTGCTGCCTTTGGATTTACTTTCTTAGTTCCAGCTTTTTGAGCGAAGCCTTCGCCCTCAGAGCCGTGACCGATTTCATCTAACCAGTAGCCGCTGTTGTTGTCTCCGACCCAGCTGTTCATCTCTGATTCAAGAACTTCAGCATGGTAGTTGTATGGCTTTTCAATCATACGTCTGAAGTCAGATGGTTCAGCGCCCATAAACTCTCCAGCTTTAGCAATAGTATAGAAATACTCTGCTGGATCTGTAGCAGCAAGGTTATCTAGGTAAGCCTCGTTACGATCCTTAATATCTTGAAGAGCTTCATAGTCTGGGTCATCTTCATCTAAACCACCATCAGGATCAAAAGCACCCTTTTCCATAAGTCTCTTAGCTAGTTCCTTGTTCTTAGCAGAAACTTCTGGACTTACTTTCTTTCCAGGCTTCTGAGCGAAACCATAACCTGGTCCCCTCTCATCGAGGGCACCGGATCTATTGGTGTCATTACTTAGATAGTTTGCTTCTTTAACAGCTGACTTCTTAGCATCTTCTAAGTTGTCAAATGTTTGAGGAGTTTGATCAAACCAGTCCTCGCGGCGGTTTACATCGTTTCCAGGGAATCCAAAGACTGATGGAGTTACTTTCCATTTACCTTCTGGAGTCTTTTCAATTCTGACATTGAAGTCCTCAAATTTATCACTTAGAGAATAGTTACCCTTAAAGACCTCAAAATCACCAATGTTGACTTGTCTTCCAGGACGTTGCTCAAAGCCCTCATCGTACATTCCACCACGGTATGCAGCTTCCATAGCGTGATCAGAGGCATCATCATAGACTTCCTGACTATTGTAATATTCAAGCTTATCGTTAGCATACGCCATAGCTTCTTCTTTAGTCTTGAAAGTCTGTGAGCCCTCATCCATAACACCTTCAGGACCATTTTCATCGATCAGGTAGTTATATGCGTGACTTACTTCCCATGTTCCGTCCTTGTTAGGATTTACTTCTATATAGCCATCCCCGTCGGTTCCTGTATCGTAGCCACCAATACTGTTTGGTTTGAGAGTTTGGTTGTTTCGAGGAGTTAGTTTTTTACCTGGAGCTTGCTCGAAGCCGTCTGGATCTTCTTCTCCATGTTTGAAGTCATTGATAGCGTCTTCCAGCCTAGAGTGATACTCCTCGTAGTCGTCATCACCCAGTAGCTCTTCTAATCTATCTTTATCATTCGAAGCGAGAGCATCCTCAACATCGCTTTGGCGCTCTTCTTCAAGAGATATAGAGTTCATCTCTTCTAGAATGTCATTCTCTAAGAAATCGGAGTCTTCTGAAGTTAGAACATCTTCATCATTTAAAAGCTCTTTTAGAGCATCGTAGTCTTTGTTTGCAACTGCCTCTTCAAACTTAGTTGCAACTGCCTGCATACGAGCTTTTCTAGCATCGCGAATGATTTCATTGTACTCATCCATACGATCTTCATCGTTATTAAAAGCACTAGCTGCAGCCATAGCTTCTTCTGCAGTCTTAAAGTCTCCTAAGTCGCCATTTTCAGCAGTACTGAGATTACCTCTCTTATCTCTGTACTGAGCGTATGCGTACCATGTTCCACGGTTAGGAGAGTACTTAACAACTATTGCAGCACTTTCCATGTCATCAACATCAATTTCCCATGACAAGTCAGAGTCACCACTGCCGTAGTTGGTTGTTTGTTCTAGGAAACCGTCCTTGGCAAATTTAGCTGATGCCGCACGACCCTCGTCAACCTGTGGCTGAGGAGTACGGATTGCTTTTGAAGTAGATCCAGGAGCTTGAGCGAAGCCTGACTTATCTGAATAGATGCCTGTTTTATTTTCAAAATCTAGTCGATCTTTGATAGCAGTATCGACAGAATCTCCAATAGGAACTCCACCGTTATCGACTGATTGCCAGATCTCACTGCCGTAAGGTCTAGATATCTGAACTGGCTTACCGTCATAAGTTACTGTAGTTGCACCGTCTTCTGGAGACACAGCATTAATAGACAGTCTTCCGTCAGCAGAGGTGTATGAGTAACTCTTAGATTTTTTATCATACTTCCAGTTAGCTCTATCAGAAGCATGAGCCTTATCAACCTTAGGAGTGTAGCTAATTGAAAGATCAGCACTCTTACCAACCTCAGCAAGGAGCTTGCCCATCTCGCCCTTGGTTAGAGCCTTGTTAGCAACGGCTTCTTCAACCATGTCACGGACATCAGTTGGAAGCCTGTCAGCCTGGTTGTCAAGAATACCCTGAAGCTTGTTGTACTGCAAAGGAGTAGCTGGATCCTTAGTCCAGGCTGGTGGCTCTTCGCCTGGCTTCTGAGAGAATCCAGAAACTTCAGGGCTGTCCTGGGCCTTGCCTTCAAGACCAGATAGCAGTCGCTCACCCTCTTTTAGAGCAGCGTCTAGATCAGTTGTAGGCTCGCTCTGAGCCATCACCTGACCAAATCTGTTATAAGCGGTAGGGGTAATTGTACCGTTCTTAGTTTTCTCAAGACGTACAATTCCGCCATCAGAAGTATCAGCTGCACCAACAATGTCGGTGAATTCTTCTCTAGGAATTACTCTAAAGTTTCCAACTTTTCGTCTGCCAGAACCAGGCTGCTGGTTGAAACCACCAGTTTGCTTTTCTAGGTACTTGCTAACTAGATTGTCGACGTCGTCAGCAAGATCTGCCTCGTTGTACATTACGCCAAGTTTAGGTAGAGTTCCAATCTCTTCACCGTCATAAGAAACAGCAATGCGAGATAGATCCTTCATTCCGCCTTCACCGTCGGTGTCAGCGTCAGCCATAGCCTCGAGAGTTAGACGTCCATCTGGAGAGGTGTATGTACCTTCTCCACCATCTGATGGGTCACTAGACCAGTTGTCTAGGTCAGAAATGTGAGACTTGCGAACTCCACCTGCTTCACCAGCAGACTGCTTGAAGCCACCCTTAGACTTTAGGTGATTGTCAACCATAGCCTGGACATCGTCGCCGTACTCGTCTAGTTCTAGTTTAGAACTTGGAATTCCGGTCCTCATGTATTCAGGGTCGTTAGGATCACCTGCGTTGTACTGAAGGGCATTAGGTGCGGAAATATCTCCAATGACTTCGCCATCAACGGATACTTCTAGGTAAGAAGTGTCAACTGGACGTCCTTCATCATTTACGTCGCCATCAGAGACGTACTTGACTTTTACCTTACCGTCTGCAGAAGTCCATTCAGGATTTTTAAATGGTTCCTTAGACCAGTTCTTGTCGTTGTAAAACTCTTTTGAAAGTTCAAATTTTTCTTTACCAGCTTCTTGCTTGAAGCCTTCAGTAGCTAGGTTCTCCTTTAGAAGCTCGTAGATCCCATCAGCTACCCAACCTGGCTCTTTATCAGGGCTATCCCATGGTTCACTATAATTTCCAGTTTTTGGATCTTCCACAGGGGAATACTTACCAACACCTCCAATGGATTTACCATCTAGGAATACCTCGACGTATTCACCAGCACTGCCGTCATCACCGTGAACTGCCTTAACTCTTCCATCTTTAGATGTCCATTCAGTGGTGCCCATCGGGTTTCTATCGAGAATCTCTGAAGCATCTTGCTCTAGTTCATTTAAGTATGACTCGGCCTGGGCCTCTGAGTCTTTCCCAGCTTCTTGCTTGAAGCCCTTGCTCTGGGCATCCTTAAGAGACTTAACTACTCTGTCAGCTAGCTCAGCTGGTTCGAATTCTCTCTCACCCTCACCAAAAAGGAAAGAAGCACCGTTAGCATCTAGACTGTCTTCAATTACTTCACCGTCTAGTTCAATCTCAGCGTATGAGTTTTCGTAGCCACGCATACCGCCTTCACCGTCAGGCTCGGCGTCAAATTCTTCGTTGTACCTTACCTTTAGACGTCCGTCTTTAGAGGTGTACTCGTACTTACCATTGCCAAGATCTTTCCAGTTCTTAACACTGTCAAAGTCTTCAGGTAGTTCAAATTTACCCTTACCGGACTTCTGTCTGAATCCAGGGAGGCCAGGAGCCTGCTCGAAGCCGTCAGAGTCAGGTACGCCAGGATCACCTGTTTTGTACTTAATAGTACCAAAGGCGTCGTCAATTGCACCGACTCTACCGTCTTCACCCTCGCCATAGAAGTTAGGGTCAAAGCTGTCATCAAATTCTGATTGTCTCTCGCCAAACATACCCTGAGAGAAAGTGGTACCTGAAATATCAACAGTGCCGTCAGCATTCTGAGTGACCTCACCGCCACCGCCAGTGTCTGTGTCTTCATAGAACCAAACGCGTCTTCCAGCTGCTTTATCAGCTTCAGTAGTTGTTTCCTTGAAACCTCTACCGTACTTTGAGTTTACGTAGTCATCAACGGTTTTAATTTCTGGTTCTTCGCCCGGCTTTTGGTAGAAGCCCTCGTCTTCGTCACGCTCTGGTGGTTCTGGCGCATCGGAGCTATTATCTCCACCAGCAAATATATTCTCGAGATCGTCCATAGAAGACCCTACAGGGATTGATCTAGTTTCTGAATCTACATCCTGGCTAGGAGGCTCATCCCATCCACCAGGACTATATGCACCAGTAGTATACTGAGTTAAGTCAGCTCTATTGCCAGGGAATATAGTTAGCTCGGCCCAACTATAGTCATCCTCGCTTCCTAGCGTAAATGAGTACACGCCTTCTTCATTAGGAACTATATCGCCTTCATAGCCGTAATCTTTTGCCATCTGTTCGATAGCAGCAATTTCGTCTTTAGTCCAGTGCGGATCTTCGCTCAATCCATTTTCAAAATCCTGAGCTTTTTTGAGCTGAGCTTTTAGAACATCCTGGTATTTTTCTGGAATTGCTGCATCATCTAAGGCTTCTTGAATCTTTTTTGGGTCTGCAGTAGCTATAGCATTAGTTACTTTAGCTCTTTGAGCACGATTGTTTTTAATTCTTTCAATCTTGCTATCGCGTTGCTGATTTTTATCTGTTTTTAGTGGCTCTAAGCCATCTTTTTTACGTTTTATATTTTTAGGGAATGAAAAGAGTTGTTCTAAATCCTCTTCCCTAGATAGACCGTACTGATAGTTAGATGGGATATCTGCAACGCTTGATCCCCAGTAGAACTTACCAGCGTCTGGGCCCTCAGTAATCTTTATTTTAAAATTGTAAGGCTTAATAGAATCAGTATTAGCGTTCTCCATAACAATATCATGGCCATCTAATGCCCATCTTCTCATGTTTTTAGCAGTGTCATCTGGAGTAGTAGTTTCTACTGCACCGTACTTTTTTGCCCAGCCGTCCAGTGTTTCGCTGTTAACTTTTTCTTCGCTACCAGCCTCCTGTGCAAAGCCCCGTTTGCCAGCAGATCTATTCTTATCAGCAGTACTAAAGGCATCATCTGCAGCAGAAATAACATCCCCGCCGTAGTTCTTTGGGTAGAAAGTCTTACCATTAACTTCAAAAGTACCGTCTGCTTTTTGGGCTACATACTGAGGACCGTTGTCGTCCATATCGTCGCCTACTTGCCAAAGTTTACCGCCATCGGCTAGCTCTTGCTCAGATAGGAAGTACTTGCCATCGGTATCTGTAACGTCCTTAGCTTTGTAATCCTTAGTGGCTAAATAGTTTATGTAGTTAGCTTCAAAATTATCATCTTCTTTACGTGGAGGTGCCGGTAGCGGCTCTACTTCAGAATCGCCAACTACGTCAATAGGCTCTGTGTTGTCGCCAGGTTCTTGACGGAAGCCAGCAGGCTGTGGGGTTCTTAGACGTGCCTTTGTCTTAGGAGCTGCACCCTTAGACTCGTCTGAGTCTGCTGCAAGCTTCTGAAGGTTTGCCCATTCCTGAGCGCGACCAACTACGTTGCCGTTAGCATCTTTAAGTTCGAACACAGGCTTAGATCGGTCGTATGATCCGTTTGGACCAGCACCGATAAATTTGCCTTGAAGTTCAAATGGTAAAAAGTTACCATTTTTATCATTCATTCCAGTTGCATCCTGAGGGATATCAATTTGTGAAACTGAATAACCGTCTGCAGATGTGAATTTACCATCACCGTTATCTGTCCAACCAGTAGGAGCACTCTTACGGCTTGCAAGTAGATCTTGTAGGTCGATAGCTGCACGTGAGTTACGTGAGTTGGCTGGTACTGCAGGAGATACCATGTTGCCACGAAGAATAGCCTTAAGACCTTCAACCTTTGATGCTGGTACAGAGTAAATACCGCCAGGAAGATCTGAGTTGCCAGCAATTTCAACTTCAATGTTGTTGCTGTCTTGAGGGATACCAGCAAATTTACCGGTGAATGACTTAATCATGTTGCCGATCATTGCAAGGATACGAGATCCTCCACCCATCTCGGCAAATCGACCCTTACGGTCACGACGCTGCAACTTAGCACGAGCAGAACGAGCAGCTGAAGAGTTGTTACCAGCAAATGGGTTACCAACGCCAAATGCAGCTGTAACTGCACCAAGCTTGATGTCTGCTGGAACAACAGAAGCAGTTAGTGATTCAAGGCGTGCAACTGCATACAAACCCTTGGTTGTGTTTGGTTGCTGTACGTATGCGTCAAATACAGCCTTACGTGCTGCATCATCAGTAATACGTGGGTCCCAGGCTACCCAGGCAGCATTGCGTACGCGAAGTGCTGATGCGGTAATTGGGCTAATGGTTTTTGTTGAGAACGGGTGAGCCGCTGGGAGTAGGTCCCTGTGCTCAACTGCCATCACTCTTTCTAGAGCTGGACCGTTGACAGCGTACTCAACAAAACTTGTGACCTCGCGTGCAGCGTTGAAGAAAACATCACGAGGGTCTTCGTTATCTAGCTTGCTAGCGATGTAGCGGTCGGTGAACTTTAGAACGTCTTTAATTGCCACCTGTCGGATTGATGCAACTAGAGCATTCTGCTGGAGAACGTGAGTTACAACGCCCTTCTTGAATATCTGTTCGGTCTCAACAACGCTGAGCTCCAGATCTTTCTGGTTGATAGTTTCTAACGCGGCAACAAGGGCACTAAGATTTTGACTCACTGAAGAGTACCTTCCTACTTACAGGTATGGCTTAACTGTTTATATTGTAACAAGCTTAGAAAAAGTTTATCCTATTATCTAAACTTTGATTAGTATCGGATTTAATTATCCGTGTACGAAATAGCCTAGTGCAAATGCCAGAGCTGTATTGTAGCCTGACTTGCCTTTAGACTGTCCATAGATCCAAGCATCCTTGATCTGGCTCACTGCGTCGTAGCCTTTACCAGAGAACTCAGCGATATCTAGGACTGCGTCCTCGTTACGCTTGTATTCTCCAGGCTTCTTAACAGTCACAGTTAGACCCTTCTTAACAGCAGCAGAAGCTACTAGAGGATCAATGCTTAGAGCCTTAGGGTGTGAGTTTGGTAGAAGATCTGCATCGTCAGTGCTAAATGTAGCTAGTAGCTTTTCGCTGCCAATCTGAGATAGGAACTGTTCAACACGAGCAACTGCAAAGCGGTGGCGTGTAGTACCTTCAGCTAGTTCGCCAGCATACTTACGAGCTCCACGGCGGTAGACGGTCTTACACTTAGCAAAAGTGGTCTTCAGACCTTCTCCTGCTGAAGCGTTGTGAGCGTCAACCAAAGACTTTAGCTCTGCTTCAACGTTCTGTGGAAGAACTAGTTCACGTGATCGGCCAGATGCAAAGAATGCAGTACCTTCGTTGTCGTAGCCATCTAGGAATGCAAGTTCGTCATCCCAGCCTTCCTGAGTCTGAGGTAGTGGCTGCATATCAGCTTCTACAACAATGAATGACGTTGAGTAAGTCTGGTTACCAAGGGTTGCAGCAAGCTGCCAATCCCACTTCTGGTGTGCATCAATGCGCTCAGCTAGGAAGTTAGCAACGCCCTGCTCGTTTAGAGAGTTAGCACAGTCAAAGGTTGCCTTTAGGCTGCTAATAAGCTTTAGGTTGACGTCTAGCAGAGAAGCGGTCAAGCGAGTCGGATCGCTAACGGTGACCTTCTCTGGAACGCAGGTAGCTAGCTCCAAGAACTCCTGCATTGTGAAAGGAGCGTCAAATCCGATCTTACGAATGTTCTCGGCGTACTCGTCTATAGAACCAAAGACGTCTTCATATATTTCGCCAAAGAATTCGTGGAACTCTCTGAAGTCAAGTCCCTTGACGTTCCAGTGGTAACCGTGGCTAGTGTGATACATAACCACAGCGTTAGCTAGAGACACTGCTAAGTGATCTTTTAGAGTAGTTTTTGAGTGAGTCATCTTGGTTTACCTTACTGTGGTTCCGCTAGCGGAATTGGGGGAGCTGCCGGGTTTTCCTGAGCCGGAGCTTCTTGTGTTGGAGCTCCAGAAGGCGGAATTGCCTCTGGAGTTGGAGCTGCCGGAGCAGCGGGAGCAGGGGCAGGAGCGCCTGGTTGGGCACCCTGTAGCATCTGCTCTAAGCCTGGTGGAATTGGAGCCACTGAGCTAGCCTGTGAGGCCTTACGAGTGGCTTCCATGACCTCTGGAGCAACAGCATTAAGCATTGCTTCAGTAAGTTCTGGAGTGATCATACCCTTGTCCATAATCATACGTAGAGCTACTTCAGATGGGCTAGGTGCATCTTGGTCTGAGAATCCGTGAGCACGTCTCCATGTGTCGTATGAGACAGCCATCTTGTCGAAACCTGAGTCAGCATCCATTGCACGGTCGTTACGAGTTGCAACAGCAGATGGGTCATACCAAGCAACAACTCTGTCAACGTCGGTCTGTGAGAAACCGTTGGCAAGTAGATAAGGACGTAGATAAACAACTGTGATTGCGTCAGCAATAAGAAGCATCAACGGTTCAATGTGAGCCTTGTAAAGTGACTCGTCAATCTGAACAGCGTTTGAGTACTTTACGTTTGCAAGACCGGTAACGATGTCCTTAGGGACGTCGAGACCTTGCAGAATACGCTCTAGCACACGGTCAGCACGCTGAACAAGAGTTGCATCGAATGAACGCTCGAACTTGAACTGCTTAATCTTGTCACCAAGTTCGGCAGGACCACGAATAATAAGTGGAACAACTGCGCTGGCAGAGTCTTCGTCGCGAATCGGGGTTGTCATCGCGTCGATCAACTGGTCTTCGAACTCGTCTGCGATTTCTTCTGGAGTAGGTTCTGCAGATAGACCGTCAGCGTCATCGTAAGGATAGTTAGGGTCAGCACTAGAAGCTACGCTCAAGCCGTCCGGTAGATAGAGAGCACCAGCGTTTAGGCGTGAACGTGCAGTTGCACGGAATGTACGGTTTAGAAGTAGTAGTTCAGCACAGAGGTCTAGCAGACCGCGTAAAGAGGAGTCTGCCTCTTCTGAGAAACGTGGGTGGGCTCTCCAAATACGTCCAACAAAAGCGTTCGCAGGAAGTTTGATTCCCATGCCTTTTCCGTTAGCAGTTCCCTGAAGCATTTCTCGTCTAGCGATAACAGAGTACTGACCTTTCTGGTCAATCTGAAGTTCATCAACTGAGCGAATGTCCCAGGACTCAGGAATTCCTGATCCTTGACGTTCAGGAATCTGTACGAGGTAACATTCACCGGTAACAGCGAGGTTTAGAGCAGCGTCACGCAAGAGACCTGCTTGGCCTCCGTAGGCTGAGTCTAGACGTTGGATAGCACGCTCAGCGGCAGATGCTAGACGTTCTTCAATGCTAGCTGCATTACGAATTGGAGTCGGAGCTTCAGCTGGGTCAAGAATGATTGCAGCGTAAAGACGGATACGTGAGACAACGGATGCAACAAGTGAGAATGCGTACTTGATTTCACCAATTGCGTCGTAGTACTCCCAAGCTTCTGACTGCCATGCAGAAGAAGATGATAGACGTCGGTTTCTGAACTGGTCTGCTTCGCTGCGATCATTAAGTTTGATTTGTGCAGCGGCAGCAGTTAGAGGACGCATAACGTTGTATGTAGCCGGGGATAGCTGGGTGTAGCCGAACGGAGTAGGTGTTGATGTTACCTGAGTTCGGGTAGGTGGAACTGATCCACGAATTGGATTCTGTTCACGTCTGAAAACTGCCATTGAGGGAGGCTCCTGTAGTTATCTAGTTAGTTATCAAGCTTGTTAGATACCAGCCCTGCAATTGCAGAAAGAGCTAGCGGCAGCAAGCAGACAAACGTTACTGATGGATATATTGTATAGGAAATAGTTACTAGTGATCCGAACCAAATGGACATGCACCAGTTGCAAGTGAAGAAATAGCCTAGGGTTGTGGACGGTGGGAATCGCTTCCAAACTCGTTGACGTAGCCAGTCAAAAATAACGTCGGTGGTAAACAGACGTGCAAGTCTAAACGTTGCGAGAGATAGAACTAGGAAATGAATTAGGGGAATATCTGTCATTCCGTTGGGTCCATGATCGATTGTAGGGTGCGATATGGATTCCACGCACGTAGACGTGAGCCACAACCGCAGGATGTGTCTTTTTGAAATGCAAGCATCTTCCCAGACGTCGTTAAAACGCGATATACGCCTGTCTGAGACTCTGCCTTAAAGAAAGAGAGATACGGCTCGTGAAAGACTATCTGGGGTCCCTCAGGGGAGTCTGAAGCTACTGTGATGTGAGTCTCCGAGACGATAACTCTTGTCGTGGCGACGTAGAACGTTCCTGAACTTTGAGAGATCGGGTTGAGTTGAAAGACGTCCGTAAGAACGCCTGCTGAAGCAGCGGAAAAGTGTGCTGGAAAAACGTCGGCTAATATCTGCATTATTTACTCAGTCTACGGGAAATTGCTCGATGTGTTACGCCGGCTGCACGAGCAATCTCGGCAATAGTGACGTCGACTTCTCTAAGTCCCTTCACGAGTTTGTCCATCTCAGCGTTTGCGATAGCTTCTGGGGACGTCGATGCCATACCCGATCTGTAGCGTTTAGCTATGGGTGCCAGACGTCTGAGAGTACCTTCTGTGACTGTAGATATTCCCGGGGAAACTGGAGTCTTACGGACGTAGCCGTTTTTGGGGGTTTTATAGTTTGGATCGGGAATAGGGACGTCGACGACAACGTTCGGGGGCGTAGGACGATCCACCCAAGCTTTGATAGACGAACGTCCTTTAGACGGGTAGAAAGCCGCCCCAATGGAAGCCAGGGTCCAACCGGCTGCAAATAGAGCCTTGACTCGGACTACGGTGTGATTGTAGTCGAGAGTTTTGAAGAGTTGGATCTCCGATGGCGGAAGTTTTTGATTACGAGCTGGACGTCTAGACATGTGTACAGTTTAGCAGAAGATGAGACATTGATTGAAAGACTGTACTGTACGTAAAAGTGATACCTTAACGTTTTTTGACTTTGGCCTGCGAGACGGCAACGCATGTTTTTCGGAGCACTCTAAATCGTTTCCTGAATTTTTCCTGAGATGCCGTCAGTTAGGTAAGGCTTACCTAACTTTACATAACTATTTGGACAGACAAACGCTCCAACTTCTAACGAACCAGACCAGACCTAGTAAGTTAGGCAAGCCTAACCTAACCAAATAACACACAAACTTCTAACGAGCTGAGCTGATGACCTAGCTGATGAGCTGAGCTACGAGCTGAGCTACCTAGCTGATGAGCTATGAGCTGAGCTACGAGCTGAGCTGAGCTACGAGCTGAGCTACCTAGCTGATGAGCTGAGCTACGAGCTATGAGCTGAGCTACAAACTTCTAACGAGCTGAGCTATGAGCTGAGCTGAGCTATGAGCTAGCTAATGAGCTGAGCTACGAGCTATGAGCTGAGCTACCAGATACGAGCTGAGCTATGAGCTGAGCTATGAGCTACCCAGCTGAGCTATGAGCTGAGCTACCCAGCTGAGCTATGAGCTGAGCTATGAGCTTAGATAGCTACCCAGCTGAGCTATGAGCTGAGCTACCCAGCTGAGCTATGAGCTATAAATGATCACCGTATTCCACTTGATAAAGGACAGGGGGGTATTGATCATTAGTGATAGGCAATGATCATTAGATAGAGGCTCCGTCTTATTGATCACGATCAAATAAAAATAAAAAAGCAATGATCAAATGATCTAACGAATAAAAAATAATTAGATCAGCTGATCTAATAATGATCAGATCAAGATCAATGATCAAAGCAACGATCAGGGACAAATGATCAACCGTATAGCCGTAATAGATCGGCAGATCAGATCTAGATCAAAACTTATGATCAGATCAGATCAGATCACCGTATAAGATCAGATCAAGATCAATGATCACAAATGGATCTAAGCAGCAATGATCTATGGATCAGGATCACCGTATATGATCGGATCTGCCTATGATCAATGATCAGATCAAATGATCAGATCAAATGATCGGATCCGTATGATCAATGATCAATGATCAGTAGCAATGATCATCCGTATAAATAAATAATCCCCTGCTAGCTCAGCAAGGGATTACTTATTAGAGATTAGTGATTAGCCAAATAGGATTTCACCGAACATAGCAACTTGGACAATACAGTCTGCGTCTTCTGCGTCATAATCTACATCATCAGTAGGGTCAAGAATAATCTGTTGGCAGACTTTCTTGGTGTTGCTATTTACAGACACCTTACCAGTGGCTAACTTCTCGCAAGCGTCATAAAGGTCTTGGTAAGTTAGCACCTTGTCCTTGATTTCATCATCTCTGTATTCAGGTCTTACTTCCACAGAGTAGGTCTGCTTCTCAGGGTTATTATCAGCCAAACTAGCCCAGTAGCCAATGCCACCATAACTAGCGTCATCACAAATAAACTCAAAAAGTTGTGCGTGTTCTAGGTTCATTAGGGTTCCTTTCCGGAGTGGTGATTTCATCTTACTATAAATAACCAATCAGGCAAGGTATTTATTCCCAGATTTTTTATTTATTTTGGATCTATTTTTAGCCTGGTAATGATCATAGAAGCAACCGATCAGCATAATAAATAATCCCTTACCAGCTTGATAAGGGATTATTTATTAAGAGATTACTAGGCTTCACATTCCCAACAAGACGGGGACACATCACCATAAAGATAGACGCCGTGTTGGCACCTATCCGTCCCCTGCTTCTGTTCTAAAGCTTCGCCCATCTGCTCAATCATAGTGAGCAAGTCTTCGCTAGTGTCGCCAAGTGATACCTTGCGATTTGCTGCTTCCAGAGCATAGCCCAAAGCTTCGGCCGAGTAGTTGGTGTAAGGGTTAGTAGTTGCCATTAGTCAGTTTCCTTCTTGTCCCAGTTGTCGTCCCAAACTTCAGGACGATTTACCCAAGCGTCGTATTCTTCACGGGTACAATCGTCTAGGGTTTCGTCGCCATAGTAAAGGTTAGAAGCGTCCATAGTTAGAGCCTTTCGTAGTAGTTGATTACACTCTACTACATACAACCGACAAAGCAAGGGATTTATTCCCAAATAATTATCTAACTCTAAAGATTCCCCTAGATCCAGTTGCGTCATTACCACGAACATTAGGGATCTTTCTTCCGGCCACGGATCGAGCTGTAATCTTTCCCCCAGTAAAGCCAGACGGAGGCTTGATCATTAGAGCAGTGAGAGCGTGAACTAATGCGTCAACACGATCGGGAGATTTACCTTCTCCAGGGATCCAGGAATACATCTGGCTCTCTAAGGATCCGAGATAACCTAAATGGTGAACTCTACCCTGCTCATAAGCCAATGTAACAGGTTCAGCTCTAAGAGCTTTACCATACTTAGAATGAACTTCTAATACAGTAATGTTTGGATCGATAGTGTGGATCGCATTCTTTACCAATGCTCCACCTTGGTTTACTTCAGCTACTACAGGACATCCCCACTTACGAGCCATCTCAACAACCTTGTTAGCCCAAACATCCGGAGATCCGTGAACGCTAGCGTCTTCTAATACCCAAGCGTGTCGCTTATACAGATCACGCTCAGAGGTAGAAGCACATACAACGATCCCACATTCATCTCTAGGGTTCTCAGCAACGCTAGGGTCAACACCGATCACTCTTAGTGGAGTCCCTAATGGCATAGCACCTTGTCTATGTTGCTCAATCAGTTCTTCTGTCCACAAAGCACCTTCTACGCTGTCTAGCATCTCACCATAGATTTCTTGCTGAGCTAGGCGAGTTCCAGCATAAACACCAGTAATAGCGTCTAGATAAGCAACAGATAGGTTCCCCGAGTTATCCATAGTAGATCCACGAGTGATCACTACTCGACCTGTCTTCGCTTCTTCGATCAACTTATACAAAAGTGGAACACGCTTCGGTGTGGTAGTGACCATAATCTTAGGAGTAGCACCAAGACGAGTTCCAACACGCAAGTTATCAAAAGCAGTCATACCAGCTGCGTCTGGTGTCTGTCGCCAGGCAGCAATCTCATCTCCCCAGGCGTGAGTGAACTGAGGTCCACGGAGAGAGTCTGGTTCGTCTGCTGTAAAGCAAGTAGCGACATTTCCGTTAGGCCAGGTCAACCTACGCTTAGATGGTTCGTATAGTGGCCTTTCACTAGGGGGAGTCACATTCATAATTCCTGACTCACCTTCTACGATCACATCTCGTACATCGGCTGCTGTTCTTGCTACCAAAGCAAAGCGTCGTTGTCCTGTTGTAGTGTATTTCGCTTCTTCACGAACCCACTCAGCAGCAGTCCTAGTCTTACCAGCACCACGACCAGCGATGTAAGCCCAGATGTTCCAATCACCTACGGGAGCTTGTTGCTCAGGTCTACCCCAAGCAGACCAGTCCCACATAAGAGTCTCCGGATCCATTCCAGCTAATACTCTTGCTTGTTCTTCAGGTGGTAGTAAAGCGATCTGTTCCATAAGTGATTTAGCCACTTACACTCCTAATTACTCAATGGTGGTAGTGATACCCACTCTATTCTTATCCAGAATAGCAGAGTAAACAGAACTCTTACCTGCCGTTTCAGGCTTATAGCCGTATCTAGCAAGACGGAAACGAATAGCCCCGTGAGTGATACCTAGTAGTTTGGCTAACCGATAAGTTGATACACCTTCTACTTCGATAGCGTGATTTAGTAAGTGTGAGTATTCTTCTGCTTCACTACGATACTTCTTGCTATTGGAACGCACCTGTTGTGCTAGTGGTTGTAGTTCTAGTAAGCGACTAAGCACCTTGTCGCTAGGCAAGATGAGCTCACGCTTCACTTTCACTACTTCGGGAGCCAATGGTGGTAAAGGTAGTGGATAGTCCTTCACAATGTCCGTATTGCTCTCCATAATGGCAATTTGACGAACTCTCTCCCTAGTCATACCAAATGCTACGCTAATGCTCTCAAATGTCCACCCTTGCTCTCTTAGAGCCTTTACATAAGCGTTTCTAGTCTGCTTATCCCGAGATGGAATAGATTTGGCACTATCTAGCACTTCACTAGGTAGTTCGTGGTTCTGCTTTACATAATTAGACATAATTTCTCCTTTGTCTTGTCTTTTCCCAACATTACAGGATAATAACGAGAAATGCCAACCCGTATAACAGATTGGCATCTCTCAACAGCGAACAACGATCTATAGAACGACTTTCACATTCGGATCGTTAGCAAAGATGAGCTCAAAGGCTTCAGCAGTCATAAGGCCATCCCCAGCTAGATTACGATCTGCCTGGAACTGAGCTACAGCTGATCTAGTTAGATCCCCGTAATACCCATCCTTGTCCTTTAGAGCTACGATGTACCCTAGCTCATACAATCTCCGTTGTAAGTGGTGGATCGTTAGCGACTTACGATTGTATACATTCTTGTAGATACACTTGTCCAGGAACACTTCATCAAAGACTCCAAACCCAACAACAGCCGGGCCAGCCGGAGTTACTTCCTGAGGAACGATCGGGCGAGAAGGGATCGGGATCATTCCACCATCAGTGATCTCAATGATCGGGGCTACAACGATCGGCTCCGGATCTACGATCGGATCTACAACCTGATCAACAACCGGATCCTGATCAACAACCGGATCTACGATCGGATCCTGATCAACGATCGGCTCCGGATCTACAATCTGATCAACTTCTAGATCCTGATCTTGATCTACGATCGGATCTAGATCATCAGATCCATTTGATTTCTTACTTGACATAATTTATTACCAATCTCTCAGCTAAGCACGCTGAGCTAATAGAGCGAATGAGATACCACCGAGTCCTAGAACTACGGCGATAGGTGGAGCAAAGAACGCAACGATCACAGAAGCAGATACCAGGATCACAGAGATGATCGCCGGCCAAACTAGATCACGCAAACGAATAAGCCAACTAGACATTAGTCTTCTTTCTTCGGAGATACTACTCCGAGTAGAGTTTGTGGATCCGGATCATTATTCCGGATCACTCGATTAGCATACACGAACAAGATCAAATATGAGATCCCGGCAGTCAATCCGGCCAGGAATACAAGGATCAATACTAAACCAGCAATCTCCATCAATCTAATGCTTCTTCCTCATAATGCGAATACCAATCGTCTTTAGACTCTCCGTATGTGTAGATGAGCTTAGCTATAGGTAGCAGGGCAGCTATGTAAAAAATAAACAGCCCAGTTATAGCTAAAAGAATATAAATAATTATTTCGATCATAAGTCAAGGATACCACTATAAAAAACACCCCTAGTTTCCTAGGGGTGTTTAGTAAAACAGGTTAGCGTCTATTCCTACGCCTAATGAATCGTGGCAACTCACTAATCGCAAGAACCAAAGCACCAAACATCAGTAAAGCACCAAGAGATAGACCAATCATCAAGGATACAAAGTGTCCTTCTACTTCACCATAATAAATACCAGCAACAATAGACCAGACAGCCAAGAACATCAACAAGAACTTCATTACTTCACCTTCCTAAGAGCGTCAAAAGCAAACACTAAGGTCAAGCCTACACCAAACCATAGACCAATACCGAAATACCCAGCAACCGATTCATTCTGCCCAGCACCAAGACCGATAAGCAAAGCACAGACAAGAACATAAGCAACTGCCGTAAGTGGAACGATAACAACACCAGCAAGTAATCTACGAACAAAGAACTTCATTTCCTAATCTCCTTTCCGAGAGATAAGTCCAGTTTATACCACAAGGGAACAAATACACAAGTATTTATTCGGTGTTTCTTTTATTACCTTTTAGGGCAAGGCCAGTGGAAATAAGTGATTAGAGCTTGTGTTGGATCCGTTGTAGTAGCTCCACACAGCATACAAGACCAGCTTTCTTTTTTAGCTAGCTTAGATTTATTTTTATCAGTCATTAGATCTGTTCCTTTATTTTTTAGTGTTTAGGTTATGAGCAGTCCAAGATAATCTATGAGCAATACCCATTAGAGCACCACTAAGACTTAGCAAACTTTTAGCAAGCTTCTTTTTCATTAGAACTCCTTATGTTGTAAGTCTATCGGTAAGTGAGCAGTTTAGAACACTTGCTCAGGTGTTATCTCTTTCTATGAGATTGGCTTATGAAACTTTCTCACCAATAGCAGTTAGCAACTCGTAAGGTGAGACACGCAACTCTCGGCAGAGCGTAGCAAGTGTGTTTGACGGAATGTGTCGCTGATTGTGGAAATACCTACTCAGGCTAGACTTCTGTAAGCCCGTTGCGATTGCGAACTGATTTAGAGACTTGTAGCCCTGACTTTCATACTGAGCAACAAACCACGCCCAAGTATCTAGTTTCTTCTTTCCCATTTTATTTCTCCTTTTCTAATCGGGAATAAGTCAATCTAACCACACAAACAAATAATTCGCAACTCTATTTATTAGCGTGTTTGTAGATCCAATTGGATCCCCCGGCCGGCCCGGTGTGATCTTATCTAGTGATCTCCAAGCTTCGGCCTCAACCCTAGACACTACCAACTAGGGTTGGTAATGTCTAGGTTTCTCAACCACTCAACAAAGTTAGGGTTGAACAGCACTAGTTCGTGTCGCTTCTCACGCATAAGGTCAATCGCTTCTTGGATTTCGTAGCCGTCAAGCATTAGCACTATCGCCATAAGTAAGCCAGACCTATTTAGACCTGCTTGGCAACGCACCAACACTTTATCGCCAGACTTCCAATCAGTAAAGATGTTGTAAGCGATACGCATAAACGCTGACTTATCAAAGTCAGTATCAGCACTATCAAAGTAGCCGTATCTAAACTCTTTCACTAGCCAATCAACAGGATTAGCGTGAGCATAAAAGGTATAGACACTATCAAAGTGTCGTGGCTTGATAGAGATGTCTTGTCTATCAAACTCGCAATGCTTATCACCAACTCGGTCATTATCGTCAGTTCCACCTAGCCATAGGTTAGGTAAGATTTCACTCCAAAGTTCAGGCTTGGTGAACTTCTTAGTTTTGGCTTCGTCATAAGACTTTTCATAGTTGGTCATTTTTATTCCTTTCAGTAATAACAACTCAAACTCTAACAGATTTATTCCCGAAATTAGAAATAAATTTGGATCCGTTTTTATCTAGTAAATACTTGGATAAGCATAAAGATTACAAACAAGCTTAGAGATACTCGGCAAGCAATCTCATCAGCACGCTTGGCCTTAGCTTGCTCAGGTGTTAGTTCTCTTTTAGTCATTAGTTCCACTCTCTTATCGCCTTGTTTAGTCTAGCCTTGCGAGTTCTTGCTCGCTTGTCTGCCTTGTTGGCGTGAACGCCAGAAGCGTTAGAGCGTGAACGCTCACGCAAGATAATCTCTAACGCTAACGCTTCGGCATTACGCCTTGCCTTATTCGCCTTGTTCATTTCATTCCTTTCCCGAATGGTAGTTCCAGTTTATCAGTTAGGCGTGTCTTGTCAAGATTTCGTAAGGTGTTTCGGGAGATCCTTCCGGAGAGATCATTCCGGATCTAGCTGCACCGGCCAGGCAAGATCCGATCCGGCTTGATCAACTGATCCGGATCTGATCTGATCCAGGTATAAAGATCCCCGGCGATCTAGTGATCACCGGGGAAGCTTTGTGAAGAATGATTAGATGTAATCGGCAAAAGCAATCAAGGGGTCAAAGGGTTTAGGCTTACGCTTCACTCTCATCTTCTCAACATAATCGCTTTCTTTCCACTGCTCTGCTCCACAAGACGGACAAAGCAATTCACCAGTTCTAGTTAGAGATTGCTCTCCGTAGAACTTGGCACAATGAACGCAATCAAAAATATAGACATAGTATTTCCTAAACATAATTTCCTTTCCTAGTAATTATCGTTTAGATAGTCTAGCAGTTCAGCGTAATCAGTTCCACTCGTAATCATCTCAACCAAAGCTTCATCTTCGGCAAGAAGAAACACATCGATCTGACTTTCACCGGAGAGCATAGATAGAATGTGGTTTAGTTTATTCATCTCTGTTCCTTTTTTCTGCCAACAGTCACTTCGGTATTTACTTCGTAGAAACGCTCTACTAACTCTCTGGCAGTTTCCCAAGAACCTAACTCAATGTAGGTTTCCTTGTGCATAGTTGCTAACTCATCTGCCAAGCGTTCTAGCAGTTCGTCATTAGTTAGGTGTTTTACATACTTGCTCAATGCTCATACTCCTTTTCAGTAATCGCTAAGATTTCTTGTTGCTGTTCTTCTGTAAGAACAGCGAAAGCCATTCCAGCAAGATACGCATAAGCGTTATCTTCTTTATCAACTCTGCCAGACTTGACTAAGTTTTTTAGGATTTGGTCAATGATTTCCATTAGTTCGCTTTCTCTTGTGGTGTATCTCCAATATACCAGATTTGCTCATCTTCGCAATACCAACTCAAGGCTTCTTTACACATTTCGTTCTGGCAGTTTGGTTGCGAGTAGTTTTCTTGGCAACCGTTCCAGCCCTGATACTCAGGGTGAGTTCTAGCACAAGGATCCGAACAGAACCATAAAGCTTCGATTACATCTCCAAATACATCGTCTCTTAGATAAACAGCGTGAGTCATAAGACACTCCTTTTCCTAGTTGGTGTTTCAGTTTACACTGAGCAACAGACATTTCGCAACATTTACTTAGGCGAGTTTAGATCTGTTTTAGCTTCCTCACCATCCGGCTAAGTCTTAGGTTAGGGACAAAGGGGATAATACCGGCGGCCATCCCTAGATAGACAAACTCATAGAGCTTCCGTGTCTGGAACTTATCCAACTCAGTGATCTGTTCAGGTGTTAGCTTCACTCTTGCTCTCACTCTCACTCTCCTTCTTCTAACGGGAAAGCCTGCTCAAAGGCTTTATCAACTTCGGGGTCAAATAACCACTCTAAGAAACTTCTACGCCCTTCACCTGTTTCTAGGTTTAGGCGTGGTGATTTCAGTAACGGGTTCTGGTCTGGGTCTGGGATTTGATTAGTCATTTATTTTCCTTTCAGTAAATAGAACTAGATTTGTTTAGGATTTATTCCCAAATTTTAGAATTCTTTTGATTCTATTTTTCAGGATTCTAAACCTAATCCGTGTAGTCCCGTGTGTCTTACACCACTTCGGGTGCTTACAAGGAACAAGGATTAGTCTTGGTTCTTCCTTAGGCTCTTTGATTAGACCTAACGCAAATAGTTCTGCCATTTCGGCATCTCTGGGTTGCTCTATAAACATAAGTATCCTTTCCAAGAATAAGAACTGATTACTTCTTAGATTTATTCCCGAAATAAATAATTATTTTTAGATCCTTTACCGGCCGGAGCAGCTAGTCGTAGAACCTTCCCATTCTTTCCTGGATCCCCTTGATTACAGCTTCACTCTCAGCTTCGTGCCTAGTGAATACCTGCTCCATAATTGCTTCATTCTTAGAGATCTCTTGCTCCGTGATTTCATTACATTCCGGACACTCCCCGAACTCCGAACTAGTAAGTTCTAACTCAACATCTCTATCGCATCTCGAACACTTTTCCATAGTCTCACCTTACTCTCTTTTTACGCCTAAGAGATACAAGTTCCTTTACATCGTCAATTCCAACACTATCAAGACCAGACACTACCTTGTGAGCAATGTCTAGAGATTTGTGTTCGTTAGCAATCGGGGCTAATACCTTGGTTGCGATTTTAGCAATAACTTTGATAGCGATAATTTCACCAATCATTATGACTTCCTTTCGTCATAACCAGATTACACCTTACTACCGACATTCGCAACAACACGCCAGAATTAGATCCTCCGTAAAAATAAAACTCCCCGATAGGAATACAAACTATCGGGGAGCCTTTATGGAAAGGAAACAACTGACTTAGTAGGGAAATACAATCAAAAAACTACTAAGCCGAGCCAACCAAACAATATGACAAACCGTTATTGATTGGCTCTTTATGATGGTAGCAGATTACAAAACAAAAAGCAACTCTAAAACGGAAAAAGAGCTACAGCGTAAGCTGTAGCTCTTTCCGTATTTAGTTGAAATACGATCCAACTTTTTTAGGGACAAATTGATCAATAACCCTAACAAACCGGATCTGGCCACTTTTGTAATCACTCAATGGTTGAATGATCGTGGTACCAGCTCCGTAGTGAGCGTTAATGATCTTTCCGTTCCCTAGATAGATCGCAGCGTGATAAAAGTTAGTGCTGCCGTTATAAGCGAACACAACTATATCCCCAGGGACGGGGTGAGATACACGCTTACCAATATGCGCTTGCTTATTGGCAGAGTGAGGGATTTCTAGGCCAAACCGTTCATAGGTCCAGCGTACCAATCCCGAGCAGTCCCATCCCCTAGGGCTAGATCCGGAAAAGACATACGATGTCCGATCCACTCTAGTCCGTAGGTACTTTAGAACCTGCTTCATCCGTATTGCATTACGCTGAGACTTTACCTTTTGGGTAAAAGTCTTAGCTTTTACAATACTCAATTTCTGCACAGGATCGACCGGCTTTCGATCATATCCAGCTGCAGCTGATGAACATCCAGCTAGTAGTAGGAGCACACTAGCTATTGTGATGAACCTCTTCATTTAGCGACCACCTTTCCTTGCGTTAGTACAGGTCGTTTATTGTCGGGTCTCCCAACTACTGATCCGAAGATCAGTATTCCTAAATTATAAAGGGTGATCATGATCATAAGCAACAATTTAGATCTATTTTCCGGCAAAAATAGCAAAAACCCCTGGTTTCCCAGGGGTTTTCACATTGATAGAGCTTTTTTACTCTGCCGGCGTGTTCTCGGCGATTTGTTCTCGCAGCCAATCGAGCGCAGCTTGGCGGCCCTTTACGCCACGCCCGAAAGTCTTGTAGGCGTCAATTCCTAAAAGCCGGCTAATAGATTTCATAGCCGGTTCGCCGAAAGACATTTTTCCGTCTGCTTTGATTTCGTGCTCAAGGTTGATAACTAGGATTTCAGCTTGTAGTAAGTTCATTTGATTTCCTTCCGTCTAACTACATAACTAGACTACACCATAAAACAAAAAACGCAAGCACATATTGGAATAAAACTAGATCCGTTTACGAATCCGGATTTTCACATTCACAAAAAAACTCTAGGTCGCAGTCCGGGCAGAAAGCTAAGTGAGCCGAACTATCAGCGTGTTTTAGGTTCTCGTGTTCACATTGATCGGCCATTAGAGTCTCTCCCCTAACTCTCGTTCTGCCATTTGCCACAACTCTCGCAACTAGCATCTCCAATACCGGTATTCCAAATTAGAGGTTCGTATGAACAGAATGAACACTTGTGATAAGTGACTCCGGATAGTTCCATATCTTTTTCAGACATTTCGCCCCAATAGATTTTGTGTCTTTTCTCAACACACAATACGCAAGTTTCCATTAGATACTCCACGCACCAAAGTCTGTGTCGCTAGCAATACGCCTAGCGTTTGACCACGCAGACTCCCCGTAAAAATAGGTTGTCTTTTTAGTTACCTTGTTCACTAATTTCCAATAGTCCTGCTCAAACACTGCTGTTCCGTAACTAACTGTAACTAGGTCGCTGTCGTAAGCGATTGTCCATTCCTTTACAAGTTTCACGCTTGGCTTTGCCATAGTGAACTCCCTTCGTCTTGATAAGTCTAGATTACACCCTAGCCCTGACATATGTCAACATTCCGGCCGGTGAGTTTAGATCTGTTTTAGTGAAGCTTGGTAGTGCCTAGGCTTTCGCCTAGACACTAACTCCAAACTTTTCCAAAAACTCTTGCTTGGTATAAAAGTAATCTTGATAAGCAACATCACCATTATCGGCAAAAATAGTAATTGGTGAGTTGTCGTCAAAAACTCCATCATCATCTACGCTGATACCAAAACCTAAATTGCCATCGTAATCACTAGCGAACTCATAAAAAAGTTGAGCCGTTAGATAACTAGGGTCGCCAATTCTGTCTGTCTTGGCTAAAACATTTACTACGGCAGTTAGGTTGTCTGTCCCTGCCCAATGTCCGTAAAGGTGAATAGCGTTAGGGAAACTCTCACTCTTTACAATAATTCTTGACCTGTCGCCCATTTTGATTTCCTTTCGTTAGGGTATAACTAGATTACACCCTAGCCCTGACATTTCGCAACTTATTCTTTTCGCGTGTTTCCGGAGCTTCTATCCGGTGATCCGGAAACAGATCTATAAAGTAAAAGCCCTAGCATAAGCTAGGGCTTTCGGTGAGTCATCACCTATTCTGGCAACTCATCCATAACTTGAATTGTGAATAGCAACCCGTTCTTCAACTCTGTTTTGGTTGGCATTCTTCCAATGTCTTCTTGGAATGTATTTACAATTTGGTCAATGGCGTTGCCCATAATGTCTGCCGGTGAATCTCCCCAAACACCGGTAACCTCTTCTGGCTCTGCGTGTCCGAACAAGTCCGAGAATGAGCCTCTCATCTTCCAGTAGCCCATTAGTAACCTGCCTTGATTAGAATTGCCAAAACCTCATCCACCTGCTCTTCGGTAAGTGCTTCGATGGCTTCTTCATTGATTGCGTCTTCGAACATTTAGTTTTCCTTTCGTAGTTCGTAGTTACATTCTACTCGCATTTCAAATATTTTTACAACATTTAGTTTGGCGAGTTTAGATCGTGGCGGCCGGCGTGAGCTTAGAGATCCTTGAATAAAACTAAACCCCCGAACTTTCGTTCGGGGGTAAGTTTAGAACTTATTAGGCAGGGAACTCAGCAAGTTTTGTGTCCCAGTACTTTTTGATTTCAGCCTGCTTTTCCTTTTCAACTTGCTTGACTACGGCAAGTTCGGCGTCATACATACGCAAGGCTAGAACAGCCATTTCGTATGAAGCCGATAGGTCTGCCATTTTATCTTCGCATAGGAAGCCGATAATTTCCATAAGTCTAGGAACTCCAGTAACAGAATCTTCCTTGACATTTCTTTCCTGTGCGACAAATCTAACTACTGTGCTAACTAATTGAGACATTTGGTTCCTTTCCTAATTGTCTGTGGCTTTTTGCCATACCTAAATAGTACCATACGGGAATGACATTTTGTCAAGTATTTTGGAAATAATTTTTTGGCGTGTCTAACTAAGATCCTAGCATTGATCTTAGCTTGATCTGATCCGGCCGGCCATGGATCCGTGAAGCTGGCCAGAAGCACGAAACCCCCTGCGTTTCCGCAAGGGGCTTCGTGGTGTTCATAGTGAGTGTCTGGATTGCTTTTACCAGAAGTGCCTAGTCAATGTGGTCTCTAAGTACCGCTTTGAGCACACCCGCCCTTTACCCGCTAAGGTGAACCGCTAAGTTCAGGCGTTGCTTTGTTCTGCCTATTTGACTTTCAGAACTATTCAGCCACACTCCAAAGTTCCCGTCGGAACCTTGTTATCTCTATGGTATAGGAAACCAAACTATTCCGCAAGTCCAAACACACTATTTTTAAAACTTTTTTTAGATCCGGATCGCGAGCTGAGCTAGATCCGGAGCTGAGCTGCAACCAGGATCCGGCCAGGATCTCCCTGGATGATCTGCAGCTAGTTTAGGATCGTAATTGCTCTAGCTCGTAAAAGAAAAACCAGACACCCTGTCGGATGTCTGGCTTCTCTCTAAAGATTACTTAGTCTTTGCGCTTGTTGGCGTTCATAATAATCCCGTACTGACCAACCATCGCTAGCCAATCAAGACCATCCTGAGTAATTCCAGTTGGCTCACCTTCGCCGTTTAGTCCACCAGTGAATACGATGTCCCCTGCGATTGGTGTTCCAATAGCATCAAACGCAACTCCGTAAGCAAGTGAGCCAACTGCGTTTATCGGCAAGTCGTGAAGTAGACCTTCTTCATTGACCCACATAGTTAGGAAATCAGTTAGTCGAACCATCTCGACATAACCCCCAACTGCTTCCTTCATTTGCTCGTACCAGTTTTCAGTTAGCACCAGTTCACTAGCACCACACTTTTTGGCATCTGTAAATACTGCTCTCATTTTTTACTCCTTTCCCGAGTAAGTCCAGTTTATACCCCAGTTGCGACATTTGGCAACATTTATTTTGGCGTGTTTTTACACACCGATCGGTGAAGCTTCTTGAATACCCAGTACACACCCGGCCATGACCAAGCGTAATACCATCGATCTAGTGAGTGTAGTTTCATTCGACAGATCAGTGGCAAGTCATTACACTCGGTACATTTACTAATCGGAGCTTCTTCATAAGTAGCCATTTATTCTTCCTCCTGATTTAGTTCTCTTTGGATTGAATCCATACCTTCAATCACTTCGAGCATAAGTTTTTTGTTGCTCTTCAATCTTGTCAACATGTTGTCCAAGTCTGCTACTAACTTAGTTAGGTATTCTTCATCTGCTTCGGCATTACGGATTTCAACAGCAAGTCCTTCCATGCGAGCAAGAATACCAACTTGGTCTAGGCGAGCAATTTCGAACTTAGCAAGTAAGTTATTTAGGCGTTCTTCCATTTCAGTTTCCTTTGTCTAGTGGTAAGTTCATCTTACTAATAACAACTGACATTACAAGTTATTTATTCCCGAAATAAATAATTATTTTTAGATCCTTTTCGAAGCTCACGCTTCCAGGATTCTCACAAACCGGTCTCCCTGGTCGCCAATCATTTCGGCCAGGTCGTAATCATCTCCGGTAAAGATTCGGCCGATTCCGTCCGGACTGTAAAAGTGAACGCCGCAACCTGGCAAGCAATAAATAGTTTCGAGCTCCCACTTTTCATAACCGCCGGCGTCAAGTTGCTCCGGTGTTAGGAATAAAGTTTTTTGAGATTTAGCGTGAGTCATAAGATTCCTTTCGTTGATTCCAGTCTACCAGGGCCGGCCGGCATTTCGCAACATTTCAGCTGCAGAGATCTAGTTATAGTTACCTAGGTAAATAACAGATCTATAGAAGAAGAATGCCCGCCAGAGATTCCTGACGGGCTTCACGCTTCAGAAGATTTTTATTCTTCTTCTTCTTCTTCTTCTTCTTCTTCTTCTTCGGCTTCTTCAACTTCGATACTTTCAACGCCATCGTATTCTAGCGTTGCGTCATCTCCGTAGTAAGCAGACCAAGCAAGTTGCTCGGCTTCTTCTGCCGAACTTGCTTCGATTTGACCTGAGTAATTGACTTGGATTTTTACATCGAACATTGCCATTTGGCAACTCCTTTCCTGAGTGATTTCAGTTTAGCGTAGTTTTTGTTTTTTGTGCAAGTTTATTTGAAACTTTTTTTGGCGTGTCTTCTAGAGATCTGTGAGCTTCTTTTAGTTACCGCGGTAACTGATTTAGGATCTCCGGTGAGCTCCCCTAAACTCCCTAATCACTTAGGGAGTTTATCGGTGAGCATAAATAACGCTAGGCGATACGCTTCACACTTGACCAGTGCTTCTTTTTGAGCAAGTTCATTTTGTTTAGCGTGTTCGTCAGTTCCGTCAGTTGCCCAAGTAAGTCTGTTACTGGCTTCCATAACCCACTTGGCATACTTGTCGGCAACTCTGGCAATAGCCCTAGTCAAGTTGTAGATGTTCTCAACCTTGTAAAACTTTGCGATTACCATTTCGGCATACTTCTCTGGCGTGATGTTCATTGGCTAACCTTTCGAGTTATTTGTATTTACCTTACAGTAATAATAACCATTAGCCTAATCCATTTATTCCCGAAATATAAAAATATTTTCTAGAGATCTGTGAAGCTCCGGCCGGTAAGTAAAAACCCCCGGCTTGCACCGGGGGCTAGAACTACTTGCGAGGGCAGTTGCCATTGTCATGTCCGCAACATGGATAATCTTCACACATAAGCCCCCTCCTTTCCTTTCCGGGAATACTATAAGAATACACTACACACCGGAAAAGTCAAATCTATTCCGGAGTGTCTGTAACATCCGGCAGCTCATAGATCCTGATCAGATCCCTGGTGATCTTAGCTGCAACTGATCAGCTAGCTCAGCTCACCGGCCAGCTCAGTCTATGGATCAGTTTGCCCCCCGATAAAAGAAAATCCCCCGAGTCGCGAACCCGAGGGAAATCCTTTGTACTTGCAAGTACCAACTACAGAGACGGCAGGGAAGTCCTGACACTCGTATTTTCGATTCTCCAGCTTAACTAGTATGAGCAGGGAATCGAAATCCATAAGCCGTTTACATTTACCCGTATGAAGTTGTTAGTACTATCTAAGCACAGGTTCGGCATATTTGTCAAATCTAGGGCAAATTTATTATAAAGATATTGTTATTGGAATCTATTAGCTATTATCGATGGATGGTGTATGATCCAAAGCTGCAGCTATAATACCGGGAGAAGCTCTAGAGATCTCTAAAGCTCCGGTGATCCATTTCGGGTAAAGGTGAACCCCCTAGCCCAACTGCTAGGGGGTTCGTTCGGCTAGCCCCTTGGAGTAGGCTAGGCGAAGCCTAAGCCATTGGACTTACGCAAGCCCATTGAACATCAATGTCGCCAGTTTCGGCATCAATGGTTTCAAAGCAGATGTTCAAAGTTCCGTAGCCACCCTTAGTCATCTTGACCACCATTTCAACAACGATGCCAGTTCTACCATTAGGGGTAATGTAAGTGTCGCCTAGTGTTGGCATAGCAACTTCGGCAAACTTAGAGCGTTCGGTGTTTAGTGGTAGTAGTGTGGTTTGTCCTGCCATTTTGGTTTCCTTTCGTTTGGACATTATCAGTCTATAGTATAGAACCGACATTTGGCAACATTTATTCCCGACATTTATTTCAGCGTGTCGCATAGATCTCCGAGCTTCTATTTATTTACCTAGGTAAGTAATTTAAGATCACCGGAGAAGCTGCACCAGGTAAAACTAAACCCCCCGCGATGCGAGGGGTTTAGGTAGACCGGCCGGCAGCCTAATCTTCGTAGTCGTAATCCATTTCCAAACGCGCACGCTCAGCGTCAATTGGGTCTGGCTCGTATCTTCCGTAGATGTCGCTCTCAGCAAGACAACCGCAGCAAGGTCTATCTTCGCATTCGCACATTTTAGTTCCTTTCCTAATTTGTATAATCACTACGAGTAAAGAATACCAGTTTCAGAGTAGAACGCAAGCGTGTCAGGTATTCCTGAGATTTCTCCGGAGAAGCTACGACAAGATGACAACCGGCAAGTTCTTGGATTTGCCGGTTGGTCTCGCATTCTTCATAGATCATGGCAAGGGTAGAAGATGAATACACATCTCGCCCCCCTGCCATACGCATTACTTCTTCAAACGCAAAGTTAGTGGTGTTGGACATTATTTTCTCCTAATAGTTTTCTGGACAGCCGTAAGCGTTGTGGCAGATTACGCAAACAGTTTCACCACACTCAACGCACCATTGGAACTCAACAGGGTTATCGCAGATTTCGCAGATGTGAACACTCATTTAGAACCTTTCCTAGAGATTGTTTTTTGTTGCTACAAATAAGATAACACGAACTTACGACAAATTATTCCCGATTTGCAAATAATTTTTTGGCGTGTTTTAGATCCAAATTAATCACGTGACCGGAGCTCGAAGATCCGGAGGAACGTGGCCGCAGAGATCTCTAGAAGCTTCAGCGTGTCTAATTTGGCAAAATGTCACGGGTGAGGTGTAAAGTGGTATTACCACAAAAGAAAGGTTGCCAAATGGCACTCTCCACAAACAAAGATGTTATGGCTCTAATCAAAAAAGCAACTAAGCAAGGTTGGCAAATAGAAGCAACCAAGTCAGGTCACATTCGTTGGACTTCGCCAGATGGCAGATTTTTTCACTCAGCGAGTTCGCCTAGTGATTTCCGTGCCATCAAATACATTCGCCAGTATCTCCGTAAGTATGGAATGAAACTATAAACTCATTCCAGAGATCTCTCAGCTAAAAACTAAACCCCCGCAAGCGCGGGGGTTTAGCATTAGAGAGAAAACCTAATCTTTATCGGGAGCAACCATAGCCCAGATTAGTCCAATTAGGGTAAGCCCGATGAACACCCAAGAAATTACTTCCCAACGGGAATACATAACTAGGTCATCATCCACGCTGTTTAGAACCCAACTTTGTAGATACATACCTGAGATTTTTTGAGATAGGTAAGCAATAGCAGTAATCGGGACTAGAACCAAAGCACGAAGAAAAAATGTCTTCATTTGATACCTTTCATTATTAGTTGGTTTATGTTGCTACATAAATACTACACGAAAATACCCTAAATTATTCCCAAATAGCAAATAATTTTTTGGCGTGTTTTAGATCCATCACCGGCGAAGCTCCGGGATCCACCAGGTGCAGCAAGATCCGGTGCAGCTCCAGGAACGTGGCCGCAGAGATCTCTCCGCATAAAAAAATCCCCCGAGCTGTGTGCGCGCCCGAGGGATTTTGTGAGTGTGTCCGACACTCGGCGGGGATTAGGGATTAGGCAACAGGGCTAATAGTTGCCCATTGACTTTTAGTTTGACCCTTAGGGATAAACTCAATAACCAATACGCCATAACCAGACTTGGTTAGTTTAGTTGATAGAGAGATTACTTTACCCTTACGCCCTGAGTTAGCAGATACAAACTGAGATAGTAGTTCAGGCATTTCGACAGAAGCAAATAGAGTCTTGTCTTCGTTTAGCGGTAGTTGAGTGAGCATTTTAGTCCTTTCCTTGACTAACTAAATCCTACTATTTACAACCGACAAACCGCAACATTTATTCCGCGTTTTGCAAATAATTTCCGGTGTGCCTATAGATCAGTGGTACCTAGTTTATAGGTGCTCACACATAAAGAACATAGCTTGGAACTCTACCATTTCATGGCCACGAGATTCCAGAACTTCAGTAGCAATTTGGATTCCAACTTCGAACCCGTACTTCATGGCAGAGGTCTTTAGTCTGCCCTCTACGCTGTTGCCCTTAGCGTCTAAGCCCTTGACCATGTGGAATAGAGAGTGGTCATTTAGCTTGCTGATTTGTTCGGTGTATTCTGCTCGAACTTGTCTTTCGATACTTACCTTGTGAGCTTTTGTGAGTGCCATTTTATTTTCCTTTCATTGGCGTATAGATAGCTTACTACTTATGACTTCCAAATAGCAACATTTAGAGAGTTTTATTTTTTTCTTTTTCGGCAACAAGAATTAGAAATTCATAAAGAGAGATGTCTAATGCGATTAGAATCTTGGTCAGCATTTTAGAAGAGATGTCTTTGACGGCACGCTCCACTTCACTTAGGTAGCCGAGAGCAACACCACTAGCCGAACTTAGTTGTCTAAGTTTTAGATTCTTCTCTAATCTAAGTTCCCGTAGAACTTCCCCGATTAGTTGAGACAATTCACCAGTTATCATTTCAGTCCTTTCCATAACTTCCATCATACTAAATAGAACCGACATTTCACCGTAATTATTCCCCGATTTCAGATCCTAGCTTCATTGATCGTTACCGGGTGACGGATCCATGCAGCTGCACCGGGTGGCCGCAGTCAGAATTATTTACCGCGTAGAGCTCTTCGCAAAGCGATGTATTCTTCCAACACTTCATAGCAAGTTAGGCAGAGATAGAGATACTTATCTTTACGAATTTGGTAATGAATAGTTCCACGTGCAGTTTCGCAGTTTTCGCAGTTCATTAGTTTTCCTTTCCATCGGTGGTGAGTAGCAACTCAATCAGTCTATCAATGAGTTTCTCCAAACCCATTTTCATAATCACAATGTCCCGAACACTTCCAATTTCACTAGCGTGGTCAAGTGCCGAGAATGTTCTAGGGATAAGTTCTAGCACTTCAGTTTCAGATAGAGTTTCGAATGATTTATTAGACATTAGTTTTCCTTTCCGTGTCTACATAAATTATAACCGCACCTTACGACAAATTATTCCCAATTGGCAAGATAATTTTCCGCGTGTTTTAGATCCGGATTAATCAGGTGGCCGCAACCAGATCAGTCCGGCATGAACAGATCTAGAAGCTCACCCAAATTATCTGGTGAGTTCTAGCAAATCTTGTGGCACATAATCAGGGATACCCCCCATAAAGAACCCAACACGAATAACCAATTCGGCAGTTGTAATGCTCATACACTCGGCAACTTCCGTAAGCATTTCGCTACTTGCTTCCTTGCGTGAGTTCTCCAACTCCCAAAGGTAAGTTGTTGAGATACGCCCAGAACCACCACCCGACATTTGACGCAGGGTTAGATTATTGTTGTATCGGTATTCCTGAATAACAGAACCTAATGCTTCTCTAAACTTCATTTGAGTTTCCTTTCTAGGTAATACAAAGTTAGCACTTATCGGCAGAGTTCGCAACTACCAAGCTACAAACACGCCAGAGATCTTTCACGTGGCTGATCCTAACCGGCACTCCGGATAAAGTGAAACCCCCGAGCTATGCTCAGGGGTCACACTCTACTGAGTTAGATTACAACCGCAACTAACCCAGTAACCAAAGTTGCTGAGATAGTGAATACGCCAAGTGGAATAGTTGTAGTCCCATACATACTTACAGACTTGACTACAAACATTCTAACTAGAGTAACCGCAACTGAAACTACAAAGCCAACCGCAATAGCAATAAGAGCAAACCACAGAGAGAATGAACCTAGAGCAAGAACGATACCGACAAATAGTTTCACATCGCCCATACCCAAGATATCCCTACCATTGAGATAGATACCAATAAGCAAAGTAGCAACCGCAACACCAAAGGTGATTACAAACCTAATCCAATCGGCACTAATAATCGCAACCGCAATAGTAGTTAGGAATGAAACAAGAATGAACGGCAACACATACTTGTTAGGTAGGCGATGAACCCTAGCGTCAGTAACGATTAGGGGAATGGCAACAACCGCAAGATAGGCAAGCGGTAGAACAATAACAATATCTAAGATAGACATAGTTTCCTTTCGGGATAGATAAGTCCAGTTTATAGGACACCGCAGACATTTGGCAACTTTATTTATGGCGTGTTTAGATCCACTTTTATAAGCTGCAAGTTTCAGAGATCGATCCGAAAGAGCTAGGCAATCGCATCGCGATAACCTAGCCCTATCGATTAACTTCCAGTTACTTCCAGCACTTCAAACGCACTATGGAGCATAGTCACGTCATCAGTCTCAACACCGGTTTTGTAGTAAGTCCGCAGACTCTCATCTAAGGCTTCGGTCCAGTCTTGGCCCTCCTCAACCGTAACCTCGTAGATTTGTCTAAGTTCAACCGTGTAAGTCTCTTTCGCCATTAGTCCAGTTCTCCATCCTGAATAAAGATAATCTCCAACTTAGAAACACGCTTACCCCAAGTGTCGTCATCTACATAAGTAGCCATAACAGGATAGAAACCATCTCCAAGACCCGTGCTAGAAACTACACCAGCCCCAGAGTGTCCAGCAAGAAAGTTTAGTTGCCCAGCCCTTTCGTCAGTCAAGGTTGTCGCACAAGCACCAGACCAAGAATAGTCGCCCTTGCCAGTGTCGCCCATTTCGTTATCTCTCCAGTCGGCAAGATAACTAGGGTCAGTGATTAGGATTTGTCCACTATCAACAGCACACCAGCCGATAAGTGTAGTTTCAGTTTTAGTAATCGCCATTTTTGATTTCCTTTCGTTAGGCGTGTAATCAGTTTAGTCCTATTAGATAATTCGCACAAGTTTATTTAGAGCGTGTTCAGAGATCTCTCGGCACAAGCTAGATCTCAGCCGCAGTGATCCAATTTATTTACCGCGGGAACTATTCACCTGGCCGGCCGGCATTCGGAGCTCGGCAGTTTAGATCATGTAAAAGCAAACACGCCCAACCCTTTCGGGTCAGGCGTGTAAGCGTTAGGCGATTAGATTAGCAAATCTCAAAGCCACCACAATTTAGCAAGAACTCGGCAAACTCTTTCAGGTCGTCAAGTTCCAAATCGTAGTTAGTATCCCAAGATTCTTTCTTGCCTTCGCCATTACAAGAATTACACCAGCCCTTAGTTCTGCCTAAGAGAATTGCCATCTCGGCAGAAAGTTCCCTTTCAGGCATTCCATTCTCAACGCCAACTTCGTCAGCCCTGATTCCAGTTCCAGCACAAAGGTCGCAGTCTAATCTCGGCAGATTAGCGAGATAAGTGTTTCGCTGAGTAATGTAATCCTGAGCAGTTCCATCGGCAATAGCAGAGAGAATAGCGTTAGCAAGTTCTACGCTAGCAGTTCCATCCAGTCCATCGCCATCGTTAGAGTGTCCATACTCAACAGCACCAGCAATTTCGTTATGAACATTTAGGCAGTAATCCCAGAGTGGTCGCCAGCCCCAAACATTCCTACGAAAGTATGACCCTACTTCGTTAGCAGGGTTCTTACCATAGACATCCATTCCCATTTTAGTTTCCTTTCAGTCGGGAATCATTTACCTTGCCAGTTTATAGCAACCCCACGACATTTGGCAAGTCCATTCGGGAAATAAATTTCGGCGTGTCGGCAGAGCTCGGAATCAGATCCAAGTTAGATCCAAATTACCGGACACCGGCCGGAGCTAGATCAGATCACGATTAAAATTTATTTCTAATTCGGGGAATAAATCCTAAACAAATTTAGTTCTATTTAGTATGACTAATCAAATTCCAGACCCAGACCAGAATCCACTACTAAACCCTAAGTTTGACCTGAACACCCCCGAGGGTATCAAGGGCTTTCTAGGTTGGTTGTTTGACCCCGAGGTAGATGAAGCGTTTAGACAAGCGTTCCCTATTGATGACGGCGAGTAACTAACGTTGCTGCACCGGCCATAATATTTGGATCCGCGTGAAGCTAGAAAAAGAAAATCCGGCACCAATCGGCACCGGAGCTTCTTGTAGAGATTACTTGCTAACTAATCTTGCTATCGCAAAGAGAGCAACTAGTTTGAGTTCCCTTGCTATCTGTCTTATGGTTGTTACCAGCAAACCACTTAGCAAAAGTCAATCTGTCACTATCGGCAGACCAATCAAGACCTTCCCAAAAGTGAACGTCAAGGTTCTCATCATCAACTAGCAAGATGTCGTTAGCATCTCCAAAGTTTCCATCTTCGGCAAAATAGTATTTAGTCATTCACTCATCACCACCAATCACCCAAGTATCAATCTCACTAAACTCTACGCAAGAGCAAAGTTCATCTCCATTGGCACTTGCTTCTTCTCCCCATTGAGCAAAGCCACAAGGGCAATCTTCACCAGCAAGGTAAGCGTGATACTTCTGCTCGGCTTCTTCGGGGGTATCGGCAACAACATCATACTTCTTGCCCGTTAGAACTTGATAACTAGCCATTAGGTTTCCTTTCGTTAGGCGTGTATAAAGTCTATCGGTTTAGGTATCTTCACGCAACAACACGCCAGTAAGTCTTAGCTCGCCGTTCAGTGATCCGTTCAACAGATCTCTACACGCCATCAGCTCGCCGGCCGGTAAAGCTAAAGGGGATATCACCTAAGCAATATCCCCTCGCCGTTTGACTTCAGGCTATCGGTAGTCCCACGCTTCAATTTCTTCATCGGTCGCAAGTCTAAACTCAAACTTGCCAGTCCCCATCGGTTCATCGTGAGAATAGCGAACGGCAGTCATCTCGCCGTCTTCGTAAGTGAAGACAAGTCTAAAGTCGCCGTTGATAGAGAGAGCCTTGATAATCGCATCCGTGTTCGCCTTAGCAACGGCGTATCCACTTCTACTCTGCCATCCAATTCCACTTGCTCCGATGTAGAGCAACTGCTCGCCGTCAATTCCCTTAGACTTCAAGAACGGCATAACAATTTCATACTCTAGGTTTGACTTGTCGTCATCAAAGCAACCCGAACACCATTCGGCTGGCACAGGGTCGCCGTGTTCATCCAGAACTTCGGCTTCGGTTTCTTCATCCCACTTAGTGCAAGTGCAATAGTCCAGTAATTCAATTTCAGTCTTGACCATAATTTTTTCCTTTCGTTTGGTCGTAAGTCCATTATACAGGTTTAGTGGTTCCGTGCAACTCTATTAGCGTGTCGCAATTCAGATCCGTTTAGCTCGCCGTATTATCGGAGATCGTTTCATGCAGCTTAGTCATAATATCCGTAACCCATTCAGGATCATCGGCACGTTTGCTAGCGTCATACAACAGGCCAAATACAAAGTCCAATTCTTCCTCTGTAAATTTACTCATCGGTATCCTCCAATTTAGCTTGACACTTAGAGCAATAAACTTCCTCGCCCTCCCAATAACCAGGCTGGTTACAGTGCCACCAAGAGATATCTTGGTCTTCTCTAAACTCCCAATCACTCATCGAGAGGCTCCACGGTGTAGTCCCAACGCCTAAGGGTTAGGTCTAGTCCCTCATTGTCATAGATACGGGACACAGCAATCATCGCAAGGTGATAGTCGTCTGCTTCAATCTCGCCATCGTAATCAACGGTCGTGATAAAAGAGGTGTTGCTGGTTGTTAGTGTTACGGTGTAACTCGCCATGATTCTTCCTTTCGTTAGCGTATTACCAGTTTAGTGATTTATTATCGAATGTCAAGTATCGGTTTGATTTTCGCAACTGATCTATCGTACTCAGCTTCCGTCTCAGCTCGCCACTCATTAGCTTCGGTATCCCATACAGCTCCATCATGGAATCGCGCGATCAGGGTATCGTCATCTAGGATCACCTCGCCGGTTTCAAGATCAACAGCAAGAACAAAGTGGATTAGCTCGGCCATTACTCACTCTCCGTTTCATGTAGTTCGCACCAACAACTCTCATCATAAAGGTCTTCATTGAATCCAACATGCTCGCCAACCGGTAAGCATGTAGCGTGATAAAAGTATCCGTCTTTATCACGGACATCGGTGTCTAAATAAATCTGCTTGTAGCACTTATCACAAGCAAAGCCAGAACACTCGGCACAACCCCAGCCGTCTTCTACCGGTAGTCGGTTCACAAACTTGCCAGACCCGAAAGCCGTGCTCTCGCCACAATAGTGGCAAGGGTCAATCACGCCACTCATTACTTTCTCTTTCCTGCTGGGTGCTTCACAATACTTGTTTCTAGTAAGAATTGTTGCTCGCCAACCTTCTCGTAGTATCGGTAAAGGAAGATGTTTACAAGGGCATCAAATAAAGCCTTGCCCCTTGCCTTTGGAAATACTTTGTAGAACATTAGTCGGTAAACCAAACTTCTTGGCATACCAACTTTTTCTAAGTAGAACTTTCTAACTTTTTTATTCACGGCTAGTCCTTTCACTAGTTGTTATGATACAACTCTACCAAATCGGGGTGACATTTTCTACAACACGCCACAACCCGATCCGTTTCACTAGTCCCCTAGCTCGCCGATTTGGTCAGCGTATCCGTTACTGATTAGGTTCTCTTCGAGCTTGTCCATAATAGACATAGCTAGCTCCTGACGTTCGACAGCATCTTCGTGTCTGTCGGCGTATGCCCATGTCTGAGCCATGAGCTTCATTAGGAAATCGTGTTCAGCTTTGGTTAGTTTCATTTTGTTCCTTTCTCGAACGTAGCTCCATCTTACAAGATTTATTATTTCATTGCAACAGCTCGCCGCGTGTCTTCGATCGATCTGATTGCTGGCCGGTGAGCCGGCAGATTTCTCCACCGGCACCACGCCAACTTTCTACCAACTGCTCTGGTAGTAAAAGTCCCAACTGAACATGCCCGTATCTTCAAACTTAGGGTTAGTCAAAATCCTATCCAAGATAGCGATAGTCGCCTTGATACCTTCAAAATACCACTCGTCATACTCGTATGACCCGAAGAAAAATCCTTCGGCTGGTGGTAGTAGTTCTTCGGCAAGTGAGTTATCGGCAACAACCTTTCGGCAGACATCTCGCAACTCTAACAACTGCTCTCTGCTTACATGAAACTCTTCGCAGTTATCTTCGCCACCCTGAACATTATTTACAAACCAACTATGGATTTGATTATCCTTACGCCAATAACCAACTTTGACCGAAATAGTGGCAGACGGAAAATCTTCACTTAGTTCGTCAGTAGTAAGTCCAATAGCGTTGATTACAGAAGTGAACATTGGATTTGGTGTTGATACTACTTCACCATTTGCTCGTGAATAGTCCACGCCCGATACATACTTGCGAGCGTATAGATACATGTCTAGTCCCATTTGGATTTCCTTTCGTTTAGACACTAAAAGTATAATGCTTTGATACGACATTTCGCAACTTCTAACGAAACTATTTATGGCGTGTTTAGATCCAAATTTCGCAGCTAAGATTCTGATCACCGGCAAGCCACGTCCGGAGCTAATCTGAGCTGAGCTCGCCCAGGCTAACCGTCAATGATCTATGGATAGACTAAACCCCCCTACAGGAAAGGAAGGAAGTGTAGGGGGGTTCTAGTCAGGTGGCTTTCACCACAAGTTTATTCGGCGAAGTTCCTAAAGTCTTTGTCCATCTCGGCAATAGAGATAACTCGGTTAGGGTCGGTGTCTTTAGGACAGTCACTATACCATTCGTCTTCATCGTCAAAGTGACTACAAAGGCATCCGTCTTCATTATCTCTCTCAACATAGTCAGCGTGAGAGTTCGGGATGTCCCAAGATTTAGTTTCTTCCAACTCGCCGTTCTCGCCAACAAAGTCAGCACCCCATCCTTGTTCTTCTTCGCAAGAGAACTCAAAGCGAAGTTCAGGATGTTGCTCAACCATCGCACGCATCACAGGTTCAGGAATACTCCACGCCGTATTGTATGAAATACTAATTCTCGCCGTTCCATCACCAAGTTCATCCATCTCGGCTACATACTGGTCGCAAGCATCCCACTTGGTATTCCAGTTTTCGTTGTTCCAGTTATACCAGTTCACAGCAGTATCGCCTTGTTGCTTGCCGTCAACCCATCCGTGAATACCGAAATACTCATCCAGTCTGTCTTCGGGTGGAGCCACAAAGTTCCAGAACGAGAAGTCTCGGTTTTCCGACAAGCCGTTCTCATAGGGGCGTGGTTCAGTTGATTTGGTGATGAACGATTTTAGTTCTTCGGTCTTGCCAGTAACAGTAACATAGTTATAGACCCAGTTTGGCATTTGATTTCCTTTCGTTAGCCATAGTAAGAGTTTAGTGGTTATTTAGATTTGTCGCAAGTCATAGATCGTGCTCGCCGAGCTACGCCAACTCGCCCAACTTGTTTTTGATAATGGAGTAGGCATCAATAGATCCTTCCAAGTAGCTCGCCAAGTCATCATCGCCTTCTTCCATAGCAACAATTGCCATCTCTTCCAGCTCGGTAATCTTCTCATCGCAGAATTCAGCAAGGGTCATTTACGCACCCTCGCCTAAATCATCTTTATCTGCTTTATGAACCCAAGTTGTAGTGTCGCCATCATCTTCGGCTACTTCCCAATTGTTAGCAACAGCATCGTCAATGGTAATCTTGATGAACTTGGCAAGGTCAATGCCTTCTTGATTTCCAATTCGTTCAGCAACAGCAACAAGGATTTCTGCCATTTGCGACATTGGTGGAGATACAAATTCTTTTTCAGCGTGGTCAGCAAGTAGGGCAAGGTTGCTCGCCACTAGGATAGCCAGAATCTCTTGCCCATCGTCAGTATTCCTGATTAGTTCAATAGGGTCAAAGTTCTCGTGGTCGTGTTCAGGGTTGTCGCACATAGGGTTTCCTTTCGTAGAAGTGTGCTTGGTGTATCTATTATTACACACGACACGACATTAGCAAGCACATTTCACGAAATTTTTTAATTAATTTTTCGGAGCTCAGCCAGCATTAGATCCACATACACCGGCCGCAATCTTCGAACGAAGCTGATCAGATCCAGGTTCGACCAGGCAGCTTCTGATCCAGGTAAACTTCCGATGAGCTTCGTCAGACTTCGGTTCCACCGGTTGGACCCTGAGGACCCTGAGCACCCTGAGCACCCTGAGCAGGGCAGCTTCTTATCACACCGGTTCCCACGTACTACCTGGCAGCATATCTTCTGATGAGCTCTCCGTTAGAAGTTCCCATCCTCTCCTCTGATCCTCTGATCCTCTCATCTCTCATCAGATCTTTTCACGAGCGGTTCATTAGAAGTCGCGAAGCACATGTAAGGACAGATCTCACCAGCTGCAAACATCACTCCGTTAGAAGTTAGATTCCCCGTTACACTGATGCAGCTATGATCCCAGGATCACCTAGGTCACGCGGTTATAAATTTAGTACCCGGGTAGGGCTCGCCGTTATTACAGCTACGTCTCGCCGAGATCATAGGCTCGCCGATAAAAGAAATCCCTACCGAGTGTCTGATGAACGAAAGGAAAGGGAAGTCAGACACCCGATAGGGAAGCTCTTGTTGTCGGCTAGTAGGAGTTGCGCTCGCCCATCTTGGACAGAACTCTACTCGCCATCTCGCCGATAGCCCTACTTGCTTCGGCAACATCATTAGATACAGAAACTAATTCAGCATCCGTTCCCTTGATAATGAACTCGGCACCACCAACGGATTTATCGTAGCCAATCCATAGAACAGCCACGCCACTACGCTTACACTCGGCAATCCACTCTCTCGCCTTTTTAGTTTCTTCGGGAGTGTAATGTCCATCCGATACAACAACGAGCAATCTCGCCCCACTTCCGTTTAGTAAGTTGAGCATCCCATCCGTTGCCTGAAACGCTTTGTCGAACTTCTCGGTGTAGTCATTAGCCGAGTAGGTCAGCACTTCTTCCAAGTGTTGCCCTGCTTTGAGTGTGGTGAATACATCTGAGCCGAAATAGACCATTGATGTTCTCGCCTGAACTCGCCGACCTGCTTCGGATAGAACCCACGCTGTCGTTGCCATTGGTTCCATAGCAGAACCCATTGAGCCAGAAATGTCCACCATCACGCCGATAGATAAAGTTGGCTCGTCAGTTTGCTTGCGAGTTTTGTTCTTCCACATCTCGATTGGATTGTGAATACCTTTTGCTTTGAGAGCCTGTGCCTGAACGATTGTTCGAGTTCTAAGTTTTCCAGCAGGAAGAACTTGATTGTGAACGACAACATCTCTCTCACGATACTTTGCCTTTTCTAGCAACTTCGCAACGAGAACAGCAGACGACCTTTCGATAGCAGTTGGTTTTCTCGCACCCAAGAACTTTGAGTTGGTATCGCAACTAGGTTCATTTCCCCTTTTGTTCTGTTCGATAATCTGCTTTGCTACCTTTTGGTGGTCAGCATTTCTCTTTGCCGAACTCTGACGAGCCTTGACTTCTTTATCCCAATCTTCGGCTGTCTGCTGTCTATCTAAACTCTGTCTTGACGAGAGCATAGTGTTATCAGCATCATCAGTTAGAGCATCCAACATCTCTGAAATCGATCGACCTGTTCCACGACCCTTGCCCTTTTCGCCACTCTCACCATCTTCGCCACCAATAGGGAACTTACATCCATCCTGACCATTTTCGGGTTCTTGACCTGCCTGTTCGGAAAGTTCTTTCACGATACTTTCCCACTTTCGAGCTAAGGCGTAAAGGGGTTCGGCGTTAGCGTGGTCAGCGTGAGCCTGAAACTCGACCCACACTTCACGCAAGCGAGCAACATTTTCAGCACCAAGTAATCCATCCAAGAACTCTGATACTGAAACTAAATCCATAGCATCAAGAACGCCAGCATCAATTCGAGCAAGGGTCAGACCTGATAGGTAAGCACCAGCACGAATAGCAGACATCTTCTCTACTGCTGTATCAATCTCTGCCAATACAATTTCGAGAGCAGAACTTCTTAGGAACTCTCTATGACTTGGAATAGCAGTAATGCCCCAATGTTCGATACGACTTTCTTCGAGCAGGTGTAGAGCACCGAACTCGTTTTCAGTTAGAGCCTTGCTCGCATCTTCGAGTGAGTATCGAGAGAACCTAGCGTGGCAACTCTCGTGATAGATAACGCCAATCGCCTTAGCGTTCTCATACTGAATTGCTTTGTCTGATAAATCGCCAAGATTGGCAGGGGTAGTTCCAATGCCAAATGCCATAGGAATACTTACTTCGATTTCCGAACTTGTCGGGTTGTATAGAGCAGGGTTCGGGTGAGCGATTTCGTGAGCAATCAGAACAGCAAGGTCATTACGACCTGACCACTCATTGACCAACTGCCCGAGTTTCGCACCAACAGCAAGCCACTCTTTCGGAGTTGTTGCTGTGATTTCTACATTTCCATAGTGAGCCATTTTTTACCTTTCGTTTGACTTACTTCGATTGTAATGGTGATTTAGTTTTATAGCAAGTTCTATCAGCTAGTTTCAGGATCAGTAGCCGAGCTAATTTTCACTAGCTCGACTACCAATCTGATCTAGGGATAGGACTACCTAGATTTTGGCAGGGCGACAATCTTTTCCGAATACTCGGGTAAAGACATCAGCCACAACAGGTCTGTCCATTTCAGGTGAGCAAGCAAGCAAGTTCGCAATCGCCCAATCAGTTCCATAGACACTTTCGATTTCTCGGAACGCAAGCAACTCTCGGAACTGTGGCGACCAAGATACTTCACCTGAAAGTTGTTTCTTCGCCAAGTTCTGACTTGCTGTGATTGCCAACATTGGAACGCCCAACTTCTTAGCAAGCGACCAATCAGTAGTCAGTTCGACTTGTAGCAAGCAACGAGATAGCAAGGCTTCTGAAAGGCGAACCCCAGGGGCATTAGGGTTTGTCGCACCAACGACATAGAACCCATCTTTCGCCTTTACAGTTCCACGCTCGGGATTTTGAGTGATGGTGATTTCTTTACGACCATCCATCAATCCATAGAGAGCAGAAAGAACTTTCGGGTCAATCAATCCAATCTCGTCAATGAGCAGAACTTTACCTTGCTCGGCAGACTTGATTAGAGCACCATCAACCCACTCGAAGCCACCACTCGGAGTTTGGACATAGCCACCAATGAAGTCTGAAAGTTCGGTATCGCCAGAACCGAGAATTGTATAAAGTTCATCCCCGAAACTTGCTTCGACCAATGCTGTCTTTCCACACCCAGGGGCACCATACAGCAACGCATAGTGTCCATTGGCACGACCTTTACGCAAGACTTCGACATCAGGCATCTCTGACCATTTACGAGAGTAATACAACTCACCATTAGGGCGAGCATAACTCTCTTGTCCATCAATACTCGGGGCATCCACGATACGAACCTTTTTCATTGTAGGGATAGTTCCAGCCGAAGCCCTTTTGGTCAAGGCACTAGCCTTGTTTGTTAGACCATCAAGAACTGACTTGCTCTTTGATGATACTGCTTGTTCGGCGTATGCGATTAGAGCAGTTGGTAAATCGATCGAGATTGCTTTTAGAGCATCCAAATCTTCTACTGTTGTTTTTGTAGGGGGGTATGTAGCCATTTTATTTATGTCCTATCTCTCGGGCTTACTTGGTAAATAGTTCTTCGGGGAAACCTGCTTCTTTACGAGTTCTAAGAACTCGGCGAAGCAGACCTTGTGGACTTGACCACTTGCTTACATCAATCAAGTCTTGCTGTGAAACTTCTACAACAAGGGGCTTATTATTTCTAAGTGTCCAACCCTTTTCCATCAGATAAGCAAGTTGATTTCTGATTGGTGAAAGAACTTCTAATGAAAGTTGCTGTGCTTCTTCATCAGACATTGTTCCGAAAGTAGCAGTAGTTCCACTCGGGATTGTTGGAACAGGGTTTGTTTGGATTTTGTCGAGTTGCCATTGTGCTCTTGGCGACCATTGATTTACTGTTCTTCTTAGCATTACAGGTTGCGACACTTTGCCATCAATGATGCCCATTGGAACGAGCAAGATTTGAGCAGTATCGCCTTTGGCACCATTAGACATCTCTAAGTAGAGAGCCTGACCAGCCAGCGTTTGTTGAGCATCCATAAGAATTACCTTTCGTTAGTTTGGATGTTGATAGGACTAACTTATAGGAAGTTTCGTTGGAAGTCAAATCGAAATGCTATAAATAATTAATTTTTTTTCTGATCCTTTTTTCGGAGCTAGCTATAGCGCGAAAGCTGTGTTTCTTATACAATAGATACATGTGTTACGCGTGTGATGATTATGTATATGAAGACCCTTGTCCTGATCAATTTCCGGGATGTCAAGGTGAGTGCTATGGATTTAGCTGCATGGATTGCAATGGAAATACTTTGCACCTAGACGAGTACTACATGGTACACGATCACGTGTGGTTGCCAGTGGTACCGGGTGATAAGGGAATGCTATGCATTGGTTGCCTTGAGCTTCGACTCGGGCGTCTACTGAATGCGGGGGACTTCACTGATGCCCCAGTAAACAACGGGTATGTTTCTAGATCACCTAGGCTAATTGATCGTATGAATAGTGACGACTAGTCTTCGTCAACTCTGATTGCAATCGGGAATGAATTCCAGACCACTTCATGCTCTTCGTCATAGTTGTCTGGATACCCAATGAAATCATCACCAATCAGATCTGGATCTGCATCAACTTCTAACGAGACCTCATCAGGGTCTGTCTCCTTTGATTCCCACAAGCCCTTGAGTTCCAAGGTTGCAGGCTCCCCATCAATCTCGACTTCCCAGTAAATTTTGTACTTTGGCATGTGACTCCTTCTTTTATAGAAGTCTACAGTCCCAGTCAGTGGAATGTCAAGTTTCGTTGAGTGTGATCTCCTCCGGCCGGAACTTCGAACGAGCTTTCGTTAAAAGTTTCTATACACATCCGGATCGCTCATCAGCTGAGCTGCGATCTTCCTTCGTTAGAAGTTTCCAGGATCCAGGATTGGTGTAGCACAGTCGCTACATATGAAGTACTCGACGTCGTCCCCGTCAACATCTCCCAGCACAAGGACACATGGGATGAATCTACCGTTACCCGCGTAGGCTACAGCTTCGTTGCAGTTCTCGCAGAACTCATCGGTTTCAAATATGATCAGACCAGACTCTTCTGCCAGGCCGGCATCGGTCTCATCGTTAATTATGTGCAGCTCAACTTGTTGCATATAGTACCTCCAATAGAAATACTAATACACATCACCGTTATGTTATTTGGACGTACGTATACGCTCGCCGCGGTTCAGTGTGCTGCAGCATCTAACAAAGGCACGCCGTGCTTCGTTAGAAGTTTACCGGATCTGAGCTACTCGCCGTTGCTTTCTAGATCCACGCCGTACGAAGTCGCACGCCATACAGATGGTGAGTGGTTTTCTTCTACGCTCCGTTTGACGTCCAGATCATCATATAACCGGACTACGTGGTAACAAGGGTCCTCGCCGTTGTCATAAGCTTCGTCTTCTTCAGCGGACATAGGCACGCCGTCATGTGGTACACAGACTGGCGGTCCTACCCAACCCTTCTCCAGGCCGGTCTTGATCCAATCTTCAAATGTTAGTTCTTCATCATTCATTCTTTAATCCTAGCATTTATTCGTCATCTCCTTCGAACTCTACGTTCTCGTAGGTTCCTTCTTCTTTGCACGCACTGCAAATCCAAACCATGGTGCCATCAATTCCAGGAGCTCCATAGTCTGCCTGCATCTCGTAGCAGTTATCACATACGTACTCATCTTTTGGTTCGATCATTCCTCGCCCTCCTCTTCCTCAAGCTCACGTAGTACAACGAAGCCAACGTTTTCCAGCAATGTGGTCTTTGCTGTCTCGTACTGCTCAGCGTTGTCAAAGTGGAAGTAGACGCGTTCGTCATACGGGAATTCCTCGTCAAAGACAGCAATGCCATCTCCAATAACGAGAACGACTTCTTCGGGCTCCCAGCTCGGGTCTTGCTGAACTAGTGCGTTGATGAAGGTTAGGTTTTCATATGGGTCATGTGGTGTATTCATAGTTCGATAATAACTCTTGACGTCTACATTGTCAAGTCAAAACCGCAAACTTTTTTGTTTTTATTGCAAGAGCTTCCAAACTCTTTCGATCCGGAATGCCAGTCGCGTCATCACCAACGTATCCAATCTTTCGTTGGAAGTTTGCGAAGGCGGACTTTGTCTGAGCGTCATACGTTCCCCGCTTCGCATTTCTGAGTCCGACTTCTTCGGCCAAGGCGAGTTGGATGAGCTCGACATCCAGGCAAGGTTTTAACGAAAGCACTCGTGCTAAGTTTACCGGAGGCAAGCTCGGATCCGGATCTCCCTCTTTTAATCGGCTTCGTGAGAAGTTGGGGCGGCCGAAGGCGATCACGTCCGTCAGATACCTGGTTCGTTCGAAGATCCCGTTTCGATCCTGAGGTCCCTTCGCGAGTCCAGTGTCGATGTTAGCTTCAATCGTTTTGAAGCTTCCGTTAAAAGTTACACCGGTTACGTCGATCACAATCCCCACGTGTGGCATCTCAAAGTGACCACCCGTTGAAAAGTTAAAGAAGACGATGTCACCTGGCTTAGGATTAACGTAGAGGCGACCCGTTCGTAAGAAGTTTGCTGCAGCAGCTGGAGGATACACGCAGCTGGGAATATCGACGTCGGTTACCTTCGCTACATAATCAATAAAAGACCCGGACCAAGGCTGGCCGCTATACCCGTTACGCTCGCCGTAGAACGATACACGTCCAGCATGGCTCCTATAGCCCAGATGGCTCGCCGCTTCAGTCAAGAATGCTTGTAACTTTTCAC